GGATCATTGTAACGATTCTTCAATTGTTTGACCATCATCTGTCCGTCTTTTTCAAGCTCTTCGGTTGAGATCAAGGCAAACATTAGATCGGCTGTCGCGGGTAATCCAAAAGACTCGGACGTATCTTCAAGCCCAACATCCGAGTTACCATAACCAGAACGAGTCGTTTGCGTTGCAGAGAAGACCGGTACGTCGAACTCGACCGCAAGGCCACGTAATTCTTCAGCAATTGCTTTAATGTAAGTGTATGAATTGATAGATCCTCCCATTCCTTTCATTCTACTTGAAGCACAGATATTGAGATAATCAATAAAGATAATATCTGGAACAAATTCTTTTTTAAGCTTCAGTTCATTCAAAAGAGCTCTAAAATGGCTAGAATGAGCAGAACCGGTTGGATATTCTTTGACCACTAAACGGCCAGTAGTCTTACGAGCTAAGTTCTTGACTTTCTCGGTAAACATATCCTTTGACATGTTTTCAAGTTGGTCAATAGGAACATTCAATAAGTTAGCATCGATACGCTCAGCGATTCTTTCTTCTGCCATTTCCATCGTAATATAAAGAACGTTACGACCTTCTACAAGAGCACTAGCAGCAACATGACACATGAATAGAGACTTGCCAACGCCAGTACCTGCAAGGGCAATGTTAAGTGTCTTATTTGGTATACCACCCTTTGTAATCTTGTTGAAATATTCGAGATCAAACGGGATTCGATCTTCTTCTTTATTATAGAATTCCCAACGTTCTTCTGCTTGTTCGACATAATCATGGCCTACATTTGTATCAAACGCAACTCCCAAAGCTTTTTGTAATAACTCTGGCAAAGCATTCTTAGTAAGAGTTTCATGTTTTCCATCAATAATACTAATGGACTCCATGATAGAATTATAGATTGCTCGATCCTGACACCACTTTTCGGTATGATCTAGCAACCAGTCTTCGTCAATCTTTTCTTTTGAAAAGAGTTGAGGAACTATATCCATAGCCATAGTGTACTGATCTTCAGACATGTTAGTATCTTGAAGTTCAATTGCTAAAGACTCATTCGTCGGAAGCCGATTGTATTTAGCAACGTACTTACCGGCTTCTTTAAATAACGTTTTGTAAACACCTTGGAAATAATCTGGCTTAATAAAAGGCAGAACTTTCCGCATATACTTCTCGTCTGTGAGAAGATTTCTTAAGATTGTTTGTTCAATGTTTGCTTGCAAGTTACTCTTTCCAATACTCAATTTCTTTACCGCTTTTCCGATCAGTGACTCTCGCAAACCCTTCTTCTAAAGCAATATCAAATATGCTTTGAAGAACATCATGAGCTACTTCTTGTAGACGCTCATTCTCAGGTACTGCTTCAGGATCAGGGCTTGAGATAATACCAAAATCAAATGATAAATGACCTTCAACTTCATTTAGAGCTACAGCACCAAATTGAATAACTGTTTCAGGAAATTCACCAGTCAGGATTCGAGCATTCCACGGATCGGATTCAGAATCTGGTTCAATTAATACGTAGTCAGTACCTTCCTTCATTCTTCATCCTCAATGTCAACATGAGATTTACCGCCGATCTTATAACATTCGGTTAGATATTCGGCAAAGTTGGTTTCAGCAAAGATTGGTTTCCAGAAGTCTTCTTCTAGAGTTTGGGCTTCTCGTACTTTAGACTCAGATAATTCACCAGTCGTCTGGTCAACGCGGCAATACCAGCCTGCAGATGGCTTAGCCACATATTTACCTTGCATAGCAACGTCAAGCAGACCAGACCACTTCTGTACTCCACCTTCCCAGCTAACACTAATGGGAATCTTAGACTTTTCTTTAACATAACGCGATTTCTCTACATTGATTACAAAATCATAGCCAGTAACTTCAGTACCTTTTTTATTCTGACGACGACCAACAATCCAGATGTTGTCAGCAGAATAATAGATACCGGTACCACCGGATACAATCGCTTTCGGGAACAAACCAATTTCTTGGTAAGTATGGTTTACTGCAATCAATGGAATGTTTTTCATATTCAAGTATGGTGTACACATACGGAACAAACCTTTGAGTGCTTTTGCTCGAGACATATCAGCAACTGATTTTTCGTTGATAGCGTCTTCAAGTTCTTTCTTTGATGCGAGGTTACCAACTGAATCGATAACAATAATAACATTGTCTTTACGATCTAAAGATTCCATTTGACCAATAATATCAAACTTCAATTCTTCAACATTTGTAATTGGTGTATGAAGTACACGATTGGTATCAATATCGTACATCTTAAAATATTGTTCAGGTGAACCAAACTCTGAATCATAAAATAAAAGTACAGCATCTTTGTACTTTTTCAAATAAGCACTTGCCATAATCAAAGCAAATGATGTCTTAAAGTGTTTTGATGGACCAGCAAGCACTGTGAGTCCGGGTGCCAATCCACCATCAGTAGAGCCAGATAAAGCAACGTTCATCATGGGTACTTCGGTTGGGATCATATCTTTATCATTAAAGAATTTCGATTCAGCCAAAACTTCAGTTGTTTTAACTTTCGAATTCTTTTTCAATTTATCCATAATACTCAAAGCATAGTCTCCTTAGGGTTAGCCACTGAAATAGATTTCACCTGGTCGATACCAGTTCTTTTGATTATGAAGTCTACCCAGTAGATTAGTAATTTCTGTTATATCGATATCCGGCCTGTCTAATTCACGCAAGCCGGCTTCAATTATTTCGATATCTCGAAGTGTTAATTTAAATTCTGTATTATACATCTCATATATAATCTCTTACAAGTTCGCTGATCTTTTTTTCAAGATCTTCGTTGTCATTTTCTAGCCGAGTGATTTGATCACGTATACTTTCAACTTGATCTTTACGTTCTTGCATCACCTGACTTATTTCTTTTAAGACTATTTCTAGTCTTTCCTTTAGCTGATCCATATATTATACCATAAAATCATCGAGTTGTACACTACTTTTTTCAGACCACCATGAATTATTTTTGTTATCTTGAATTAAATAGTTTGTCTCGATGAGCCTGTTATCAGAACGACCTTCTACAAACTTGACTACTTCAGAGGCCATGTCTTCAGCAGTGGTGACAGGTACATTTTGACAAATGTGATTGAGATTTTTACGACCACCTTGGAGAATAAAATCATCTGGCATTTTCATTAGTGATAGACATTCTCTAATAGTCAAAAAGCGATCTTCATCTGGATGCGCTATTGATGTTGGTCGATGACCTACAAAAGCACCGATGTGGTCTTTTGGAATTTCAATATTGTGCCACATAATATTACCGCCTGAAGCTAACTTGTCAAACTTACGTCGGCACTTAGCGGCTTCTCTTTCATATCCATTAGCATCCATCCAATCGGCTGCTTTTAAGAATGAATCATTAGCATAGATCCATTCCATAGGATTCGTAGTTTTTTCGATACTAGCAGCAAACTTTTGATGAGTTGTATTCAACAATTGAAGAACATACTTATAGTATGCGTTATCAGTTGGCTTTGCCTCATTGGCAAGAATGTCCATTGGATCTGCTGGATTTCTGTTGACAGATCGAATGGCATCTTCGATTGTTTGGTGCGTACGATTTATATATTCAAATACTGGAACCTTATCACCTTTCCAGAAAAAATAAAAAGCTCTATCTCTTACTTGAGAAAGTCCATGCAAGAGACTTTTTGTTTTAAATATTGAAAAAGTATATCCGTATTTTTGGCCAATTTGTCGTAAATCTTTGACAACTGGCTCTCCCATCTTGCTAGCAAGTCTTGGTGCGTTTTCTCCCCAAAACACTTTTGGTTTGACGCTATCGAGTATATACTCTGCAGACATACGCATCCAATCATTAGTAGCAGACTCAGAATTACTTGAAGGACTGAGACTAGACAAGCCAGCACAAGGGCAAACAGTGTTAACAATATCAACACTATTAACATCAGGAAGCTCACCGTCTTTGATAAGATGATAGGGAACTTCGTTTTTATAATATTCCAATAGGTGTTTATCATTACTTTCAAAACCTTCGTACGACAGAATGTACTCGGGTTTATTTCCAACGACATTCTGCATAGCAATTGTTTCACCACCAATAAGTGGTACTATACTGGCATAATTAACCATAATTTACTTTCTGTTCTTTTTCACGTTCATCAAGATCGTAAGATTTTCTATATACGTTATTATGTTTGATTACTTCGTCAAGGACGCCAAAGTCTCCTTTTGAAAAGGTAGAGAAAGCGTTAGTATCTTTTGGGAAACAAGCTCCGCCAAAACCTTTACGTCCGTCTGGCCCTGGAACCTGAGTATGACTATGGCCAATACGTGGATCACTACCAATCGCATTCACAATCACATTATACTTGCCTTCCCAGTCTTCAACAATATCTTTGAATTGATTAAACCATAGAACTTTAGTAGCGAGGTAAGAGTTGATTCCGTATTTAACGAATGAAGCTTCTTTGGCTGTCATATAGAAAACTTGACATGGTTTACATTGCGAATAGTTTTCATATAGATCAAGAACACGTTCACAATACTTTCTCTTACCACCAAGTACGTGCATTGGTGGATTAATGAAATCGTCAAGAGCATTCTTTTCAGTCAAAAACTCTGGGTTGTAAACTACACGTTCGTTTTCAAGATAGAGTTCATCTACAATATCTGGAGTTGTGGTTGACTTAATAATAATCGGACAACTAAAATGTTCTAGTTGACGTACAACATCTTTTACGATTGAAGCGTCGATTTCACCGTCTGAACCAAAGGGAGTTGGTACTGCAACAAAGGCAGCATCTAATCGAACTTTACCTTTCAGTTGATCGAGTGTAGTTCCATAAAGTGGATCTACAATATACTTCTCAACTTGACTTGTGGAAAAGCCGTGGTCAACAGCTTTACCTACGTAACCATGACCAATGATTGCGATATTAATTGACATTATAATATTCCTTGTACCATTCAATAAATTTAGCTACACCTTCCGCAATATTTGTAGTTGGCTTGTAACCGAGTGCTTGTAACTTAGTCGTATCAGACCATGTTGCTTGAGTGTCGGCAGGATGCATTTCAACTAATTCACGAATAGCTGTACGATCTAAGTTCTTCTCAATATGTTCTACAAAATCAACCAGCTGAATTTGATCACCAAAACCAATATTATAGATTTCGTTAATGTCTTGATTATCTAAAAGACGATTGATAATAATTACGATGCCTTGAACAATATCTTCGACGTACGTAAAATCACGAACCATATCACCATAGTTGAAAAGTTGGATTGGATTGCCGGCAACAATGTTTTTAGTAAAGTCAAACAGCGCCATATCAGGCCGGCCCCAAGGACCATACACTGTAAAGAAACGTAAGCCAATAGTTGAATCAATTTTAGAAGAGATCATCTGTGCTTCATTGGTAGCTTTAGAATAACCGTATGGATTCTTAGCTACTCCAATCTTTTCGTCTTCATTCCATGGGAGAGGATTATCAGCCATTACACACGAGGTTGAGGCATATGTGATTTTAGTTATACGAGCATCATTACACGCTTCGATAAGATTATGTGTACCGACAATATTGTTTGAAATATAGTCATCCGGATAATCAAGCGAATGACGTACTCCGGCATATGCTGCTAAATGCATTACAACATCTGGACTATTTGTTTTCATCCACTGAGTAAGCTTCTTGCGATCCAATAGATCTACGTTTTCCATGATAACGCCGAATCGATCGTGAAGAATATTTGCTCGAGTATGTTTTAGCCCTGGATCGTAATAATCGTTGTAATTATCAAAGCCAACAACTTCGTGACCTAGTTCTATTAGTTTATGTGTGAGATGGAATGCAATAAAGCCTGCTCCACCGGTGATACAAATTTTAGCCATTTAAGACCTCCATAATTTCTTGTTTGGTGACATCCTTATTTAGTGGGTGATTATCTAGGAAGTTTTCACGCTGTGCGTTTGCTTTCTTCCATAGCTGACTATCATCCATTGCTTCAACTTCGGCTGGAGTAATAAGGAACTCTTCACCATAAACTTTACCTTCAACAGGATCACAAATAGTAATTGATCGAGCTTCAGCGCATTGTAATACTCGTGTTCTCCACCAGCCAGATCCTGAATGATCGTATCCCGGCATCAGGTTACCCCAAGTAGTTTCGTATTCTTGTACCATTTTATCTTCGGTCAGGCGTTCGGTTTTGAATGCTCCGCGTTGAGCACCGTAGATACGTACATCCCAATTCAATTCTTGTTTGTCTAACCACTTACGTGTTTTAGTTTGTACCAATGAACTAAAGATCCACGCTTTTGATTTCTTCTCTGGAGACGGAGCTTCAGGTCCACCAAAGAAATCGTCTAGACCACCAGCTTCCATTCCATAATTATTTTCATGAGAACGATTTAAGTGGTATGGATTAGGGTTGAAACTATAAACCAGTTCTTGTGGATAATCCATCAACTTACTGAGATCACCACCAGCAAAAGCACACATCAAAACTTTATTCTTCTTTTCAGCAACCATATCGATTGCGTCAATGTAAGCTTGGTGATACTTCTTTACCTGATCTACATCTTTGACTGTATGATATTGATCAAGGATATGACCACGATAAGCAGACTCAGGACGTTCCTTCAGAGCTTTACCATAACCAATTACACCATTGAAAATATCTTTGACTTGCCAATCGTCAAAAGCTAGAATAGCATCCGGTCTTTGGTTGAGTGCCCATAGCCCGTCAAAGATACGTTGACAAAAACCATTAGGACTGTGTAGATATACAATCACATGATCGTATTCAGAAAGATCTTCACCGGGTTGAGTATGTTTTTGAGTTACTTCGAAGTCCATATCTTCAAGACAACGAATAAGACCGTAATGGCAAAGGATCACTCCAATGCGTTTTGAGAGATAACCATCATAGCGTGTTTGCTCGTGGTTCATCCCAGTTACTAAGATTTTTTTCATAATATACTATTCCTCAATTGTGTTTATATTATACCATATGTATGAAGCTTTGTAAACCTTTAATTACGTCTTCTTCGTACTTTTTATCGTTGAGATTACGGTTTAGCGGACTTGGATGCGGAAGCTCATAAAAATCGTAGCCCATTTTATTAGTATATTGTTTCACTTCTTTACCTAAAGTTATTACTTTAGTATAATTCTTAAAGATATCGTGAAACATAGTATCACATATTTCAGCCTTTTTGAGAGAACCGGCGCTCGAGTGAGCAAGATTCGTGAAGCTGTATATTCTTACATCACATGCATCGAGCCACCGGTTTAGCCGGTTTAATGTAGGATTGCCCTTCCTCTTGGTAGAAGAAGGGCTTGGGCTGTGTCCAATAACTAATACGTGTGTCATGTTTTCAAATCGTATATTCGTTGTTCTTCTGGACTAGTAGCAAATGGTTTTGTTTGATATGCCATATCAGTTTCAAGTTGTTTAATTCTAGCTTTTAATTCTTCAACTTCTTTAGTCAATCGTAAATTACTATGTTGAATAGTAATACCTGCCTTTTCGTCTTCTTCTCTAAGACGCTTCACCATATAAGCTTCATATGAACTCATAGTCGACTCCTGCTTCGTTAAACATTTCTTCTGTTTTAGTCCATGATTGTTGCCAGAGATCTGGTATCTCTTGGTCTTTCATGACCACTCGTTTTATGCCAACTTGAATAATCCCTTTGGCACAATCGGAACAAACTGGTAGCCCGTGCACGTATAATGTAGCACCGTCAAGAGAGACACCATTATAAGTCGCATTATAAATTACATTCATTTCTGCGTGGACTACCAGTTCGTATTTTCTCGTGCGATCTTCATAACGATTAGGTGAATCACTAATCCCACGAGGAAACCCGTTGAACCCTTGAGCAAGAACACTGCCCTTTGATCCAACTGCCACGGCTCCGATCTTCCGTGACGGGTCTTTAGACCAGCCAGCAACACCCGCGGCTAAGTCTAAATATCTTTCATCCCATTTATTTGACAAGGTGGAAATGCCTTTCATAGACATGTAAATTTTGTACTTGCCAGATTAAGTTGCCCGGTTTGAGTGTATCTCTACCACCACCAAGATCTTGGCAAATTAATCCCATTACATAACGCTGCCAAGCATAATCATTCTTGTATCCGAACACGACATCGTTGGATCGCATCTGGACAACAGCTTGGAGTTCACCATTGCGAATGTAATAAGTGACAGCATTAGTACAAATAAAATCGTTTTTACTACCATCTTGGTACTCTGCCCAGATGCTTGGTCGGTTGTAAACCATTGTAGCACGTCTTGTAGTATCATTGGTATCTGCCAATTCGCAAAGAACGTTTTCGTACTGCCTATAATATATATCGTCGAAAATCAGTCGACCATAGTTAGAATTGATTTCTCCATGTTTATTGGCAGCATATTTCCATGCTTCAGGAGGTTCGCGCTCATCACCATAAATGTCATTGATATTAGTACTACCACTGCAATACCAATCGATTTCTCGATCAATGTACTCTTGGTTGGGAGTACCAAAAATGGCTGGTTCGTCTGCAAGAAATGAAGCGCCAAGCAGTTCAATTGTCTTTTGTCCAGTTTTGTCGGTGGTGTATGATTCATCATTTAGTTCTCCAATAAAAAATTTACGAATATCACTTACGGTTAGCTGTCGCATCTTTTACTCTTTCTCTCAAATCACTAGACGAGAACCGGTGGTCTCGTTTATTAAAGTATAATTCGATTCCACGGTTACGACATTCGTCTTTACCAGTAAAATCTTTTTGACGATACTCTTCGCCAAGTATCCGCACATTAATTGGATACATGTTTATTATATCAAGTAAATCAGCTTCTGTACAATAAATAATGACTTCATCGACATATTTAATTGCAGCCAATTGAGCTTGCCTTTCGACAATACTTTGTACTGGAGCATTCTTTGTAGCTCTATCAAAAGTCGGATCTACCTGAAGAGCACAGATCAAGTAGTCACATTGAGATTTTGCTTCTCTCAACATGGCTACATGACCTGCGTGGAGGAGATCAAACGTTGATGCAGTTAATCCTATTTTCATACGATCCATTCCCTTTGATCTTCAATTGCATGTTGACTACACTGTATATAGTCACGATCTTCTTCAGATAAAATAGACCAAAATTTACTTACTGATTCAATATGACTTGAAACTACTTCTGGTCGTTTTAAGTGATAATTTTTCTCCATCCAATTTTGGAGAATATCCATTCGTTGATTAATTTTTTCTTTGAGTTCAGACATTAGTGACTGCGCTTTCCGTCAAAGACACAAACAAAGTAACAACCATGTGGACCAGCATGAACTCGGTGAAACCAACCATCTGGAATCAAAACAACATCGCCTTCTTTTACAACTTGGTCGTGGTGTTTTCCATTCAAGTCAATCATTTCCATCTTACCAGAACCTTTGACAAAATTGTAAACTTCTTCTTGACCAACGTGAGCATGGCCACTAGTAGCCTTAAAAGCGTATAAGTCAGTACTACTTACTACAAGATTGTTTAGTGTCTTATTGTCAACTACTTTATAACGATCGTCTTCTTTGACGACTTCACCACCAATATCATTAATATTAATTTTCATCTGTAGTATTCCTAGGACGATTTAAAAAATCACGATCAGGCTTTTGACCTTCCATTTCACCAGCAAGATATGAGGCAAAGAAAGAAGCATAGTTGATCAGATCGATACATGAATCTTCGAGCGATTCAAAGTTTTGACCATAGTTTGGATCAGATTCCATAGCTTCCATAACAGACTGCATACGAAGAACTTTGGCATGCATAGTGTCAAGGATAGTAGAACAACCACGACAATAGTAGTCTGCTTGTTTGATCCGTGAGTTTGGATTCTGATAATCAGAAGATTTTTTAGTTTGAATTTCTGCAGCTTTTTGCAGAACTTTGAGTGAGTATTTCATTACGCACACATCCTTTCGATATGGGCCTCGATCTTTTCATCGGACCACGCTTCAAAATCAAGAGTCCGAGCATAAGACTTACTTGTCTTATCTGCGGTAATGTAGTAAGCTGTTTCTTCTAGCTCAATACGCTTGTACTCAATAAGAGTACCAGTAGGAACACGCTGCGACCAATACTTGGTCTCAGACGGATGAGGCATCATCCCCATGAAGCACCCAGGTTGCTTGCTGAATTCTTCAGCTTCTCTACGCTGCTTCATGATATGATCATAAAGAGCACCTGACATAATATAATCTTCTTGCATAACATTCTCCTCAATTATTAGATATATTATACACTATTTTTTCTCATTCGTAAACAAAATAATGAGCATATGCTAAACTTTTTTGAATTTTTTTCCATTCCAAACGTAGGTTCCTTCATGGATATATTCTTTAGATTTTCGATCATTAATAAAAATATAGACAATGTCTGGATAATTTCTCCATGTTTCAAGCTTGGCAGTTTGACAACGAGCTAGAACAAATGGAACATTGCCTAGATGTTCAGTAACTTTGATTTCTACTGGATCACCTTGAGGATCGATAACATCTTTAAATTTTCTTTCGTCATCTTCCCAACCAGTTTCAATCAGATATTGTTCTGCGGCATGGCCATACAAACATGCTTCATATATTTGATTAAACGTTCTACCACGAGCAGTTGATGGCTTACTATGAATTTGTGTTGCTTCGTATGAAGCCCTTTCAGACCATTCGCCTTTATCTTGAATATCGTCAATATTAAAAGACATATCCATATTAAAAACATCAGAGATTTTTGTAGACGTATTCGAGAGCACGATCTGCCTCCTTATCAAGTGGACGGTTCTTATACCAGTTACCAGTGTCTTCGTCAAACTGCCGGCAAAGTTGAGAGATCTCATTAGCAGTAATTGGATATTTCTTACGTACTGCGTTACCAGCAACTGCAACCATAATAGCATACATCTTAGCATACCAACCAGTCTTTGAGATTGTTTGGTATTCAGCAGCAATTTGTTTTGGCCAAAATGGACAATCATGATACGAAGACCATTCAAAGTTTTGGTCAAGTTGATCTTTACGATATTGTACAATTTGTTCTTGTAAAGCATCTGGTAGACGATCAAAGAAGTTATTCAGATTCGTCTTTTCAGGCATTGGGTGTTTAAAGATTAACTCAGAAGGATCAATACTAGCCCCGTCATGATGGCTGAATATAAAGTTAAAAGCGTTATCATAGTTTCCTGGGATGTAATACATACGAGATAAATCTTTAGTTTGTCTGTCTCCGAGATCTCCGAGTTCGGATTGTAATGCGTACCAAAAACGTTTGATTGCATCTTTTCCAACTGGTCTTCTAAGAGGAAAGACGAGACGGAATTTAGGTTGCTCAATCTTCGAGCTCGCAGTGCTATAACACACAAAACGATAGGTAGCAAAGCGTTTAACCAAATCATCTTCTAGATCTCCTTTTGGTTCGTAATCATCGACATCAACCGCACACCAACCAGCCCATTCAACAACATTATCATTCTTACGTGTAGTGTTTTTCTCATAGATAGCCGGCGACATTAACATCGCTTCTTCTTTACTTTCAAAAGGCTTTTTTGAAAGATCATATAACACGCGTTCAAACGCATCAAAATTTGGAGCATCGATGCGTTTGTTTGTTTTGTTATCGAATATATTTTTAAAGAGCGTGAGGGAAATGCCCGGTGTTGTCGTCATGTTCAGGTCCAGTCCATCCTTCAGGTTTAATCAAATCTGGTAGACCAAGTGGATTCGGACGTGTTTCTTTTACACCCGGATTCTTGGCCATATTTGCGTTGTGAACTTGATCCCAAGCTACTTGAGCATCTACGCCAAAAGCATCAAGAGTACCGATTGCCACAACACATAAGTCGATGAGGCCATCAACAATTTCTTGTGGATCTTTATTCTCTACAGCGTTCTTTGTTTCAGTAAGCTCTTCATCAAGAAACTTCATTCTAAATTCTAGAAACTTTGACATCTTTTCTTTGTCGTCAATGTTTTCCATAATCCACTGGTGTACACCAAACTTGTAGTGCATGTCCCAGATATCTTCGTGCCATTTTTTATTCATAGTATATTATATCCTATTTTGCTGTAAAAGTAAACCATTTTATGCGAAAAATTCATCTAAACTTGCGACTGGTTCTGGATTCCAACCAATCGCGTCAAGAATAAGTTTGAGTGGTTCAACGAAAGTTTTATCAAACTGTAAATCATAATCTATATAGTGATCGAGTTTCAATTCAGGCGGAAGTACTTCTGGAAAAGCTACAACATTCTCATGAATTGGATTTGGCATCTTCATGTAGCAGAATTTGATTCGATTCGCATTTTGAATCAGCTCATACTTCTTTGTAAGTTTGTTGTCCTTACATAACTTGTTGTAGAGAAGGCTACCTCGAACGTGAATAGGAGATCCTTTTTTGTATATAGACTTTCGATCTGACCAGTCAGTAATATTCGAGACCGACCTAGGGAACGCGACCTTTTCTGCAGGGAGCGATTTAAACTCTTGTTTGAAGTTTTTGATATAAGCCTGAGCGTCATCTTCAGATCCAGATATTAGGATCTTGAAGATCTCTTTGAACTTATCGCGGCAAACTTCCGGAGTAGAACTCTTGATGGCTTCAATACCCATGATTTTGAGTTTTGGTTCAGCGTACTGTACTCCTTCAGAGTTGTGTACATTTAATATGTATCGTTTCTTTGCGGTCCATATACCACGATCAGCAATTACTTCACGACCCATTTCCATACGTGGTTTGTAACAACTCATATTATGAAAGAGTTTTTCATAGCATTTACCGATTTCAGTTTCAAACTTTGTCTTACAAACCATGTCAAGGAATTTGACTGGATTTTCTGGTTTGAACTTTTCAACCATTGGACCAAAGTTAACATAAAGCGAATCAGTATCGATAGCGATAACATAGTCAATATCGGTTGTCTCAAGTATTTCATTCATATACTTATTGACATTGCGTTCAGCCCATTGAATAGCCAATTGACCGGTAAGAGTAACGCCCTCGGCAAGTCGGAGGTCGAAGTATTTGAAGTATTGATTGCCGAGAGCGCCATAAAGAGAATTCATCAGAATCTTAATTGCCATTTGCTGGTTATTAAGCTTATTGATTTCTTTCTCAAGTTGAGTTGTTTTTTCTTCTTGATATTGAGATTCTGCTGCCAACATCATTTTCTTAATTGACTTACGATCATCATAGTAGTCAACAATGATAGAGGGAATCACACCATCGATATTCTTTCGATAGGTAGAACCATTTGCAGCAAGAGCACCTTCACCGGTGTATGGATCAGAATTCATGTAATATTCAACACCAGATATTTCAGCTTGATTGATAAGAGTCTCAGGACTCATATTCCACTGAACAATAATGTTAGGATAAAGTGAATTCAAATCAAACGATACTACCCAGTCATGAGCGCCAACATGCGGTTCTTTGACGTAACCGCCAGCAAACTTAGACTTGCCAAAATCAGGAGTCCATACCGGTGGTACACGTTTTTCAGAATTGAGTTTACGATAGATGATCGATTCCCAAATATTCGTTACACCAAACGTATCAGAATAGTTCACACCACCCTTATACGCCATAGTCATAGCCAAAGTAATCAAACCCATCTTGTCTTCGATGCGTTCAACCAACTCAACGTCTTTCATGTTATAGTCAATGTACTTTTGAAAGTCTTGTTTGTAGAGATTTTTCAAAGAGCCGGCTTCTTCGTATGATAACTTCTTTTCACCAAGAACGACGTAGGCAATATGATTCAAAGCATATGATTCTTGAGCGCCATAGGAATATCCAAACTTTTGGAAGAGTTCCATATAATCAAGCTGTTCGATACCTTTAATATCATAAGCGATTTCTGTCCGACCACGGCGAGTTATTTCTCGATGATCAACCATTCTCCAAGGAGAGAACGCTTTACAAGAGTCGATACTAAGAATTTTAGCAGTACGATTAATAAGGTATGGAACATCAAAGAAACGAATATTCCAACCAGTAATTACGTCTGGAGTCTTATCAGGATCGGACCAGAAGTCAAGGAACTTACCGAGGAGACTTGCTTCGTCTCGGCACCGATAATAGCGAACAGGTTGAATAAGACTCTTCTCAGTATCGAAATCGCCATAACCCCAGACGTGATATAGTTTTGACTTACTAGACTTGTAAGTAATTGAAAGAATTCTTTGAGATGCTTCAGCTGGATGCGGAAATCCATCGTCATATTCTGTTTCAATATCGAAGGTACCAACATCAATACATTCACGCTTGAATTCAATATCGCGTGGAAAACGTTGAGTGACGTATTGTTGAAGATACTTTGCGTTGCCATAGATCTTACGACCAGCAACATCACGGTTTGATTCTAGCCATTCTTTCGCATCACGCATGCTGGCCATTTCAATAGGCGCAATACGCTTACCGTCTAGTGACGTCCATTCAGTAAGAGTTTTTGTTTCTGTAAAGAAAACTGGTTTAAATTCTGTATCGCGTTTATAGATGCGCTTACCGTGTTGATTGTAACCACGGTACAGAATAGTGTTGCCATAACGGCAGATGTTAGTATAAAACGACATATTACCTCCAAATACATGAACTATTATACACTATTTGGGAGGAGTTGTAAACAAAATAATGAGCTAGACAGCAAAAGATTCTCCACAACCACAGGACGCAGTTGCATTCGGATTAATTACTTTGAGATATGATCCACCTAGTTCAGTGACATAGTCAACTGTACAACCAATAACAAACATTTCAGCCATATCATCGATCACTAGGTTTCCAACAGTAGGTGTCTTATCAGTCACATCCCAGACATAAGTAAAGCCAGAACAACCGCCACCTTTTACACTCAGGTAGACATTTGGTTGTCCTACTTTACTCATATATTCTTGGGCTGCTTCCGTTAAATTAATCAACGGCTCTCATCCGATCTACTAATCTTTGAGCTCTATTAGTTACTTGACGATACCAACGAGAATCAACCATTTCGTCAGCAGCGCTGTTCCAATCACGAGCATCGACTCCACGTTTCATTCCTTTAAATTGAGATAAACGAGGCCGGCCCATATTAAACATCATATTAGCAATGATTAGTTGGACTTCTTCGGGCAATTCGTTATAGTCTGGATAGAGGGTTTCGCAGTCAGACAATACGATTGCGACGTCTTTGTCGAAGCACTCGTTGACTCTGTCTTCTGAAACTTCTGTTCCGACTGGCTCACCGTGTTCCGGATCTGAATCGATGACCAAGTGACCAATACCAAAAGTAGGCAGACCCAAATGGTCCAAGTAGATCTCATATTTTACTCCTTCGTCTTCGGCAATTTCTTCTCTAAGTTGTTCTAAGTTCACGTGAATCTCCCACAAGTAAATGCTATTGTTAATCTCCTACGAATTTCATCCATTTGAAATTTTTCGGTAAATGGTCTAGTTTTATGAAATTTTGTAGTGTCCCAGCTGTACATTGTGCCGGGAGTATCAAATGTAAGAATTTGTTCTAAGCTTAATCCATATCCAGCTTCGATTGGCCAAACGCTTTCATCAATACAATTTTCCATAATATAATCATGATCGTCTTGATCAAATTCTTTATGAGTAAACTTTGCTATTTCAGTGCCATAGCGTTCTATGCTATCGCCTTTAGCAAATTTTAGTTTTGGTTTTTGTTTTTTAAGAACTGGAAATTCTTCCATATCTTTTGAAAAATCGACATACATTGAGTATGGAAAACTTTGATCGAAAATACAAGTACCATCATGGCTATCATGGACATCTAAATTAATCAATCCTTGTCGAGTATATTGAATGTTATCTTCGTGATGCCAATCTTCGTATTTTAAATCGTCCCAATTGTCTGGTCTAGGATCTCTTTTACGTTTCACATCGCGACCATCACAATGTAATTCAAAATTATAAGGGATGTCATAAAGAGCACACCAATATAATTCGCCATGATCTGAAACAACTTCTGAAATTTTTGAATTAAGTAAGTCAAAAAGATGATTGTGAAAATCTTCTACATTTAATTGGGGTTTTATGTCTTGCAAAAATTGTAGAAACTCTGGTTTCTTATCTGGCATAATCCAGTCATCATCTATTTTATATTCGGTATGAACTTTATCCCATTCAAACTTTGGAGATCGATCTAGATCTAAATCATCAAGGAACCAGAATCCAGATGTTTGAAACTGCACTAAGTGTACATGTTTATCTGTTTTGATATATTCTTCTTTCAAAAGTTTATTATATAAAACATGTGCAGAAACGATTTCGTCTACTTCCGATTTTGATAAAAAATCGTTAATGTGTTTTGTTTCAAGCATGGGTATCTCCATAAAGACAAAAATTATAAAAGGGCAATTGCTCGCCCCTTTATTTATTAGTTTAAAAACTTAGATTCTTCTTCGGTATACGGCCACATTAGAATAAGTTTGCCTTTCCACGTTGAAGTGCTTGTAATCTATACTCAAGATCGTACCTATCAGTAGCTTGAGCGAGATATCTTTCACTTGGAGACATACTTAATTGTTTTACCCAACCCTTAAACCATTTAGTCAATGTTATATTCCTTTCTAATTCTTTGAAGAGATTTAACATTCAGTTCATGTGTTAAAGATTCGACTGTGTGACCTTCTTCTCTATATTCATGAATTATCAAACGAGCAATATGAGAATTTGCTTGAGTCTGACGAGCCATGATATAGCCAATCAACACACCTTGAAAAGTTTTCTTTGTTGCAGAAACAATCCAATTAAGGAGATTCTGCGAGTAGTTCAGCGCTATGGTTGCCATTTTTTACCTCGTTTTTTCCGATTGAAATTTTACGAGGCAGCTTCTCATCGGGAAGGACGACTTCAAGATTGACAGTCAAGATTCCATCCGTTAGATCTGCTCCAGTTACTTCGGTATATTCCGACAGTCTAAATGACTTTTTCCAGTTACGAGCACTAATACCTTTATGAACATATTTTGTTTGTTCTCGACGAGCAGGTCGATCACCCTTGATAGACAAGATGTGGTCTTTTACTTCAATGTCAATATGTTCTTGTTTAAATCCAGCCACAGCCATTTCGAGAGTATATTTTAACTCTTCTTCTTTGACTACGTTATGTGGTGGATAGGTATCCTTCGCATGGCTATGAATATTATCTAGCTGATCGAAGATGTGGTCGAAACCAAGAAATGCGTTTCGCGGAAATGCGAATGTTCCAGTCATATTTGCCTCCTGTTAAGCAAGGTTATGTAGTGGACCCGATTATTCGGCATCCACTACTATTTATATTAAGACTTGTTACCAATATTATATTTTGGTTGTAAAGTCCAATTGTTTTTTTCTTTGAAAGGAATAATTTTAATTTGACGCATTGGCGCTAATGGTTTAGCCGTCGCTGTGTCATCAATTGATACCAATCCCCAATCGCTCATAAGTGTCGCGATTGTGTTACGACGAGCAACGTCGTTTTCTTCTAAGTTGGACTTTTTCCCATCAAGCAAAAAGAGTTCTTTGAAATGGACGATGAAATACCGTCCTTGTTTATGGAGAATATGGCAAGATTGAAAGAGTGTATTTTCTTTTCTTGATGCCACGCCAATCCGAGTCAACGTTTCTCGTACTTTGAGAAAATCGTCTGGCTCGTTCAAAGTCACCTCTAGCATAGAGGCGGGAGTCCACTCTACTATATTATTTTTTTCCACCTCGATAAACCTTCTTTTTCAAATCGTTAATTCGTTCAGACGATAGAAGGCTGAGGACTTGGCGGGCTTTTTCATTACTATAGCCATAATATTCCTTGATCACTTCAACGTCATCATTCTTTTGAGCTTTTGCCCATTTGGAGAATCTTCTTTTCTTCCGTACTATATTTATAAGAAAATCGAATTGAAGGCGATTATCCAAATGTGCGTTGAGATTCATCTCATTTGCTATAAGAACCGTGTCATTAAAATAAGATAGTTGCCGATTTACCATAAACGCGTTATAAGATTTTTCGGCGATATCATCAACCATAATATTAGATTTACCATAGTTGATGTCATTACAATACTCGAATGGGTTCATTGAAAGTTCTCCACGCCACCAACGTAATCATCAAAATTGAGTTCTGCTTCAAGTATTTCTTCTGTCAATTCTTGAGTATTAACTTTGTTTAAGTGTTTGGTGTTCCAATATAGTTGCGGCACAGTTCTATGATTGTTTGAACGTAACCATTCACGTCCACTTATATCTTCGCTGACGTTTATAACATTATATGAGTATCCCCAATCATCCAGCTTTGCTTTCATGATTTCACAGAATACGCAATTAACTTGTGTGTATAGTGTAAGTCTAACTGAATTTGACATTGGCCATTACCTCCGTAAGACAAGCGACAACATTAAGCTCATGATCTGCAACAAAAGCATTCTTATATTGATAGTCAGCAAGAATAAGAACCAGTTGTGGAATTGATTGTGGATCTACTTTATCTGACATGCGATCATACATCGCACGAAAGATAGCTGCGGCATCAGTATCGATATTGTTGACTACCCATGCTCGCATCTTTTTGAAGTCTTTGCTTTTTAAATGTTCGAAAAGATCATCGTAACTTGTTGTCGATTCGTTGACAACAAATCCAGTATGAGAACCACGTTGTAATTCATTAAGAATCCGCCGCCAGTCTGGAGCAAATTTCATAATAATTGGCGGTAATACTTTCTTATCGTATTCAACACTTTCAGCGTCTAGGATAGTACAAGCTCGATCCATAAACATTTCACAAAGAGAGACCATATCTTTCTTTGTTGTGTTAAATTCATAGACACCACACCGAGAATGAAGTGGTTCAATGATACGATTTTTGAAATTACAAGTAAGAATAAATCGACAGTTATTAGAGAATTCTTCAATAAAACCACGAAGAGCTGGTTGAGTCGATTGTGGATTGAGATAATCAGCCTCATCAAGAATAACTACTTTATAGCCACCTTGAAGAGAGATTGAAGAGGCAAACTGTTTAATTTTACCGCGAAGGGTATCAATATTGCCTTCTTCAGAACCGTTGATTACAATGTAATCGAGGTCTAGTTCATTACACAGCGCTTTAGCTACTGTAGTTTTACCAAGACCAGCAGTACCAGAAAGTAGCATATTAGGAAGTTCTCCAGAGTCGACAATCTTCTGGAAAGTTTCTTTTAGCGATTTTGGTAAAATAGTCTCAGCAATAGTTTTGGGACGATACTTCTCGACCCAGAGGAAATCATTTGACATTCACGTGCTCCATAATAAAATAAGGGTGGGGAACTAACCGTGGCTCCCCGCGAGTCTATTGAGCGACTAACCTTGTTCAGCTTCGGCATCAGCCATAGCTTGTTCTTGTTCAGCCTGTTCAGCCAATTGAATGATCTGAATACACTGATCACGAAGGCCGCCAATAGTTGATAGCTCTTCGCCTTTAATCGCACCGCGCTGAGTCATAGCATCAATTACAGCTACAATTGAGCGAGAGGTTCGATTAGATAGATCTCGAAGTTGATCCATAGTTTCTGACATGTCGTTATACTCCAAACGTCGACGATTTTTCAAGAGCAATCCAGTATTTTACGTCTAGACTTTTATGACTGAATTGCGTGATTAATTTAGAAGATATTTCTACCTCGTAATCACCAGGCAGAATCTTTAAGTTGTTTGTACTCAGGATAAAGTTGAACGTATCATCTTCAGCAAATTCTCCATCGACGTCAATAGAGAAAGCATTCGATGTCATGTTCTGAGAATCAACCACAGAAAGACTGAGTACACCATCTTTACCAGAAATACAGATTTCACTATGACCAAGAGTCGATGCTGCACGTTTTAACTTATTCATCGTATCATTGTCTAAAGTGAACTTCACATTTGCTTGTGGCATTGTGATGTCTTTTTGTGGTGTTGTCAAAGTATCTTCAGAAGAATAGAAGTACTTGACTTTAGAGCGACCGGTAGAATCATTGACAATAACAAAGTCATCTTGAAATTTAAGACTTGGTTTGTCAACCAGACCGAGGACACCCATAAATTCATTGAGGTCGTAGATACCAAAATCAATTGGAAACTCTTCAACTATACCGGCCGTAGCAAGAACGGTACGAGCTTCAGAGATCGTTTTAATAGTATTTCCAGATCGAATCATCATGTTAGGATTGATGCTGGAAAAGTTTTTTAGAGTAGTAAGAGTATTATCGCTAAGTTCCATTATATAGCTCCTGTTTCATTATTAGATTATTATATCACAAAAAGGCTGATTTGTAAACCTTTTATTTGATTTTTGAGAAATTCTTTTCTTTAATGAATTCAATTTTGTTCTCAAATTTACCATCAAGAATATCACCTTTATGAGAGATAATAAAGATATTCGTATCATCACCAAGAGTATAGAGAATCTTTAGCAAGTTGTCCACACCTTCATGATCAAGACTTGAGTCAAACGTTTCATCTAACATCAAGAGATTGGTGGATACTGAGTTCTTCATCTTAGCAATCTGCCGCCAAGTAAAGAGCAACGACAAATCAATACGTTGTTTTTCACCTTCAGAGAAAGAATCATATCCGAAATTATCACGATGACGAGAACGAATTGTTTCGTTAAACTCTTCATCTAAATCAAAGTGTACGTAGAAATCCAGCACTTGAAGATACTGGTTGATTAGCTGATTCATAACTGGAAGATATTGCTTGATAATCTTAGTCTTGATACCAGTATCTTTTAACATTTCTCCAAGTGCAGTCTTATATGAATATTCATCGTTTGCTTTCATCTTCTCGTCAGACATCGATGAAAGATTATCTTGAATTTCTACTAAATCGTTTTCTGCTTCTTTGAGATCGGCTGTAGCTGATCCAGCGATATCTTTTCTGAAATCTGCAATCTCGCTTTGGAGCCTAGTAATTTGTTGTATGTTAGAATGTAAACTACTTTGTTTGTCTCGCATCTCGGAAAGTGTGTCATTTGTTGTTGAAATAGATTCTTCAACCTGATCTGACTCTTCAGCGAGCTGACCCATAGCGCTTTGTAATTCTTTTGCTTTAGACTTAGCCGTGGAGAGTTTTTCGTCCCGTACTCCCGAATCAATATCTTGATCGCAGGTTGGACATTGTTTATGCTCTTCATAAAACTTCGCATCTTTAACGACTGCCGCCATTTGCTGTTTGAACTGCGCGTTGTATTGTAAGAGCGATTGCTTTCTATCGTGGAGTTGACTGAGTGTATTTTGGATGTCATCATACTTGCCTTCTATTTCTTTACTTAATTCAGAATTTTCAGATTCTAAAGCGTCTATCTGACTACGCTTCGTAGAGATCTGAGTTTCTTTATAAGTAATAGCTTCATTAGTAATTTTCTTGACGTCAGCAATATACTTTTTCTGAGTACTTAGTTTGTTCTTTATTATATCAATCTGATAAGAAAAATCTTTGATAGCTTCCTTGATAATATTAGTTTCTTCTTTTAAGATCTGGTTCATTCTAGAGAATACACCAATGTCAAGCAAATCTTCAATCACACCACGACGTAGAGCAGGATTCAATTGCATAAATGGTACGAAGTTAGATGAACCTAATACTACAACCTGATGAAAAGATTTGTGATTCAGCTTAAGAATATTTTGTTCTAAAATACGTTGGTATTCTTTTGAATGAGAAGATTGGTTAATCATCTCGCCATTTTTCCAGATTTCAAACTTAACTGGCCGGTCTCCACGTATAATTTTAAATTGAGAAGCACCAATAGCAAACTCAACTTCAACAAGACTACCTTTACCATTAACAGAATTTATGAGTTGAGTCTTACCAATCTTTCTATGAGCTTTACCGAAAAGACCAAACGATATAGCATCCAACATAGTAGACTTACCAGAACCATTTTGACCAACAACTAAAGTAGTCTTATGTCGAGTCAAATCAATTTCTGTAAAATTATTACCAGTGGATAGAAAGTTTTTATAACGAATTTTTTGAAATACAATCATACAATTTCCAAAGCTTGAGCCTGAGTCATCAGGTCTCTCATCATCACTTTAATACGATCCTTGTCTAGATCAGTATCTACGCCTTCAATATAGTCATCCATCAATTGTGGCGTATCATCAATCTCAAGACCGTCGTCTTCAACATTAGCTCCAATAAACTCATTAAAGTTTTCAGAGATTTTCAAATCATAGATATCTTGATTCTGAATACGGTCAATAAACCGATCAAAAGCAAACGTATCTGTTTTTTCCACTACAACTACTTTGACAAACTTCTTATCTAATATCGAAGTATTATAGTTATTATAATCGGTTTCTTTGTCATTGTACACAACTTTATGAAACAAAGTGTAATTATTTCTAATACGTTCTACTTCTCTAGTCTCAGTATCAATGATGTGGAAATATTTTGGATCATGAGCATCTGACCAAAAGAACTCCATTTGGCTACCAAGATACCAGATATTATCTTGACGAGATCCAACATGAAAATGACCAGTGAGTACTAACTCAAACCGTTTAAATAACTCAGCAGCCATGCCGTGTTTATTTACAACACCTCTCATCATTTCAAATCCACCAAGCTCAAGATGAGCAGCCATCCAATCTGCTTTACAATTAGAAATAAAATCCATAGACTGATCGTAGTTATCTTGACAAATCCACGGTAATGCAGCAATCTTCAAAGAACCGTATTCCATTACGGTTGGTTCCATGATGATGTTGACCTCGTTCATAAAGTGGCCAAGTAGTTCTTTTAAACTATTCATGTCGTTAGTATTCTTGAAATACGTATCATGGTTCCCTGGAATAATATCCATAGTCATACTACGTTTACGCATTTCGTTTAAGAAACACTTACGATTATGGTGAAGAGCTTTTATGTTAATTACTTTGCGGTTATCGTAGTAATCTCCAAGATGTAAGATTTGAGTTACATTTTGTTTCTCACATTCTGGAAAGAAAACATTCTTATAGAAGTCTTCAGCATTATCTAGAAATATTTGAGATGAATTACGGATTCCCGTGTGCGTATCGTTGAGTACCGCTATTTTCATTCAAGGAACTCCGACAGATCTGAATCAGCTGTAATAGTACGTTTCTTACGTTTCTTTTCTGCTTTGCTATATTCCTTTACTTCGTTATCAACAAACTTTACTCGATCGATACGAGTCTTGAGTGTGTCAACGAATGCTTCAGCGACTAACCCCGATGTTTCATCTCCATGTTCATTCACCATAAAGTCTTCAATACCAGAGTTGGCGATGTACTTCATCTTAATGTCTTGTTGTTTTTTCTCGCGAGCGATTCGTCGAAGAAAAGCATACCACGTAATCTGAGTAAAGTAGGCAAAAGCGTTTGGTTTACCAGTTCGAGTAGCGGCTTCAATGTCGTAGTTATTGATTGCTTTTAAACAATTTTCTACGGCATCCATTACCATCTCTTCACGATACGTATATCGAATAAAGTTAGATTTATGTGATAAACCTTCGGCAATGCGCATAAAGCATTGAGCTACGTAGTCAGGTACTTTTGGAATCTCTGTCTCAGATTGTTTAGCTGTATTTACAATCCTTACATATTCGACAACTGCTTGCGAAAAGTCAGCATTATTTACGTAATGAATGCTTGCTCTTTTGGCCATGATATATCTCCGTTTCAAAATATAGGTATATTATAACACGTTAGGAGGTGTTTGTATACTATTAAGTTTCATTCTCATAAAAAAAGTTATCTAAGTTTTTGCTCATTATTTTGTTTACAAACCTGAACAAATGGTGTATAATAAATTAAGTTATTTGGGGAGAGAGGATATACTCAGTGGAACGTGTCATCGTTAGATTTCTTCTTCTTGAACATTAAAACGTTCTTTCCTAAAGTCTCTTTTGATGCTTTTTCATCGGTATCTAAATCGTCGAGCATAGCCATGTATCTTTCATAATCTTCATCACTTGCTTCTTCCAGCTCTTCCATAGTAAGTCCACCGCGCGCCACCTTGTCCATCTTCTCTATAGTCCTGTTATAATGTACCATAATATTGTCTGATGGATTTGTTTCTACCATTACGTGAGACATGTTAAGAATGTGAAGCTTTTCAGGATTTTCAGTAAATGACATAAGTGGTCTAAATGCAAAATAACTGTATCCTTCATCGAAGTTTTCTACCTCTACTATCTTTAAAGCATGGCTCATAATCATAACGCCTTCTTCTTCTTCTGCTTCGATAATATTAGCGATGAATTCTTCGCCATTAGTTAATTTAATATGTTTTAAATTCATAGATCTACTTTATATGTTTTAAAGTTAAATTGTTCACGTTGATAGATTTTTAATCGTTCTTGACCATGTAACCACGCAAAATTCATATTACTCTCGGTACTAATATTATCTATAATGTCATAAAGTGTAGTTGGTTCATCGTTATCTGACTTTCTTAATCCTCGTCCAATCGATTGAAGAACTCTGATTTGAGATTTAGATGGCGACGCAAAAACAATATTATGAAGATTACGGATATTAATGCCAGTACTAAAGGTACCCAAGGATGCAACAATGATAGCATTTTTCTGTTTCTCCACTATTCCTCTAATTGCTTCTCTGTCTGATGTCTGAACATCTCCGGAGACATAGAAGACTTTACGATCTTCGTTTGCTTTTTCTTGAATCATTTTGAAAAGTGGTATACCGTGCTTCTCAACGTAATTAAACAGAACTAGCGTATTTCCTTTTTGATCAATAGAGAGGTTAGTAATAAACTTGTTTCTTTTTTCTTGTGTAACAATGTACTCAATTTCTTCTTGGTATGTTCTCTTTCCAAACTCTTTTTTCGATTGATCAGAATAATCAAGGACAATCCTGTTGATATTCAATTGAGCCAGAGTATCGTTATCTTGCAGTTTTTTCGTAGTTGTAACTTTATATATCTTACCAAATAAGCCTTGGAGTACTAACTCATGTGTTTGAGTTCCATCAAGAGTACCAGTAGTTCCATACCGATATGGCGCTTCGGTAGCTTTATTCATAATCTGCATAAGAGATTTAGATTTAAAGCCGTGGCACTCATCACCAATAATCATACCGAACTGTTCGAACCAAGCTTTTGGAAGTTTATAAATTGACTGCCAAGTTGATACAATAATAGGACATTCGGTGTCTTTATCTTTACCAGAATAAATCTTATGCGCTAATCCTTTTGGCATGTTATATTCTTCGAAATCGTTTGTCATTTGCTCAACAAGCGAAGTAGTTGGTACAATAACTAAAACTTTCTTATTACTATCTCCACGCAACTTTGCAAGATAATAAGATAGAAGCACGTATATAATAAGTGATTTACCGGAACCGGTTGGAGATAAAAGTATACCTCTTTGTCTTTTTAAACCTTCAATAACTGCAAGGAACTGATAATCTCTCATATTATGAGGTAGATTTAGTTTTTTAATAAAGTTGACCAGTTCTTCAGCATCAGGCTTATCTTCAGAATACGGCATGCCATATAAAGTACGAACAGGTTCGTAGTTATAGCCACGTGATTCCATAAATTGGACAAGATGATATATGAGACCAGCTGGTAACTCACCGGTTCTCTTATCAAATAGGCGAATCTTTCCATCCCACACTCGCCGTTTGAATGCTGGCATGAATTTATGTCCGGGAACAAAAAACGAGAAAAACTCATTTAGCTCTTCAGCTTGTCCCCAATCACAATCAATGTGGAGATTAGCATGATTCAGTTTCCTGATTCGAACTGTTTCCACCTAATAATATTCCCGATTGTTTGATGACGCCATGTAATGTTACTCACTATCTCTGTTAATGTTTCAACTAGTGTTTTGTAATACTGAATCTTCTCTTCTGACTTTTGAATTTCAGGATCAGCATCGTAATAATATTCAAGTTCACCTTTTAAAATCTTAAGACCATTGAAAGGATCTGGATTCCATCCTAATTCAACGACTTCTTCTTGGTCCATCTTTCCATTATAATACAACCATTTTTGCTTTAATAATGTCTTTTGAGAAAACTCTGCTCTCTTCAAAAGCAACTTAGCATTTGATAACAATTCAAGATATTTTGCATGTAAGAGAGGTGTTCTTCTAGAATCTTCATCCAGATGGATGCCAATGGTATTATCCTCTGCCCATTGAGCGAGGACGCTTTTCAAGTCAATCATGTTGTTACTCACATTATAAATTAATCAATACTATATATCTAATGTTTAAACTATCTCAAAATGAGAAAATCTAAACGAAGCAGAGAAAGTTAAAAATTCAGTTCCAGCAGCAGTTGCTTCAAAAGAAATTTCGCCTAAGCTTGTTGGTATAGCTCCAATATATCTGATCTGCTTTACGGTATTATTGTGACTAGACAATATTGAAAGCGTAATATCTGATGTTGCTGGTACTACACCATCGCCTCTGTCTAGAGCTCCTTTTAGATTTTGTTCTACAAGTCTCGTCAACCAACCATACATTTCTGAATAACCAGTCATGTTTTCATCAATGATAATTTGAGCGCTAAATTCACCGAAGTCTAGACTTTCGCCCGGCATAGGAATACTTCTAAATTTGCGAAATGGAAGTTCTGCCGCTGTCACAGTCATACTTGGATGACTAATAGACTGAGCAAAATATTCGAGATTTGGATAATTCTCACGATCAATTACCAGCTTAAAACTGGTAGGCTGAAGGTAATTAATGTTTGTTGTTAGTATAGCCATGATTCTATTTATATTAGAATAAAGGCCCCGCCGAAGCGGGGCCAGTGTTTATCTTAACAGTTTTTTATTTTCACCCTATGAAAGGATGTTGTTAACTGCCATGACACGATAGTATTGGTTTGTACGGTTAGTTGCAAGACCGTCAGCTGGAGTAGCTCCAACGAATGGGTTTGATACCATTCCGTAACGTGTCTTGAAGCCGATCCGCGGCTGGAAGTCTTCCTCGCCTACAGCCTTGACCATTGTTAATGGTACGTATGGGCAGTAGAACAAGCCAGCATCGTATGGGTTTGTACCCTTATAACCGACGTTAACATAGTCACGGGTCGAATAAGGATCGATGTAGACCTTAATGCGTCCGTTCAGTGTACCAGCGAATGTGTTGCCAGTATCGTCAACGTTCAGGTTTGAGCTAAGTGCTGGAGTGTAATCCAACATGCCAGCAGCGTTAAGAGCAGCAGCAACATCAGATGAACACAGGATAAAGTTACCTTTACCGCGACGTGTTTCTTTTGCGATTACGTTAGCTTCACGCTCGATCTGCATGATCAGACCTTTGTACTTCTCAACTGACCAGCGGCCATCAGCGTCTGTTGCCAGATCGAAGACACCCAGTGTCTGGTTAGAAGTCTGACGGGCACCAATCTTAGCTTGTGCGTTGATTGTACGAACAACTTCACGGTTGATTTCAGCCAGAATTTCAGTTGAAAGGATGTTTGCCAGTTCTGTTTCAGCATCCAGACCGTGGATAGCTTTCAGATCCTGTGCAAGTTCGAGGGTGTAGTTAGCGCGTAGAGCACGTGTCTTTGCAGTAACTGTTGCCTTCTCGATGGTGAAGCCCATTGGAGCCAGTTCTTCTTGGCCTGATCCGCCGAGTACTTCGCCTTCAGCAGCTGTGTAAGCATCACCGGTATATGGTACGTGGTCTGTGGCGGAGTCAAGGATTGTTGAGTCACCGTCACCGTCTAATGTACCAGCAAGACCAGATGGTCCGCGTGTTCCGTTACCAGTTGTGCTTGAGTCGCCTGAGTAACCGACAGCAGCTTCGTTGAAGAGAGCTTCGTCGCCACTTGCTTGGCCAGCTTTGGTCTTTTGGTAAGCTGCCTTCATTGCGAAGATCAAACCAGTTGGACCAGACATTGGCTGAACGCCACAGATGTCGTAAGCAACGAGGTTAGGCATTGCGCGACGTACGAGTGCGATCAGTACTGGATTCCACTTTGCAGCGTCGCCAGTTGAAGTTGTTTCAAGCAGGCCTTCTTCGTGGAGGGCGCGCTCTTGGTTTTCCAAGATAGCTGCAGTAACAGCTTTCCGGTGATTGTCTTTAATGGATCCGGCAGCTTCTTCATTGAGAACCGGTGCCCACTTTTCTACGAGATTATCGTAAGATACTACGTTTTGCATCGTTTAGGACTCCCTATTATTTCGATTGCTTTTTGATGGCACTAAGGTATTTACCCATTACGTCTGAAGCTTCAACCTCAAAGGTATCATCTTCTTCTGTAACGGCTTCAGTAGTTGCCGGTTTATTGAAGTAAGACTCTTTTACTGTATTGACTTTGTTAGCAAAGCTTTCATTGAAGTCGATATCAGCTACAAGAGACTTGAGTTTTTCTACCTGAGTTTCTGCAAGGTCTTTAGACGCTTCACGGATAACCGCATCACGCTTAAAGCTTTCCAGCTCCTCGGTCATTTCGATGATTTTACCTGTAGAGTTATTGAGTTGCTCTTCGAGCTCATCAACTTCACTAGCAAGTTCGTCAACTAGGTCTACTTTAGACTCTGGTACATCGATGTAAGATTCAACAAACAATTCTTTCAAGTTGTTCATGAACTTTTCAGCGATTTCTGTACGAAGGCCAGCTTGAACAGCTACCTTGTTATCTTCCAACCACTTTTCTACAACGTAGTTAAGATATGAATCTACCTTTTCTACAAGATCAGCTTTGGTTGTTGAGATTTCTTCAGCAAGTTCTTCGTTGTACTTTTCTTCCAAACGATCAACTTCAGCTGAGAGCTTAGACTTAATAGCAGCTTCAAAGATTGTAGATGCTTTGTCTTTGAACTCATCTGAAAGAGTTGCTTCTTCAGATACCAATGCGTTAAGATCGTCGTCGAAGTTAGCTTCATAAGCAATTTCTGCTTTTGGAGCTTCGGCAATTACTTCACCGTCAACGTCGATATCTTCGTTGTGATACATTTCTTTATGCTTGCCATACATAGCTTGGAGAGATTTCTTATCCATCTTTCCCATGTTATGCATCATAGCAGCCATAAGAGCCGCTTTGGTCTTTGGCATTGGTTCTTGCTTTGTTTGGTCGCCGGTACGCTTTGGTGCATTACCAGAAGCGTCTGCGGCAGAATCAGCACTTTTTACTGAATCTGATTCGTGATCAGACATTTCCATGACAGTCTCGTCATCATGGAGTTCAACATCTTGATCGAGATTTTCTTGATCAGTCATTTTATTGACTCCTTATTTTATCTAAGTTTTGAGTAACGAGAGGAAATTCTTGAACTCACGAACCTGTGTCTCATAGAGATCAGCACGTGGAGCTTTCTTAATTTCAGTCTCCATTTTTTCAATAGTTCTTGCCTCAATAATGCCGTTATGCCAAACCCAATCTACACCTTCCATAATCCCATTAACAAATGCAGACGGTGCCGATGGATCTTGTACTATATCAATAGCGTTAAGCATAAAATCGTCTTTGACGATCATTGCGCCATTTTGTTGCGTCAAACTTCCCATACCACGAGTCGAAACGCCCAGCTGAACACCTCCATCGAGAAGACCTTTAACAATCTGTCCCATAGGTGTATCCAATACTGTGGCTTTGCCCATAACATCGTTTCTTTCAAATTGAAGAGATTCGATCTTATGAGAAACTTTATCTAAGTTAACGGTCGGTCCTTCAGGGTGATTCAATTCACCAACTGCGCGGCCTTTAGAAACTTGCACATCGTTATATTTACCGATTGCTGATTCCATTACTCCGCGTGGATATACTCGACCGTTTCTATTCTTTTTATCGGCTTGCGCGAAAACACCTTCAATCACGTATTTTTTCTTACCACTTTTTTCTTCGGTGATAACTTCGTAACCGATTTGAATGTCTGTAAATTCGGAAATTAATTTCATTTTACACAAACCTTTTGTTTCATTCATTCTTATATATTTATAACTTTATTATTTTCTACTCAGAAGAATTTTCTTCATCAGCATCCACATCATCTTCAGCTTCAGTATCTTCCACTTCAGAATCATCTTCAGAATCGTCAGTATCTTCATCTGGCTCTTCCTCCTGTTCTTCTTCTGCTCCATTAAACAATTGATCAGAAACTTTAATTTTTTCTTGATCTATAATGTCATCAAGTTTAACAGTAATAGCTTGGCCAAAAAGTTCATTAGCCTTATTATAATCTTTATCCAATGCAGCTTGTACTAGACCTGCTAGTGGATTTTCTTCAATTTCAGGTTCTTGTGTTTCAACTTCACTCATTTTCATTTTCTCCTTGTGGCTGTTCTTCATCACCAGCCTGTTTTGCAAGTTGTTCAATATCATCATCAGAGAACATTAGAACGTTTTTCATTACCCATTCTTTCGAGAAATATTCACCAATATAATTAGACATTTGGTCTAGTGTTTGAATTCTTTCTCTTAAAAGTTCTGTTTCTTTTAATTCTGTAAAGTGGTTATCTCTCATGAAGTTGACAAGAATGTCTTCTTTCATGTCAACCCAGTCTTGGTCAGTCACGATACCTTTGAGAATAAGTTGAGTTTTGAGAATACCCATAAAGAGGTGACTAAACCGAGAACGTAGTCTATCAATAAACTTCTGAAACTTAAGCTCATCACGAGAAATTTCACTTGATCTACCGAGGCTAAATTGTGATTCTTGTTCTAAACGATTAATTGGAACATTCAAAGCACGATAGAGTTTCTTTTGAAAGTAAACAATGTCATCAATCTGACCGAGGTTATCACCACCCGGTAGAGTTGAGATCTCAGTACCTTTACCACCTTCACGACGTGGAAGCCAAAAATCTTCAAGTAATGATTGATGTTTACGATCGTCTTTAATTTCACCGGTCGCTGCGTCATAGACAAGCTTATTACGATAGCGTGTCATGATGTCTTTCATATATTGTTCGGCTTTACCACGTGGTAAGTTACCAACATCAATATAGAAGATACGACGCTCTGGAGCACGAGCTAAGCGATAGATGACCAAAGAGTCTTCCATCATTCTTAACTGATTGATTGGCTTCAGTGATTTGTGAATGTAGGATAATACTTTACGTCTAGTTTCATCAAGAAGACCAGAAGTAACGTATGAGACAGAATCAAGAGAAAGTTTAACGCCTGAAGTCTGAGCTCCTGGCTTTTCTTGATAGATAAAATACTCATCTACATTTTCAATCAGATCAGCCCCAGTTGCTGGATCTTTTTTCTTTTTAACTTGTTTGACTTTACGAATCCGAGCAGCATCGATCGGCCGAATGTCTACAATACCTTTTTTTAGATTTGTCTCATCAACAACAAGGTGATGATAGATTCTACCATCTACGTACCAACGTCTAAACATATCGTGTCCAAGCTCATTAAAACTAAGCATTGAACAAATACCATCAAATTCATCTTTGATTTGTTTTTTGATTCCGTCAGAAACGTCCAAGTTATCCATGTCAATAGTAATTGGATCTTCACCACCGACAATTGCTTCATTTACAATATCTTCAATTGCTGCATCAACTTCTGGATGCATCGCAACTCCACGATATTTCATGATAAGAGAGTGGTTGTCTTTAGCGTCGGTTCCATCTAGATTAATATATTGGCCATAATGAGATCCGGATGCTGTTACATAACCAGCACCATCTTCATCTCGCGCGGGGACAATCGAAGCAGCCTTTTTTGGATCTTCTTCAGGCGTATTTCTTTTGATTTCGAAACCAAATAATCTAAATCCGCGATTGTTTTCTGCCATGTTAATTCCTTATAAAAGAAGGAGCAAGCTTTTCCTGCTCCTTCTATATATTATTAATTATCAGTGGTGTTTGATGTCCAGTATTGATACTGCCATGTGATAGAGAATCTTTCGATTGTATCATTATCACCATAGCTGAGATCAATTGGAGCTACCTCTGAAGGCCAAGCGTCTTTGAACGTGTATGTCTTAATGACATTTTCTTCACGATCAAATTGATCAACCTTAAGATCAGTAAAGTAAACATCAGGTGCCTGTGTACCACCGGCATCTGCATGGTTTGCGATGGCATTCATCCAACGCTCCATTGCGTTCCTGATCTTAAACTCTGTGTCGTTGATGACTGTTATTGTCCAAGCATCGAATGTACGATCACCAGCAACTTTTAACTGGCGTCCACGGAAAGGAATCACAATTGTTCCTACCGTTGAAGCCGGAAGCTGGGCTGTCTCACACATAAATGACGCGAAGTCAACATCCAGATCAACACCTAAACCGCCACGTGGATTGGCAAGAGTAACCTGAAAGAGGTTACCGCGAGCACCACCGCCGGTCAGCCTTGACTTAAATTCGTCTACACTACCTAGTGCCATTGGTTAAATCCTCCTTAGATTAAAATGCCTGACCGGTAACTTCTTCAAAAGAAACTCCGGTACGGACAGCGACAAAGTTAAGAGTGATGTAGTTAATCGAGCGAGCAGGCTTGATAAAGATGTTAGCAATAAACTCGTTACGATCAACAACTGCAGGAGTATTTACTGATTCATCAGCAATAATCCGGAAGTCTGTAATACCACGGCGTCCTTTGACATCGCGAAGTACAGGCTCGATAATATTTACGAACTCAGCGCGAGTAAACTCATCGTTGAATTCAAAGAGTACGTTTTGAGCAGCTCTTTCAATTGCTCTTTCAAGTGTAAGGAACAAACGTCTTACGTTGATGCGATCAAAAGCAGATGGTCTATTCAATGCTGTTTTATCGCCGTAAAGTAAAATTCCTTGACCGGGAAGATTCACAATCGGGTTAACACCGGCTTTGTAAAGAGTGTCTCGGCGTGTTTTGTTCGGATTGTAATTAACCGAAGTTACACCAAGAAGTAATCCTCTCCGAGTACCAGCTGGTGAGAACCAAGGAGCTGCAACTCTATCAGTTTCGGCCATAAGACCAGCAACCGAAGAGCTAGCAGGAATCTCAATGTATACGTCATTGTACTTATCGTATACTTTAAGGTAGTTACCGTTTACCACAGAATAGCTTGACCGGGTAAATGTTCCAGTTGTTGTAGTAATATTTGATGTGATCGTAGCTTCGTTGGTTTGATTTACGACGTCGCTTCTCGCAGGAGAAGTAACAACGATACAATCTTTACGAGCGTTCGCAGTAGAGATCAGATCATTAGTAACTGTAGTTTGGTTACCAGCAGATCCCATGCCCGGAGCAATCAAGAAATCAACTTCAATTTGATCTTTATCTTCGAAGAGGTCGAAACCACTTAGATAATTTGAAGTTGTTAGAGTTCCTGCATCGAGGCCAGAATCAAATTCAAAGTTAGTAGTAGCCGAAGTTTCTACAGCAGTTCCTAAGAACGACTTAGGTGTTCCAGATGTAGTAGCTGTACCAGCACTACCAAAGTTTGTAAAGTTGGAATCAAAGTCTACAAAGTGTACGTACGATGAACGACTGTTGATTACATCTTTGATGTAGAGTGCAGTCCCGTCTTCAACGCTTTTTGCGTCAGATGCAACTGAAAGGAAAGGATATGTTTCAAGAACTGTCCCTTTAGTTCCACTGAATGAACCATTTACGTCAACAACTGCAACGTGTAGTTCATCATCAGAAGCGTCCCTAGCAACTGCCCAGTCTGATGTTGATGGAGCAGCATCAAAAGAGCCTTTGTAAGTCCAACCATTAAACGCTGAATCATTCAGAGATGGTGGACATACTGAAACTCTCAATGAGTTGCCAAGCACTCCAGGAAACCGAGCTACAAAAGTGTGGCCATCGGAATCAAGTGCAGTAATCTGAGCGTTAAAATTATCTAAATTTTTAACAACGGGATTAGTTACTGCAGTATGGACAAATGCGGATGTTTGACCGGTTGTCGCTGCAGCATTCTTTGCAGTAGCATCTACAACTCTGACAAGTTGAAGAGCGTTTGAATAACGCAGGAAATACGCTGCGTCATGGAAATTGATGTTGTGGGAGGTATCTGGCGATCCAAAAGTACCAACGAGTTCTTCTTCGTTAGCTACCAAGGTCGCTTTGTCTACCGGACCCCACTTAAACTTACCTACATATGCGCCAGTAGAAGTCTGAACATTTGGCACGCCGCCAGTCAGATCTACTTCTTTGACAACAACTGCAGGGGATTGTGATGGTGCGAAAAGTGCCATGAGTTCCCTCTTGAGGTTCTATTTATAAGTTTCATAATACGGTTCTGTTCACTATATGATATATTTATATAAAATTAAATTTCATCAAATTCAACTACCCAATCAGGTTTTTCGATTGATTCTATATAATCTGAACCATCATCAACAAATCCAAATGGTACAATATCGTCTTCAATTTGTTTCATTCTATCTTCAAACAACATTTGTTTTAAGTCAATATCTGTCATGTCTGAGAAAAATTGAGTCTGAGCAAAATATCCAAACATAACTAGCGTCATAACTAAGTCATCATGATTCCCATCCGATGCTTCGTATGATTGGCCTCTTGCTACAAAAGTAGATATTTCTAGTATAGTTTCTTCATCTACTACATTTAATTTATTATTTTCTAAGATGTCTTTTAAACCCGAACATCCAAGCCTTTTGACTTTTCGAGTCATTGTAACACCAATGGCATTTGACTTAATTGCAGACTCTACATGGACATTTTCATATTCTAATTCATGGTATAGACCATTAGCAACTAACGATCCTTGGTCGTTAGATTCTACAATTACATAACCATTGTTGTAGATTTTTGCGTACTTATATATAATATTAGGGAAGAGCAAAGGCGAGATAGTATTGTTGCGGTACACAGCAACCTGTTCAAACGGCGCCACGCTAATATCGATTACGTTAAATGTAGAATAGTCCTGACCTCTTCCCTTTCCAACATCAACAGTTATAATATATTCATGCTTCTTGACAGGTTGTTTATAGACAAGAAAATCTCCGCCTTCAAAATACTCTTTTGGATTTGATGCTCTTAATTTCATAAGAGCTTCTGCACCGATTAAGGTATCACCAGTGCCGAAGAATGTATTACCGAATTCTTGATCAAACTGCAATTGACTAGTGTTAGCAATTGTTTGTGCTTTCCATTCTTTATCTCGTCCCGGAACATCCCACCAGTCGACTCTGAAAGAATTAAATTCATTGACTTTTTGCTCTGCACCTTCCCATATTTTATAGAACATATTGCCGATACCATTAGCCGTTGACGTTATAATGACTTTAGTATCTTTACCAGCAGATACCACCGGATATGTTGACGTATAAAACTCAGATGCTCTTTCTACGAAAGCAAACTCATCAAGGTAAAGCAAATTGATGGATAGACCACGAATAGAAGACCCAGAGGTCGCAGCAGTAATGATTCGAGAATTATTAGCAAACTCAAGAGAGCCTTTGTTGACAGCTTTTGATCCGGGTTGAAGAAAGAACGGTAAGTTCTCCAGCATAAGCGTGATCCTGCCGAGCATTTCCCTGGCAGTGGCTCCTTTGTTTGCGAGGATTGCAACAGTTTTTTCCGGATGAAACAGCGCATACCAGAGCAGGTAGGCACACGCGGATATTGATTTTCCCGATTGTCTGCAAGCCAGTACAATGTTAAACCGATGCTCATTAAAATGCTCAAACATGTCTTGTTGATAAGGATATAGCTTAAATGATACTAAACCTTGATCAAGTGAAATTACTTTTATATACGTCTCAGCGAAATATACAGGATCATCCATACATCTCTTATATTCTCTAAGCTTTTCAGGAGTCCATTGTTCTTGAACACCGTCTCGCTTAAGATTAGGATTCCCTAAGTACGTCTTTAGTGGGTTCAACATCAATTATATCACCTTGAAGCATTCGTTGAACATCGGCAGTAGATCCTAAATAGAAATTGTTTTGCTGATTTTCAACTTGCTTTACTTCATCCTTTTGGTCAAGATCTTTTTGTTTCTTATTAACGTCCATTAGCTTGTCGTTAACGTCTGAAACATTTTTAATTAGAGTGGCTAATACTTCGTAAGCTCGAGGATGTTCTGATTCTCTAGCTACTTCAATCATACTTTCAAGAGCGTCTTTACCCTTTTCAATTAATTCATAGTATGTTTCACGAGAATAATCGTAATCATTCTTAGCATTATCTTTATCATGGGGCATCGCTGTCCGCTCCATAGAACGTAGTTGTAAATCCAAAGTCTGAATCGTAAAGTATATTTATACCATCTGAGTCAGGAGTAACTCTCAATGTTTCTAGTCTCATGTCTGAATCAGCAAGACCATTTTGAATTCCAAAGATCTTAGCTCTTGAATCGCGAATAACAGCCGAAGTACCAATACTTCTATAATAGGTAACTCTCATTTCGAAATCAAGAGTATAGAGGATTGTTCTACGAGCTCCGAGCTCTGATTCAAAATCATCTTGAAAACTTACGCCTGTGATTGTAATAGGAACATCTTCTTTAATGTCAGTAAACTCAGGAAAGGGTCTCATTGTTACAGTATACTGAGGATTAAAAGTTGGTAAGATTTGCTCAACCATTTGAAGAGCATCATCTTGAGTTTTTGCGTATATGTTTAATTGAAATGATAAGAAATACGGAACACCAGTAAAAATCTTATTTCTATTACTAACGTCAGTACCAAACTTCGAGATGTTATTAATCTTAGAAATTTGTCTTTGATTATCATACGTGATAGCTGTAATTTCAAAAGACATTCGTGGTAATTTAATTGCAACCTTTGTATTTGTATCAAGGTCAGGATTTTCACGAATTCTATCTAGATATTTTGATTTTGGCGCATAAGCAAGAGGAACTTTTACTTGAGACGTTCCATTTCCACTGCCGTCTTTACGAAGCACATAGATGTTATTAAACAGTTTGCCAAAGATAGCAACTGCCTTTCTAGTCTTTTCGTGATAAAAGTGCCCACCAAACATTAGCTTTTATATATCTTTTGCAAATGATCTTCAAAAGCTTCAACTTTCGTTAATCTATCAGGCCAGAGGATATACTCCTTTTCTGGGTTTTTCTTTAAGTTGTTCAATAAAGGTACAACCGCGTTATATAATTTATCCAGTTTTTCTTGTGTTGTTTTAGCTTCAACTTGAGTATCACCAACAACTTTTTGTGCGTCTTGTACAGATTGCAGTTCATCTTCGTCAACTGCCGTGAAACCAAAATCAAAAAAATCATCTGCCATTAGTCATTCCCCGATATATCACCAAACGGATTTGCTTCACTAAAGTCGAGGAAATCATCTCCGGCTGCGCCAAAATCAGCATTTTGTTCGTTTTCTGATATAGTATTGACTTCGCCTATTGCAGTGACTGTAAGATCAGAATCACCAATCGCAAGGTTAGTTCTACCACTAATCGTAAGTTTAGATCCTGCAGAATCAGATACGTAGAAGTTGTGGTATAATCCATCGTCTGAACCGACGTGGCCAACGTATAGAATTCCATCGCTATCAGAATATCGAATTACTTCGCCGCTAATAGTCACTCCACTTGAAAGAGTCTGTGATACTGTTTGACCCGGTAAAGTATACGCACTTGCCGAGTCGAGTGTAAGAGTATATTGATAAGCACCTTGCCGCTCAATATCATCAATAACATCAACACTTGTATCAAAGTCTTCATCGTTATATTCAAAGAGTTGTGCTCTGCATTTATAAACTGGAAGATTCGCTAATTGATAGAACGGTGTTTCATGCTCGACATGTGTGATTTGAAACATAGAATTAGAAAGTGGAAGATAAATGAGATCACCTTCTCTTGGTCTTTCACTATTGATCTCGTTATCAAACATACTAATAGTGCTACGCCATCTACGCCTAGACACAACAAAAGTAGCCTCATCGCGGATTTCAACTCCGAAGCGAGTAAATAAATCTCCTTCTCCGTCGAATCCTTCAAGGTTATCGATATACATTTCTATTTTATAGCTTGAATTATAGCGCGCAGGAATCTCATCTCCAAAGACTCTGTCTTCATAGACAGTATCTCGAGGAAGATAAAACACGTCTTGCCCATAGATTTTGAGAGACTCAATAACGATATCTTCGTATAGGTTTTGCTCAGACCTTACGTTGTCTCTAATGTATAAATTTCGAGCCATTTATTACCCCACAAAGAAATCAGCTGGCATTTCGTGTTCTAGTCTAATCCTTTCTCTGAGATCCTGAATTTCGCCGGTCGCATCATCAAAAAGTTGTCTACCATTTAGAATAACACCGCCGGGAAGTTGCATTCCCTCAAATTTCATTAGATTCATACCCCATTGTTGCTTAATCAGCGCAGTTGTATATTCTTTTAGCCACATGTCGTTATAAACCGATGTGTGAGTATTTGGAGCCACAGTATAATAGACTTCAGCTACAAGATAATCTCCAGCCGTAATATCTAAGTCTTCAATATGGCCATGAATATAAATTCTGTTTTGTTTACGAGAAAAATCAACCATCGCTTGGCCATTGAGTGTTTGGTCAAGAAGAGAAAGATATTGTTGGATTTGTTCGTAATAAGCAATATCACCAGCAAACTGAGACATATCAGTTAATTCTGATAAGTGCATTTGGTATCGAAGATTGAATAAGCTTTTCGATGATGTAGTACTTGAGATAAATGGAAACACTCTAGAAACAAAGTGAACATCATTAGTAACTTCGACATACTTATTCGTAATATCAGTAGATGTTAATTGATGTTGCAAATATCCACGATAAGTCGCATCAGAATGAAACTCTTGATAATACTGTATTGCTTCGTCAACTCTATCTTCAACTTGATCTTCATCAACGTTGATCTCGATAACTGGGTCACCGAGTCGGCGCTTACAGTAATCGATCAGAGTTGTCCTAGAGTTAGGATTAGCCATTAGCTACCGGCTCCAATTACTGTCTTGAGTACAGTTCCAGAAGTATTCTTAATTGTCAAAGTAGAAGCACTGGCCAGTTGAGTTGAACTAATTGATCCAGCTGTTATTGAAATCGTATGAGCGATACCTTCACCAGAAGTTGCTCCACTTGAAGTAATGCCTGTTCCACCAGTAATCGTACCAACATAGTTACCAGTTGTATCAGTTCCAAGAGCAACACTATTTGCTTGTATTGTGGTGCTAATACTGATACCCGCAGTACCATCAAAGTCTGCAGTACCAACAACATCGCCACTGAGAGCAATTGCTCTAGCGGTTGCTAATGCTGTTGCAGTAGCAGCGTTACCAGTTGCAGAACCAGCCGAACCAGATACGTTACCTGTTACGTTACCAACAAGATTGGCTATTAAGGATCCTGTTGTAACTGTCATATTGCCAGTTGAAGCACCGGTCGCAGTGGTTGTACCTATCTTAAACTTGTCTTCTGACTCATCCCAAATTAATGCTGCGTTATCTCCAGTTGAACCACGTTCAAATACAAATCCAAGATCGTTGGCATTCGAACCTGCACCTGTATTCAATTCAATCAAAGGATCAGCAATTAAACTATTTGTTGCATTAACTGTTGTAGTTGTTCCGTTAACTGTAAGGTTACCACCAAGAACTACGTTACCTGAAGAGTATAAACCAGCAAATGTTACTGAGTCAGTTGTTCCTACAGCCTGACCAATAGAAAGTGTACCGCTGGCAGAATCGATACCCACTCCAGTGCCTGCTTGCATGGTTGACATAACATTAGCTTGTGTTATTCCAGTCAATGTAAATTGACCTCGGGCTGAATCGTAAGCTAAACTTCCTAATCCAGTACCAGTTGCAACATTTAGATGTGCTCTTGCTTCAGCAGCGCTTGGTCCGGTGTATGTAAATTTACCTGAGGCAGAATCAAAGGCAAAAGAACCATCACCACCAGCATCTGTTACTTGAAGATGACTTCGTGTCCGAGCAGCTGTAGTAAAGAGATTAGTTGAACCTTCAGCAAGATCATCAGTTCCTAATGTGCCGAGTGTTGCGGCTGTAATACCTGCGGTTGATCCTGTGCTATCTTGTATCGATAACTTATTTCCATCAGCACGTAACTTAACACCACCAAGGTGAATAGTGCCAGACGATAAGTAAATATCTCTAAATTTTAGAGATGAAGTACCAATGTCATACGATGAATCTGTATCTGGTGTAATATGACCACCGACTTGTAAAGCGTTTCCGCTAATATCAATTCGATCACCATTTGAAATCTCTCTAATCTGAGAGCCTTCAATCACGAGTGGAATACGATCTGCCATTTTTTGATTCCTTTAAGTTACCTTTGTTCTATTTATACATTAAAGACCGATAGTAAAAGCTGAACTATCTTCGAGCAATACTTGTATGGTATTACCAAACCCAATAGGAGCACCAGATACAACTGTTGCTGCCTGTGTAATTACAACTTCTGTTACATTTGAGTCTCTATCTTTAATATTAAGAAGAAGACCAGTTGCGCCTTGACGAGCTCCAACGTATGCTGAGTCAATCAGAGTTGTGACAAAATCTCTAGTCAAAAGCGTACCAGACGAATCTGGTAAAAGAAGCGCATGATTGCTTGTATAAGAACCAGGTGCGACACTTTGTGTATACGAATCTGTGCTAAAGATTATTTTTTCTTGTGGACCTAATACAAATCCCGTGTTATCAATAGTTGCTTTAAGACGATTGAAACCATTTTGAGCGATTAAAAACCTTAGTGAACCGTCTTCAGTATTAGCGGTAGGATCAGCAATCATTGATTCAATTGCAGCATAATCTAAGTTTGAATCTGCAGAATTTCTACCTCTAAAGGTAATTTTTGCAAGGTCATCATTTGCCTGAGGAGAAGCACTATTTCTATCAAGAAGTACGTTCGGACCAAAATCAGGGCCACCATCAACGTTTGTTATGCTAAACTGAGATGCAGTAAGAACAGTCGCTCGAGCTGCTACCCATGATGAATCAACAAATTCATCTTTTAATGATAAGTCACCAGATATATCAGTGTTGCCGTTGACGAATAAATCGCCAGCTGTAACATTCACATGAGCGCTACTAATATCAACACTACTAGGTGTGATACGAGCAACAGCTTTCAGCTGAGACGAATCAATTACCGAAAGTTCTAGAATTCCTTCTTCTTGACCATTAGTAGCATCGCCAATAACACCTCTAATGTTGGCGTATACTTCAGCATTACCAGCGCTGTCGTGACCTTTGAAAGCAATTTCACCTAATATATCAGAATCTGATGGTGAGCTATTATCTTTAAAGAGAGTAAGAGTTGGTGCTGCTGTAGAACCACTAACAGTTTCGGTGATTGTAATATCACCTTCAAAATTCTTAGCTAATGACGTTACCCAATCAGAATCAACTGTTACACCATTAATTGCTAATGTAGTAAACGTACCAGAATCAACCGTTAATTGACTGATTTGCCCAGTACCATAATTCAAAGTAGTACCAGATATATCAATAACTTTGGCTGAATCTGAAAGAACTTGAGCGTAATTTAATGCAGTACCAGATAGATTCGTAATCTGTGCTGAATCGAATCCGTTAATTGTTGTTACAAATGATCCACCATCAGCGGTGTTAATTGTGAGCTGCTCGTTTCCAGAATCCCATGAAACTCCTGAAACACCGGCAACTGCAATCTCGCCAATACTATCAATGAAACCTGAAGCATTCACAGTCATTACGGGAATGAGTGTAGCACTACCATAAGTACCTGAATCGACTGTAGCAGCTCTAGTAATTGTCTGGGTGGATAATCCTGTAATATTTAAGTTGACAAACGTTGCAGAGTCTGCATTAACATGACCATCAATATCAACTGCTCTATTGAAATTAATCAAATCGCCAGTTGATACATACTTCATTTCAGGCGGAGTTGTGATATTCGCTCCACCCATAGTGAAACCAGCACCGTTTAGCGCAGTTAAATCAGCAGCGGAATCTGCTACGACAATATTTTTATCGTTTATAGTTACAGTTGTCGAATTAACAGTTGTGGTTGTACCTTGTACAGTAAGGTTTCCAGTAACATAAAGAGATCCGTCAACATTTGTTGAATCTAGATTTGATACTCCATTGACTGTTAAACCATCCGCAGTAGCACTTGTAAAGTTACCAGTTCCATAATTTAATGAAGTACCTGAGATATTAGTAACAACACCAGAATCTGCAGTAAGATTAGGAGTAGTAATAATTGCCAATCTAGCTGAATCTGAAGTGAGTTGACTTACATGACCAGCGCCATAATTCAGATTTGTACCAGAGATATTAGTTACAACGCCTGAATCTGCATCAAGAGAATTTGTTCTTAAAGTGTTGTTGTCAATAACACCAATATGAGCAGAATCAACAGAGAGCTGACTGATAGTACCAGTTGTCGCATTAATTGTAGCATAATTCGCAGAGGTACCAGATACATTTGTAATTGAAGCGGAATCTGCCTGAAGGTTATTGAACCCATTGACGGTTGCAACAAATGATCCACCATCTGCAGTTGATATTGTAAGTTGTTCAACACTTGAATCCCAAGATACTCCAGTCACTCCAGCAACTAAGACTTCACCAACAGAATCTAATTGACCTTGAGCATTGACAGTAAAGACCGGAATAAGAGTTGATGAACCATAAGTTCCAGCACCTACACCAGTGTTTGTAATACTAATTGTTTGAGTGGAAGAATCATAAGTGATACCAGTTCCACCAGCAACAGCTAGACTGAGATCAGATTCAAAGTTTGCTTGAGTATAAACTTGCTCAACATCAAAGCTAAATACGCCAGTCGAAGAATCGTATGATAGATCACCTTGAGCCGAGAAATGCGCTCTGACTTCTGCAGCACTTGGTCCGCGATAAGTGAATACACCATTTGTTGAATCGTATGAGAAAGCACCATCACCGCCAGAATCAATAGACGAGAAGTAACTACGAATAGTGGCTGTTGATACATCATCACCAAGAGCAGAATCAAATCGAGCTCTTGTATAATATAAATTATTACTACCTTCTGCTAGATCATTTGTGGTATTACCTGTAAGATCGTATGCAGCTACAACACCGGCTGAATCTGTAACAGCAAATGTTCCACCTTGATCTCCAAGGTTTAAACCACCAAGAACAATAGTATTACCAGAAAGATATAGTTTACGCCACTTATTAGTTGGACTACCAAGATCTAATTGGCTATCATAGTATGGAATTATACTTGTAGTCCAATTCTTAAGCTCAGAATCAAGTAACGATAATGTTCTTTCGGAATCAAGAGAATTTTGTTCAACGTATGCTGAATCAACAAAGACACGATCAACGTCCTGTCCCATCACAAAAGCAACGTAGTTAGAATCGATTATAGATTTAAGATCGGAAGAATCAAGAGCAAGCGAAAGTGACCGGCCGGTAGAATCAAAAACTTTGTTAATACCGTGACCAGCAATTAAATCACCTGCTTGGAAAAGATTAGTGCTTGCGTCATTTATTAGTATTTGACCAGCAGCCCTCGATTGCGCAGATACAACACCGGATGCTGCCTGATTGACACTTGCAATAGGGCGCCCAATCGATATACGTTTTACGTATGTCCGTCTAGTGCTGGCCATATTCGATCCTTATGTTACAGATGGCGTAACCTGGATCCGGCCTTCAAGAATTCTTTCTGTAATTGTAGTCGAGCTACTATCGACAAAAGAAAGTTCTACATCATATACATACCGGCCTTTGTTTAACGCCGAGGTTTGAGTGCTAGTGAGGCTGAGGTTAACAACTCCGGAAGTAGATGGAGTTGAAACGATAGAAGTGAAGTTGGTTGCTTCCCCAGAACTATCGCTATAACTTTTCTTCATTGAAGCTGTTACGGTATGGCCAACCAAGTCTTTTTTCGCGCCTGTGTGATCTACGAGCTCTAGCTCAATAGCCACATCGCTGCCTTGGTCAATTGTGAATTCTTCGTACTCAGCCATGAACTACTCCAATGAGTTCCTTGTCGGTCTTGCGACCCTGCCTCTATACGGTTATTTATACAATTTTCTTCTTTGGGATCTTAGAATCTGCAGAAGAAACACATGTTTTTGTGATACACGGCATTGGTTTATCGAATAATTTAAACCCAGATTGAATATAACCAAGTGGCTCATCATTACACGAGTAAGATCTTTTTATAGATCCGTCCGGTTCTCTGATTATAATAGATCTATATCCGGATTCACAATTCCAACCTTCAAATTTATTAAACTCGAATGTGTTGAACCGTTCAGCTTGATCCATATAATATTTTTGTCCTTTTGAATCTTCAAGTTCAACTTGCATATGTTGTGGAACACCAGTTGTTTCATAACGAAGATCTAATTCGACGTTCGGTCTCGGTCTGGTAATTTGTTTTTTGATGTCGGTAAATCCTCTTTGAGGCATGCCGTTACGTAATTTTTCAAGCATTGATTCAGTATATCCATCAACAATAAAACTGGCAGTAGGATCAGACTGAGGTTTAAGAGTAACATTGATACCTCTTTCGTGGAAATATAGTGCGTCTTCCCAACACTGCTCAAATTTGTCTGGTAGCATCACTTGGTTAATAGTTACTTGGATGTCTTGTGATTGGCAGTATTCAAGCTTGTCAGCGAACTCTGCAACTTTTTCTTGGGTATTAACATGTTCTCTATGGCATGAAGCTGTGATACTTGATCGATTAAACCGCGAACATATTTTAGCATATTCTTCAAACCACTTCATCTTACGAGAAATATTAGAAGTCATATGGACTGAATGATAGTTACAGTTAGGAACATCATCAGCAAGGTATTCCATAATTTCTAAATATTGTGGATGGAACGTAGGTTCACCGCCACTAAAACTAAAATGAAAAGAATTATATTCATTCTTGCGAGATTGTCTTTTAATCTCGTCAATTGTCATAAGAATCAAATCAATTGGCCTATGGTCTTTTTCACGACTTGATGCGTATGGCCAACAATATGAACAAGAATAATTACAGAATCGACCGAGCAACCAACTCACTGTAAACAAGTCACGATACATCATCGTGCGTTGGCCGACACTTACAATATCATTAAAAGGTATTTTTGTGAAGTCGTATTGACTCCATTTCAAATCATTCATAGACAAAACTCGGTTCTGATGTAGATCTTTCTTCGTATAGTTCTATATATTTGTTTACAAAACTGTTAGCAATTAACATATGCCCTTGTGTATTTGGGTGTTTTTCTTGTGGTGTAATGTAATATTTTTCGTAGAGATCAAAACAACTAGAACCCGGTTCAAAGAAATTTGGATGTCCTACGATATTTTTAAATTTTTGAATCTTCTGATAATATTGATTGTTTTGGCAAGCATCAAAGACTTGTTTTCTCAATTGAAAATTGATTTGCTTTTTCAATAACCATTCAATGCCAGCAAGAGTATGAAGAGCACGGTGATGAAGAATAGGAATATCTCTTGTTTTACAGTAGTGATCAAGCATGTAAATATTTCGAAGAGAAACATTCGCAATTTTTGTCCAGAATTCTTCCTTTGTTAATTGAAGATGCATCGGAGCATCCTGATCATAAACGTGTAACCAAAAAAGATCTCTAAATCTTTCTTGAATATCTTCTTTGAGCGGACCAATAGGCGGTACCAACATTGGAGTATGAACACCAAATGTAAATTGACCGATCGGTAAATCAAATGGCACCATTCGGATTGCCTGCGACCAAAGAGCCATAACGACAATATCACGATTTTTGTTTTCTTCGATAGCATCTAATGTCTGACCGTAAATATAATCGTTTCCAGCTCCACCTTCTGATACGTTAATTAAATCCATGTCAAGAAATTCTGCTACCATTTCAGGCCAGATCTTATCGATCCCAGCAACGTGATAGCATTCTTCGTTCGGATTAGACCAACTACATCCGCCAACAATTAATAGTTTGCGCATTTTATAAATTCCTTAGCAATTATTTCATGACCAGTTTGAGTTGGATGGTTACATTCCATCACATGACCGTGCTTACTCAAAGCCCAGATTAATCCTTCTTCCCAATCACTTAATTCAAAATCTAACTTTTCTTTACAAACACTATTCAATCTATTTAGCCTTTTTATATTGAGTGTTTTTTGCTTTAGATCATGATCTTGAATCCAAGGAGAAAACATTCCTGGAATGCTACGAGTCACTGAAAGCCCAGACTTAAATATACTACGAATACCTAAGCTGTCAAGAAAAAGTTTTAATCTTCTCATAGATCTGAGATTGAAGTGTAAAATCTTTTCATCAAGATGATACACATCATCGGTATCTTGAAATTTGAATTTAAGTATTTGTTCTAGTATATACGTATGTTTAGTCTGTAAATCATATGGCTGATTATAATCTGCAGACTTTGGCAAATATTCTCTTGTTTCAATCCATTTATTATAGCTTAAATTATTATTTTCAATAAAAAGAATATCTTCCCACTTTTCAATATCCATTCCCGGAAAATTTGTTAGAAATTTAGAAGTCTGAAATTCGTTGAATTGTCTTTTGTCGTTTGTAAATATAATATTAAAAAGATCAAACGGTGATTGCCTGATCGATTGAGACCATAAAACCATCACGACAATATCTCTGTCTTGATTCTCTACAACAGCGTCATAAACTCTATTCTCTATTGACTCATTAGAACGTCCCATTTGAGCAACGTTTAGCAAGTCCCAATCCATTTTGTCCGCGACAGAATGTGGCCATGAAAAAATGTTGTTCTTTACGTTTTCTGTATACGTAGAATCTGTATTACTGTCTCCGCCTACAATAAGGAGTTTACGCATTCGATAAACTCATCAGCTATAAGGTTCTGTCCTTTTTGATTAGGGTGACCGCAGTCAAGTAAATATCCTTGTTCTCTCTTATTAAAATCGCACCAACCATTTTGCCAATCTTTGCGAGACATTCCCATTTCTTTAATACGTGGATGTTTACTACAATGCCGTTGAAGACCTTCTTTTCTTCTCATCATCATTGCTTTTTCTTTAATGTCTAATGGATCATCTTTCCAATGAGGATACGACCAAGGCATAGTTTCTGTCATTGATAAACTATACTTATGAACGGTTGGTATTTTTAGTGAATCGAGAAAACCTTTTAGACGAACCATAGATCTGAGACTGAAGTCTACCATCTGTGCATCGACTTCTAACATCCTGTCGTCGTTATATGCTAATGACAATAAATGTCTTTTCATAATATCTTGAATTAGATACATGTATTTGAGATGTTGGTCAAATGGTTCTTTTGCCCAATTGTTTGGAAAGTAACTTCTGTCTTTCAACCAAGCTAAAAAGCTCCAATCATCAAGCTGGTCAAATCTTCGACAAAATTCAACATGATCGATTTCTGGATACTTCTTTTCAACACCAGACCAAAGAGTATATCTGTCTCGTGTACCGTGTAATTGATAATGATCTAGATCCCACCATGTGCCTCTACACGGTTCTGTCCAGAACATCATTACAACAATGTCTCTATCTTGATTCTCTAAAACAGCGTCATACACAGAATTTTCAATACTATCATTAGATGAACCAGCAATTCCAAGATTTAATAGATCCCAGTCCATATCTTGTGCTACAATTGTTGGCCAAACGATAATTGACTTTTCAGTATAGGCCCAATATTTCTGCGTAGTATTACTACATCCGCCAGTGATAAGAAGTTTTTTAGTCATAGATGAATACCGGTGGTTCGTGTGCTTTTAAATACTTTCCTAGAAAAGCATCAGCAATGATTTCGTGTCCTGCCTGATTTGGGTGTCGACACTCTAAAAATATTCCGGTGTCTAGAAAAGATTGAGGATCAGTTTCTCTTGGATGCTGCGGTAAACCTTCTTCAAGTTCTTTCATAGTGATACCAGAATTCTGAAAGTAAAAATCTTTTAAAATGTTTTTTCTCAGCATTCCATAGTGAATAGCTCGTTTTTCTCTGTCTCCACCATCAGCTATCTGCATGATTTGATAGAGGCTGCTAATACCTATCTTTGCAAAAAACTCAAAGCCTAGATCCTCAACAAATTTCTTAGTTCTCCACATGATTCTAAATTGATTTCTTGCTATCATAATATCTTTTTCACTCATAGTCATACCCACATGTGGATTCATATTTTCAGATGGAGGCTTAGGAATTGTATCAAGAACTCTGCTATTTGTTGATACCCATTTTGTACAAAAATCATATAGATTAATTCTAGAAAACTCTGACCAAAGCACCATGACAATTGGATCTCGATCTTGATTTTCCATCACTGCATCGATAACCGCATTTGAAATATAGTCTTGTCCTGCTCCACCTCTGCCAACATTTAAAATATCAAATCCTACTCCATCAGCAATAATATTCGGCCAAGGAAGGATATTTTTTTCTAAATAGAACGTTGGTTCTGTAAAGCTGCATCCTGCAGTGATAAGAAGTCTTTTGCTATCCATTCATGCCCTCTTTGATTTGGATGGCCATCAACAGGTTCTCCATTCGTTCCATCGTTAATCCACATCTGTGGCATATTACCAATTTTAAATCCATTACGCCAATCACGATAATCAATGTACCATCTACTCTTCGGTACTGCTTGAAGAAGTTTATGCTGCCTCTCGAGCTGATTCATTTTTATTTCTAGATCGGTGTATTGGCCTTCATAATGATACATGCCGGTGTACGTGATAGAATTAACTAATGAATATGCTTGTCTATGATATATAGGTATTCTTAACGTCCTACAAAGATGATCAATAGTCCATATAGATCTTAAATTATGATTTAAGGTTTTTTCATCAATATAAAACCAATCATCACTATATGGCCAAACAGCATCTTCAAACGATGCATCGGCTTCTCCCGGAACAGGTCCATCAGGTCCGGGTTCTAATTTTCGTTTTTCATGATATGCTAGCGTTTCTCTTTGATGCCATAACGTACCGACGTCGAATAGATTGCACCTATCACCGGATGTCCACAAGATCATAACTACAATATCACGATCTTTATTATCCATCACAGCATCCATTAAGGCACCGCTGATATAGTCATTTCCCATGCCCTTTTTAGCAACATTTATTAAATCACAGTTTAATTGACTAGCTACGAGTTCTGGCCACGTCTTGATATTACGGCTTTTATAAACACTATAGTTGCTATCTGAGTGGCTACATCCGCCGGTAATTAAAAGACGTTTACGTTGTATTTTTTCATCCATTCTTCTGCGTGTTCCCAACTATCAACCATTGGTTCTCCTTTAATATTGAGACTTGTATTCAATAACATCGGACAACCAGTAATATCAGTAAATTCTTCAAGGATCTTTCGAATCTGAGATCCATAAGTCTTTTGTCTGACTATTTGTACTCTTGCCGTCCCATCCACATGAGTGACGGACTTATAATCATGTTTAGCTTTTGCCACAAATTGCATGTACTCATTCATTGGTCCTTCAAAAAACTGCTCGGCACATTCTTCCAAGATGGCCGGTGCAAAGGGTCTAAATTTTTGTCTTCTTTTGATTTCGTTGACCGTGTCTTTAACATCGCGACGGGGGTCAGCAAGAAGGCTACGATTACCAAGGGCACGAGGGCCAAACTCAGCACGACCGTTAGCCACGCCACACACACCGTGCTCAGCAATATATCGAGCAATCTCACGAGGATTAATTTCATTTTCGATATTAGTTCCAAGATAAGGTCCCTCCCAATCTAATTTATCTTCGTAAAAAGCAGCTACTGCTCCAAGAGATGAACCGGCATCTCCGGGATTTGGCATGATCCATATATTCTTTCCTTCGATTCTAGAATTGGCTACACAATTCAAAGCGCAGCCACCCATCAGTACTAGATTTTCGTGATGGCAATACTCTTTAACAAGATTCAATAATTGCTTTTCATAGAATACTTGAATTGATGCAGCAATATCTTCTGGTCTTCCGTTAGGCAGTTCAATTCCTTTATGACAATTGGTATCCATAAGATAGTCGAAGTCATATAGTGGTTCGCCATAGGCAGCTAAACCCATGACAATATATTCTTCTTCCATAGGCTTATAACCAAGAGCAGCAGTCACGGCAGAATACGCTAGACCAATACTTTTTGGGTATTTCATTTCCCATGTTTTGGTCAACACTCGATCTCGCATAGTGTATGCAGCGCCAGTCTCCATTTCACCAATAGCATCGACACAAAGAATATCACAGTCTTCAAATGAAGAAGTAGACCAGCCAGCCCATGCATGAGTGTCGTAGTGGTTATAGTCAGTATCTGTTTCGATATTTTCTTGTTGATGTTCTTGACCAGCAATTGCGTTTCGACTACGAACACGATACTTATTCTCGTGTCCTACAACAATGTCAGCTTCTGGAAGAAGATCTTTGTTTAACCACTTATCATTTTTTACTCGAGTATGTCTCTCAACATGATGAGCTTCTACAATTGTAGCTGCTTCAACCAATGTCCATGCTGCGTCGTGTGAACCTTCACTAATACCTAAAATCCGCATAGTCTGTCATCCCAATGTTTTTTATCAAAAGCAAGCCGAGCTTCTGTTACAGCGCCATAGTGTATAAAGTACGCCGGTTGTTTCCAGTCATGATACTCTTCACCGTTTCGATTCCATTCCCATTTGAGTCCAGTCACACCAATATCGTATTCCATCCAACAACTCTGAATAAAATGTTCGTCATGCCACATTAAATCTCTTTTTGTGTTTAACTGAAGAAGTTCGTTTAACATAGGTTGGACTAACTCAATAGTTTGTTTATCCCATAAAACAACACCACCGTTTATTCGTGACATTAAACCTAAATGTTTTGGCGAACCTCTAAGAGCAAGCTGTGAATGCCGATATTCATTAAATATATCTATCTCTGTATCTGGTGGAATAATTATGTCTGTGTCAAGAGCTAAGACTTTGTCATATCCTGTTTCCATAAGACATTGAAGCTTTTCAGAATGTACACTTGGTAAATGGTTAAATTTTCTATTTGAGACAAACTTATAATCAGCACCTATTCGTTGAGCATAATTTGAAACAGTACGAATAGAATACGGAACAATCTGCACCCCGAGTGTATCTCGTTCATCACCATGAAACAAAGGCTGTTCTTTAAAGAATTGAAAAATTAACTTTTTCATTATCGTACTCTTCACATTTCTTGCAAGCTTCTAGAGGTTCATCGAATAATTCAGCAAAGAAACTACTTTGAAGAATGTTGTCGTATTCATCTGAATGCAAATTATTTTCAAGCTTTAACATGCTTAATTCTTCAAACATTTTTGTATCTTTTTGAGTGGCTATCGAAGGCATGTAACAACATTGCCATATATTACCCCACGCATCAAGTTGAGCTCGTCTTTTATTTCTCCAACGACACGGGTGGTTATCTTCGTAGTCTTCAGGATATTCTAGACTTCTTGATCTCCAATTATACGATTCATCGAGCGGAATTCTTTTTGCAACGCTTTCTGAAAAGTTTTTATATTTCTTTTGATATATTTCTTCGTTGTATGATTCAACCATTACGAATGATTCGAATCCAATATCGCGAGCTAATTGACTTGCAGTTTCAATTTCATGCTTATTGTGTTCGAACATAATATACTTCCATCTGGCTCTTCCTCCAGCTTGAATAAATGCTTCTGCATTATCTAAAACTTTTTCAGTGTCGACTCCACGTCTGTATAAATGATTTGTGGATAGACCATCGATTGCAAAGCTAACTCTTGCTGTGAATTTACTGAGTGTTTTAGCCAGCAGCTGCCACCATCCTTTATTTCTTGTGCCACCATTGGTTGAAATATCAATGACAACGTGCTCAGGAATAGAATCAATAAATTGAATACCATCAGGGTGCATTGTAAAATCGCCATAAGCTCCATTAAAATATACTACTTCAATATCACTAAAGTTTATTTTTCTGAAGATATTAAGTGGAAGATGTACTAGATCAACACACGTTTCTCCTCCATCAATATTTCGTATACATCCACCACAATGGCTATTACAATACGTAGTAATATCGGCTTGTAATTGAGCTACTTTCATGTCCATTGCGCTAAGAAGGGATCAAATCCTACATTACATTTTGTTCCACACGTTTTCATTCGCCCTTGACCAACACCATGAATATCCCAACTATTCTTAACTGTTGCAAAGAAGTCACCTTCCATAATGTTTTCAAGTGGAGTATAGTGAACGTTAATCTTTTCAAAACCTCCAGTTGACATAATCACTTTATATTCTTGTGAGTCTTCAACTGGTCTCCACCATTTATAGACTTGGCCAGCTAACCAGCAACATGGAAAGACTAAACCTTCAGCCGAAACATAGATCTCATTTTTCTGCATACACTTAGGTTTGATCTCAGCAACATCAATAAAGTTGTCCATTGAACCAAACTTTTCTACGATCTTATCATAGTCCTCGTCAATAGCTTTATTTCTATATTTTGGATTCTTTGGAGGAGATAATCGCATAGAGTCTTGGCCACGAAAAACAGCTTGATGATCATCTTTCTTTTGTAGATTAGCTGTGTTAATGTATCGGCCTGACTTTTTAACTATAAAGTCTTTTACACCAATAATCTTAGAAAACATACGAGCTTGTTCAATTTGGTGTTCGTTATAGTTGAATACAAGAAATGTCCATTTAGCATGACCACCAGCATCACAGAAGGCAGACATGTTTTCTTCAACATGATCCCACTTTACACCTTGGCGATAGAAGTGATTTGTATCTTGTAAGCCATCAACCGAAAAGTTGACAAAGTCTACAATAGGGGCTAGTCGTTCCCACCATTCAGGTTTACGAGCACCACCATTAGTAGTAACAAACATATGAATATCAGGACTACACTCACGTACATACTCCGCTATCTCTAACATTTCTGGAGCAAAGATTGGATCACCATGATTACCGCAGAAATAAAATGTTTCAAGTTGTGCCAAGAACTCTGGTGAAAAGGCTTTCTGAAAACCTTCCAAAGTCATTGACTCGTCTTTTAAATGTTGATTGACTTCTCCGCCATTCTTATTCCTATCACACATAGGACAAGAAGCCTGACACATTTGAGTTGGTTCGAAGTGTATCATTTTCACGTTATACATATTGCAGTTTTACCGTATCTTGTTTCATATTACATTTAGCCGAACAAACAAACGGCTTATCATCAGTATCCCATCGTTCAAAAATATTTTCAAACCATTCTACAGCTTTATTTATTCCGACTTCTTTAGCATTATTCTCTACAACTAAAGATCGGATATCCAACCTTTCTTCCAAAGAAATATTTTGACTCGATACAGCCGACGTATGAGCCCAGCAACACGGAAAGACGTGTCCTGTAGCAGCCACGTAAATTTCTCTGTTTTTGACGCATTTCGGAGATATGGCAACATGTTCTCTGTCCTTTAAAGGGTTGTTCACTACTTCACTTTGGTATTTCTCTTGCTTTGGCGGCTTTAAGACTTCTCGCTGTTTTCCTCGCCAGTAAGTCTGCCATGCTGGTCTTTCTTTGTCATAACGATTCGTGGTTTTTGGACGGAATTCCACAAATCCAAGTTCTTTTGATAATTGTTCTGCCAATTCGATTTGATGTTCGTTGTGTTCAAAGACCAGATAGTCCCATTTTGCTTTTCCACCGGCATTGATAAACTCCTTCACATTGTTAATTATATTATACCATATTACGCCTTTTCTGTAAACCCCATTTGTGTCTTCAAGCCCATCTATTGAGAATGTAACATGACTTGTTAGATTTGCTAGGTTCTTCCAAAACTCTGGCTTACGAGCTCCACCATTTGTATTCATAGACAGATAGATGTTTGGATTGGCTTCACGAAAATATTCAAAGATCTCGAGACAGTCAGGTGCTAACATCGGATCGCCGAGGTTACCACACATGTACATTTCATCTAGTTGTTGAATAAATTCTTTTGAAAAGATATTTTTTACATCTTGAATAGAAAGCGATGTGTTGTTTACACGATGATTCAACTCACCATCAAGCGTTACTCGGTCACACATTGGACACATTGCTTGACAAAGTTGAGTTGGTTCTAGGTGTACTTTTTTAATACTGTACATAGCATTTCATACAATGGTGTATCTTGTGGATCTGTTAAATGATAAAAATAAGCTTCAGGATCTTTCTTTATCTCTGTGTCTGGAATGTAATTGAACGGTCTTGGCATCGTTGGATTAAAATCTTCTGGATTCTCAATTAAATATTTTAAAATATGAACCTGATCACTATAGTGTATTTCATGCGATGTTACCATTTCGTAGTTGTCGTCTCTATTTGAAATAAACCAATCATTTATTTTTTTAGCAGTCTTTTTATCTAACTTTACTACTCCGGAATTAGTAAACATTATTTTAGATTGCCCAAGAGATTCTTGTATTTTTTTAAGACTTTTTCCATTCAAGAAATGATTATCTGCGCTCATGTTAAGCGCATAACAAAAATATCCAGTATTGTCTAGTGGAAATGGATGTTCGTCATTAACAACATATACGTCAGTATCAACTACAATAATATCATCGTATTTTTCTGAAAGATCTCCTAACCAATATAACCATTCAGAAGTAAAGTCTCTGTCATAGTATGGCTTATCATCTGGTGAGTTCGGATGAGGATCTGTAATTAAACAATAGTCATAACCATGTTTGTCTGCGTAATCTCTCACAGATTCAATACACGTGTCAATTACAAACTGAGTCTCTATCTTTAACCTAATATCAGGAACTCGAGGATTTTCTTTTTTATGATCAAACTCGAACTGAAATATAACTGTCTTATTTTTCTCCATGCTTATTAAATGCCCAGTCTCTTTCCATACACCACCAGCATTCTCCACACTCTTCTGAGAAACCTTTTGTCATATAATCCCATCCTTCACACGACCGAGTCAATGGAAGCAAGGTATTAGTTAAGTCATGTCTCCAGTATAGCTCTGCAATATGACCTTTGTGGTGTTGGACAAAAGGACAGCAGTGTAATATATTTCTAGCTTCATCGTCATCAACTTGAGGTTTTGATTCTCTGCATGTCCAATCACGATGTTTTTCTCGGCATTCCCAAACTTCTTCACCGAACACGTCCGATGATCCCCAGTGTTTTTGGCCAATCTCTTCAGGTGGATTCGCAGTTACACCATTAAAAACTTGAGTATATTCGCCAATTTGTTTTACCGTATCATCAATTAGATTTTCTTGGTAATCGACATAATTGTTCGCATTCTTACTATTTGGTTTACCACCCGGATCTAAGCACATCATTGATTGTATAGGAGCAAACCTTACGTTAGCATATTTCCAGTGATCTTGCATCCAGTCATAGACTTGTTGAGCGTGATAATTTTGCCAATTACGTACACCATGAACTACCGTAATTGGCCAAACAGTCAAAGGCTTTTTTACCTTAGTCCACTCATCGCAAATCATCCATAAGAGTAAAGCGCTATCGGCTCCACCTGACAATCTTATTATTACATTTTCTGTTTGTACTGGAATCTTAATCATAGACATATATAGGCCTCTCAAATTTTTTCACGTTTAATGGTTCTACTTCTCTAGAAATAACAAAATTGTGTATGATATTTCCTAAATGCTCATGACCTTTAGCATTAGGGTGATGATCGTTTTTACTCACCATTAAATCTTGTTGTTTAACATAGTGGTGAGCATCCCAAGAAAAGCCAATATATTTTTTGCTTTCCAATAGTTTATTATACCATACACTTTCATTCTTAATTCTTGTAGATCCTTTTTCTATTTCTTTAATTTCAGACTCAAACTCATAAGTATGTTTTGGATGTGACGTCATTGCTCCAATAAAAGTCTCATCTGGCAGCGGAGTTATACTAGAAAAATGATAAAATTCTATTCCTCTTAAAGCACAATATTCTTCTAGAAGATACATAGTTCGTAGTGTATAATCTACTACTTTAAAGTAGATATCAGATAAAGTGGTATCTCTTTCTCTTGACTCATCAATAGATTGAGATATTGTACTAGTAAGTTGTAGAGTTCGACTAAGATATTTTCGCATATCTGTAACGTTAACACCTTTATCTTTTACTTTCGATTCAAATCTTTGAATGAGCTCTTCTTCGCCTTCCAACATTCCGCTTGTAACATCAAACAAATTAATGCGTAAAACGTCAGACCAGTTAGCAATGACTACAATATCTCTATCACTGTACTTTTCAATTGCGTCAATTGCTTTATTGAAAATGTAATAATTAGACGCTCCACCTTTCCCTAGATTAATGTGATCCCAGTCTGCCAATTCTGCAACATATTCTGGCCAGACCTTAGGAATGAACGAATATAATTTTGGATCAGTAAAACTATCACCTACTGCAATAAGTAATTTTTTAGTAGACATAATCGAAAATCTTTGGAGCTAATTCACTCGCATCCCTATTATAAAGTTGATCTTGTAGTTTGACAATTTCTTTGAATGTTTCTTCTGGAATTGTTCTCTTGCCTTGAAGTCTCATTTCAAATTCACGAGTAAAATCGTTATAAGATAAGTTTTGTAGAATCTCTTTCTTTGTGTCTTCTGCTAAGTTCACAATATCAAGTCCTTCAGGCCAATGTACAAAAGTGGTTCTATACTTGACTTCAACTCCATAGTGTCTTTCTAAATCTTCTTTGAGATGAAATAAATCATTACTAATTTCATTCATATAAAAAGCATGATAAGCTGTGGTAGTACAAACTAAAAGAAGCTTTTCAACTTTGTCTGTTCTATTCAACATATCATGAATATTTTCTATGACAGTTTCATAGTCACCGCCTTGTCTAAAGTAATTAAATAGATCTCCGGTTCCGTCCATACTGACAGTAATATCAGCTCGGTTGAAGTGTTCCCATAATTTAACAATGTCATAATTCTTAAATTTAGTAATTGACATGTTTGTATTGTAAACAAGAGTGATTTTGCTCGTATCAATCTTTGGATCTGCAATCATTCTTTCAAGAAACCGATACATCTCAACATGAAAGAACGGCTCACCACCAGAGAATTCAATGCGTTCTACTGTTGGTAATACATTTTCAAAGAGATGGTCAATAACTTCAGGTGTTGGAATATCAATCTGATGATCGTGTCTTTCGATCACGTGATCGAAGTGGTGATCATCCCAAAGCTTCTGCCCTACTTTCGGGTTTTTCTTTCCGACTTTAATAAAGTTAGAGTTAGAAGCAACCGTGCAATGCCGGCATGAATAGTTGCATGCTCTGTTGAGTTTGAGCTGGAGGTCTCGGACGACGACTTCCGTGTTATTATAATCTGGTTCTGAAACCAGTAGATCTTCGGATCTTTGTCTGTACGATTTGATTCCATTTTCTTCTTGGATCCTACAATCTATACATTCGGCTGGCCATTCATCATTCATCAATTGTTCGCGTACACGTTTCCACTCTGATGAATTAACATCAGGCATTTCTGGTACACTACCAAATTGATGTCCATTATGTAGTTTGAATCTATAACACGGGGCATAACCACCGGGTTTAAAATCTAAATGGCTCCAAGCAAGTTTACATTTCATAGTCGTTCACTGTGTACATAAAATTTATTACTTTTTGTTTGTCCAGATATTTCAACAAATCCATTATCAAATAGACATTCACGTTCTACTGAATCTTTATTCATAAAATGCTCAATAAAGATAAGTGGTTTTTCTTTTGCTATTATTTTTTCACCACCTGTAATAACATCTGCGTCACTACCATCAGTATCTATTTTAAGAAAATCTACTTTAAAATCGTAGTTATCTAAAATATTAGTAGTTACTACTATTTCATGCTTAAAAAAATCTTCATTGTCTTCAACATATTTACCATTTAACGTAGATGTTCCGTCTCCGATATATAGTGTTGCTTTACTTTTTTTGTCTGTAAGAGCCATTTCGTAAAGATTTACATTATCACATTTTCTAAGTTCTTTGCTATAAAGTGGATTTGGTTCGAATAAGTGACATTCATCAAACAATTCAAAAAATGTTTCACTGCATTGCAAAGCTCCAACATCTACATACGAACCAAAATCAAAATCATAAAGATACATATAATGGAAAGAAAGTAAATCTATATGATAAGATAGCTTTTGACCAGCCTTGCCACCCCAATAAAATTCATCATCTTTATTCCAGCGATGTTCTAATTTCTTTTGTAGAAGATCGTTCAGAACTCTAATATTATAATATTTTTTCATCTACTAAATCACAGTAATAACAATCACGAGTTTCAGGTCGTATGTGTGCATCCACATATCGTTTGGTATTTATACGCAACGCTTCAGCTAATTCCGGGTTCGCTTCTTTCAGACTTGTTCCATGATAATCATCAAATACTTGTATGGTGTGAAGTAATCTATGCCATTTAATATGATCATACTTACGTTTCTTAAAAATATTACGAAGCTTCTGATTATTATTTCTTGACAATACCCAGTCTTCAAACCAATCGGGAGCGTGTAAGAAAGAGAATTGATAATCGTCATATGACCAAGATTGAGTATCGCAATGAGGTTTATATAAAGAGAGTGCCTCATCTAAATGACTTACATTAAGAACAGTAAATGTTTGGTGTATAGTAGATCTACAATTGGTAAGTAGTTCACCGTATTCAATAAAATTATCTAGACCTCTATGCCAAATAGATCCGACTCTTTGATATGCGCTATGTTTTGGTAATCCATCAAAGCTACCAGACAATCGAATAAACTTAAATTGATTGAGAATCTCGACTATTTCTTCAGTCAATTGAGTAGTACAATTGGTTACGATCTCGAGTTGAACATTTGAGATATCCGTTCTCATATCAAGAAAATACAAGAAGTCTAGAAAGTTGGGAGAAAGAAATGGTTCACCACCAAGTAGTTTTACACTACGAAGCTCAGACCAATCAACCTTGAGATCTTTCAACGTTTCGTATCTTGACTTTTGAACTTTAGCCACGTGAAAATCGAGATGCTCATGGCTGTTGACTAACCATTGATCTCTTTTCAGAAGCTTAGACGAGAATTGACTAGAACACATTCGGCATTGTAGATTACAAGTATTGTCTAGGCTTAATTCAATATGAGTTAGTTTACGAAAGTCTGAAGTAAGATGCTCTTTCTTAAAATCAAAACCGTGAAACTCATTAGCAGCGGTACGCATACTTGGATTACCGCTTGCCTCTTCTTCAAAACACTTTGAACAACGTGGATCTTGTTTTCCAGCTAACATGTCTTCTCGTAATTGACGAAAAGCATTCTCATAATCTTGCATACCTACTGCTTCTTGAGTAGGAAATCTACAACAAGGACGAATCGTATTCTTCATCGTCACAGTAAAAGATTCCCATGGAAGCATACATACTGTCTTAGACAACGAATCCAATTAAAAAATCCTTCCAAGCGCTTTGATTAAACTTTCGAGCTGAATGTAATTGCTTACAATCGAATATAAGCGCTTTCTCTCTATCCCATTCAAAAATCATATCAACTGAATGATAACCTAAATGTAAGTATTCTAATTCACCAGTGTCTTCATATCGAACTTGATTTGACCCAGCATATATTACTCTTCGATCTGACCACCATTTGTACATAAGAGTTGCTGGTTGATGACCACTCCAATCAATCGGAACAATACAACCAAGATCACCATCATTACCAGGGATAGTGTCGGTATGATATAAAACATTGACATCAGAATGAAAGTATTCAAAGACCCACCGACCTTGGAAACAATCCATCTGTCTATTCATATATTCTTGAGCAGCTTCAGGTAATCTTCGTACCCAGTTCTTTTTTTCTTTACCGAGGTATCTACGCTCATCTTGAGTATTTTCAAGAATCATGTCAATTGTATCCATGTCAAATGGATTATCAATGATTCTATTTTTCGTTTCTTTCGATGTCATTTAATCCTCTATCAGTTCCACGCTCATCGTACTTACCTTCAATTAACAATCGAAGTGGTGTACGTATTCCATAATATGTATCACCTTTGCCAAGATGAATTGAGTGGCATTCTTCTAAACCAAAGTCTTTACACACTTTTTGATACAACGGTGTATAATTTTTCCACCAAAAATCAGGACCATAGTATTTCATCATTTCAACACCGATCCACATATCAGACACATTACAATAATTATAGTCATTCATAATAGAAATAGGACCTGCGACTTTTTCTCGGCTGTAACGAATACCAATTCTATTTGATCCCATACCAAGAGCTTTCGATAAAGATACAGACACTGATTGAATTGCTGGATGGCTAGCATTAAAATAAAAGTTTCGACACTGACCAAACCAAGCTCCATCAATATGAACTGGCACATTTATTTTATAGCAATGATCAAGAACTTCATCAAAATCTGGAAGATAATTTGTAGTAATACACGATGGATATGATACTACAAGAACATCACCAAACGAAATTTCATCAGCAGCTTTTATCTTTTTTAATTTCCAACCAAGCAATCTTTCGTGATATCTGTATTCACCGTCAAACACACAAATCTTTCCTTTATGTAGATAATGCAATTCATCAAGTGTATGAGTCGTTCCATGTATGGCTTCACGTATTGGAAAGCGTTCTAATCCTCTATACTGAACCCATTTATGAGCATGAATCCACATATCAATTTCATTTAAGAAGTGTTTTGTATAAGCATGAGGATCATGTGGGTATGTTCTCATATTCATGCTAGCACGAAATTGAGTAAAGGTACTTAAAAACATCGGCCTTTGCCGTTTAGTTCCTAGATCGTCAAATGATAACTCTTCGTATTTCATACTAGACTCGCAAATTCAGGGTTGACTTCTTTAAAACTTTCATTACGAACAGCATCTAATTTATTCGTGTAATCTTTGAATTTTGGAAGAAGGTGTGAATTATCTTGGTTGTACATATAATTGATTATTTGATCAAAATTATCTTGGACTTTTCTTGATGGTGCAGACCATGATAATCTTTCAGCTACCATATCTTTAGCCCACTTTGGTAAAACGGTGATTGATAAGAAATTTGGCTCAGACACAGCTACAAAATTCAACCAACTGTCTTCGCTGAATCCATGATATTTATCTTCTTGCTCAGCAAACCAGTTAGCAATACCTGACATGTTGAGAACATTATAGATCGTAATAGTTGATCTGACTCCAACCCAAGAATTAGGAATCTCCATTAGATCATCCATCACTTGTTTCACGTCACACCATTGAGTCGGATATCTTTGGTATTCTTGGAAATGCCCTACTCCATCAAGCGAAGCAGCAAACATTATCTTTTCGTATTTTTGCCAGAGTTCTTTGAGTCTTTTCTTTGGACGGACTGTAAGGTTAGTACTATAGTTCAACCACATACCTTCGGCGTTACCAATCTCATCAATACGTTCTAGAATTTGTTGATATTCCGGAATGATGAACGGCTCTCCACCAGTCATCTTTACCATACGTAAATGTGGGATATGCTCATCTAATTCCGATATGTCAAACCCTTGTGGTTTATTACCATTTGTTGCTAACCATGTTTCAATGTCTTCTTTCTTTTTACCTACACCCGGTACACCAAAAGCATATTCATTTACTGCTACCCAATCTTTAAACCAGTTTGTTGAGTAGAAAGGACCACACATACGACAGCGAATATTACAACGATTTGAAAATGCTAATTCAAGCCAACGAATTTTTGGATCATGAGGATCTAGATCGTGTACTAATGGATAGTTAAATCCACCGACTTCAAGATGAATTTGCCTTAGTGATCTTTTTCGACCAGCATCTTCTTCTTCCCAACACTTACGGCAACCCGGATGTCTTTCACCTTTTAACTTGTACTGTTGAAGTTCTTTAATGAATTGATCATAGTTGTCATGGTCAATTTCCGGAAATAGAAATCGCGAGCAAGGTTTTTTAATTTGCTCAGGTCCGATATAAGAATGATTGAAAGGCATCGGACAGAATGTTTGAGAATAGTTTAAGGTTTCCATTTTGTCGTACGAATATCGCAATAATCTAAACACCATTGTTTAGTACATGTCACAGGTGCAGTTGGGAAAGTAAAATCATTATCATTTAAATTACCAATAGATCCTCCAACTGCACAATTACCAACCGAGACTCTTCCAAGTGGATCAATATTGCATTGTTCGATACCAGCCATACATGACCAACCAGTGTATGAATGTTCATTATTCAAAGTGATTAATTCATAATTAACTTCTTTTTCAGATCCATCTTCAAACGTTTGAATGATATTAGATGTCTGTTTACCATACTCGTCGTACCATGATTCCATCACTTTAATTTGCTCATTACTATAAAATGATTCACCGTTGAATAGCTTTACATTTCGAAAATCGATCTTATTAATACTAGCCATCATGAGTTCTTGGTACATATTATCGATCAATTCCATATGAAGAGGATTGACAATAAACCGTGCTGTCAAACTTTGGTCAGGTCTACGTTGTTCTTCGAGAGCAATCAATTTCTCGATATATTCATCTGGATTCTTTGAAACATAGTCCATGTGTAATGACATAACCATACCGTCAAGATCTTCATATAATTTTAAAAGCTTCTTTTCTGGTAAAGATCCATTTGTACAAATTGTCAAGTCATACGGATCTGTTTTTCGAATATATTTTACTAGCTTTGGAAGATCTTTAATAACAGTTGGTTCGCCACCGCCAAGACCCCATTCAATATGATTTCCCCTATGAGCAATAATCTTATCTACGTAAGTTTTCATTATATCAAATGTTGGTGGTTTAGATTTATCGTCATGATAGTATGACCACTTATTATCCGGATCCCATGGCATACAGTAGACACAATCAAAATTACATCTTGGTGTCATGTACCATTGAACGGCAAACGGAGTCTCAGGTGTTCTCCAACTAATTCTTTGTGCTACCTGTTTCAAAATAATCCCTCGTATTGTGGCACTACATCTAAAATATTCTGGCCACGTATCAAATCAAGTTTCTTTGTATGGTCAATAAACTCTTGCAAATGGTCTGTTGCAAAATCTTCGGAATTCATAAAATCCATAATACCATCGAGTATCTCAATAAATTTCTTTTTCACATGATCAGAATGATTTGAATCCATTACCCAATCAATGTACTCCTGGTATGTATCACAGACTTCATCCTTCAACATTTGCGGTAGAACTTTCACATTGTAATACTTTGGTGAATGACACATATGTTGAGTAATAATAGGACGTGGACCAGTGATAGGATTATACCGTGTGAGTCCAGATTCTTCAAGTTTCCATTTCATAAACTCAGGCAAATGAAATACATTAAACGGAGTTACTGTAAAAGCAAACCAACCCTTTAAATTAATATTCGGATTGTCGTTTAGTTTTTTCATGTTTTTATAAACAGACTTCCACTTAGCTGGTGTTCTTTGATATTCAAACACATCAGCATAACCATCGATTGAAACACCAATACGAACCTGTTTAAACTCTTCCCATATCTTCATGATGCGGTCAGTAACGTTAGTCAGGTTACTGTTGTATTCAATCTGAATGTCTTTGGCTCTACCCGCAGCAATCAATCTTTCAAGTGATTCAAAGTGTTCTTCAATGATGAGTGGTTCACCACCTACAATGTAAAGTTTCTTTGCTTTACCAGTATGTTTCTCGAAGTTATTCCAATAGAAGTTTGAGTTCTTAAACCAGTCATACTGGTCTGTAGACCATTTACCTTTTTCATTCTTAGTCAGTTGGATGAGATCGTGAGTATCTTTATACTTGGTGGTATTGTAAAGGGCGACATGATCTGAATACCACATGTGACTGTCGGTGGGCCCGCACATACGGCATTTAAGGTTGCAGAAATTGCCGTAACGAATATCGAAAAACTCGATATCAAAATCAGTAGGATCAATGGATCCGTCCTCGTTAGTTTTTTCCATAGCCTCTTCAAGCGTAAGGTCCCAATCTTCTGATTCATATTCTCTCCTTGATCTAATACCATTCACTTCTTCTTGGCGGCAACGTTCACATTCAGGATTCCATTCGCCTTTCATCATTGAAACACGAACGTCCTTTACAATCTCAGCATTACGTGCTTCATTTAAATCGTCACGACCAGCGTTATACGGTGTACCATCTTCTTTACGCATGATACCTTTCTTCGGACTATAGCTGTTGGTATTACAACAAATCCGAAGATCACCATTATTTCTTAAATTAATTGAGTTCCAAGCTAATGGACAAAACGTACTCATTTATACCACTCCAACCAATCGAGATCTGGAAAGACTTCATTGAAATCAAGGAATCTTTCTTTTCCTACTTTATAACACCATTCAGCAGTTTCAGGTAATCTTTCAGACCAATCTTCAGCTTCCATAAAAGTAAGTAGTCCTTCTAGTCTATTGATTCCATATTCGGAATTGCGCCATGTATCATAGTCAGTAGCTTCTACTCCTGTGCATTTTTGCCAGTTTTCTTCTAGATATGGATACAACTCTTCTTCATATTTCTGTCTGACTTCTTGTTTAAACCATTCAGGCAAAACTTTTACGTTGAGTTGTGGTGGCCAATAAGCAAGATGACAATTGAAAATGCCGGCACCATTTGGCCATTTGTTGAGTAACTTAAAGTTTGATTCAAGTTTCCATTTAATAAATTCTGGCATGTACATAATATTAAGTGCCATAATTGTTGTGGCTGTTGTCAATGTAAGATTGCCGTGTGGATAATCATCCATCTTTTGAATTGAACCTGTAATAACTTCCCAGTTAGATGGATACCGAATGAAATGATTTCTCATCTCAATGTCATCTACACTGAAGTGAAAGATAACATTACGAAACTTTGACCATAGATCAAACAAGTCATCACGCCACTCAATACCATTTGAGTTATAACGTAATTCAATGTCTGGTGCTAATCCATCTTCAATACATTTCTCAAGCAACATGTAGTGCTCATCCATAATGAGTGGCTCACCACCAGCAAAGTACAATTGACGTAGATGCGGAAGTGTTTCGTATAGTTCATCCCAGAACTTTGGATTCTTCTTATGCCAATTGTAGGATCCACCTGACCAAGCTAACTTGCCGGATTCTTTTTCCCAAGCCATTGACTTTTTCAGATTGTTGTTTTCAAGTGTAGGGTAAATCTTTTTATGTTCTTTTACCCAATTACTTGAATCATGAGGAGAGCACATAACGCATGCAAGCTGACACTTACTGCCAAGGCGAAGGTCGATATAGCGTATTCTTGGAGCCACTGATCCATCTTCTGCTGTGCCTTCGATAATTGGTTCAATCCCGCCTTGGTCTTTGATCCACTTACGAGTTTCCCAGATTCTTTTAGAAATGTGGCCAGCTTCTTCTTCTTTATAACATTTTGTACAGGAGCTTGGTTGTTCTCCATTTAACATCATCCTTCTAACGCCACGCATATATTCGTTATTCCACGATTCCATCAAACCGGTGGTGGCGAGATTTGATGGTTTACCGTCATCATTACGAAGTACACCAGACTCTGAAACAGTCTTATTGGTAGAGCTCGCGTTTACTGCGACGCCTGAAGCATTCGCAGTACAACATACTCTCATATGACCATTTGGTCTAGTAGAAAGATGCATCCACGGTAAAGCACAAAAAGTGGAGGAGGGGAACTGATCATCTACGCTCATAATGAAACCTTTATATATAGTGTTACACGAGGTATTTATAATGGATTTCTATACACTGAAATGGGGCGACAAGTACGGTCCCGAATACGTAAATCGGCTGTACGGCGGCCTCAAAAAGCACTATAAAAAACCCTTTACATTAACATGCTATACAGATAATTATAACATGTTACGCGAAGAAGTAAAGGTAAAAAATATCAAATCATTAAGAAAATTTGATACGGATCGTGTGTTTACCTATGAGAAGTTGATTCTTATGGAAAAACACGAGAAGGGTGTGTGGCTTGATTTAGACGTGCTAATTCATGACGATATTACAGACATTGAAAATGATAACGATTTTACCATGATTTGGAACTATTGGAATGATTATCGCGAGCGATCTTTACTTTGGTATGGTAAAGGCGGTTCTTGTCATGTCAATAGTTCTTTTGTAAAGTTCAACAATCCTGAGTGGCTTATTCAGTTTACTAATGACAATTGGAAGAAGATTGAGTGGACATATAAGTCTCTAGATAAATATCTCTTTTATCAACACCATAGAAATAATCGTCTCAAGTTCTGGGATGAAGGGTTTGTGACAAATTATAATCGGCAAGGATTCGAGTTAAAAGGAAAGATTTCTATTTTCAATACATCCCATATTGCGAGGAACAAAGGTATCGTGGAGGAGTCATACGAGCTCGACGAGGCTGACAAAGATACAGTTAAATTATGGAAAAGCTATGATTGATAAATTTGAATCGATATACTTTAACTATGATTCTATCATATTCTTAGCATGCAATGCTCGAAAAGATTTTCTACATAAGTTAGCATCATGTGGTATCAACGTAAAAGGAATTGACTACGATCCAAAATTCATGAATAGCCCTATCTTTATTAACAAGGATTTCGTGTTTGACGACGTAGATCTTAATGCTGATTTAGTTGTTCATGCTAACTGCGAAAAAACATATCCTATTACACTCGAAGGAGATGTACTACTCATCGGTGATAACGAAAAGCATAACGGAGATTGTTGTCCAGTTGAATCTGTCGAAGATCTAGTTGGATGGTATAATGTCAAAGAAATATACGATTCGTTTGAAATAATAAGTGAGCAGAAAACTCATTTTATTGTTTACGGGAGAACATAAATGGTGTATAATAAAGTAAGAATTTAATCCGGAGGGTAGTATATGCAACTTGAATATGCTGAAATGATGAAATGGCTTCGTCACAATCATTCATTTATGTTAGATCGTTGGATAGATTCTTTGCATCCAAACCAGATTAAGTGTAAAGAGTGGCTGGTTTATGAAGGTTTACCAAACGTTCAGATTCCGAGAGATGAGAACGGAAAGTTTCGTGTAGAAATCATTGGTGGATGGTATGGGTTTCCTCTTATTCAATTTCTAATGGATGAGTGGAATATTCAAATTCGTGAGATCGATATTTTTGAGATTGACTCATGGGCGTGTAAAATGATTTGGAAGTATTGTGATCTTTTTGGTTATGACAACGTACGTATTTTTAATCAGGACTACTTTACTTATACAGAAAAAAGACGTACACATTTAGTAATAAATACTTCATGTGAGCATATGTGGAATATGAACACAACAAAAGAGTATTATGAAGAACCTGAGCGTACTCTTTTAGCTCTACAGTCAAATGACAAGACAAACGAACCAGACCATATTAACTGTGTCAAGACCGGTCAAGAGCTCGCAGCTCAGGCTGATGTCAAAGAACTCTATGGTGGTAAGAAGAGATTTAATGAAGGTACTCCAGATCAATATACGAGGTACATGATACTCGGCAAATGGAAATAATTAACTCAAATCCAGATTGCTGTATTGTCTCGTTGTTTGTCCATAATGTCTGCAATTTTAATTGTAGCTATTGTAGTGATGAACATCGCGATGGGTCGTACCGTTGGCCTACTAAGTGGGATGGATACCTTGATCTAATTGACGAGATCAAAGAAAAAAAGAAATATGTGTATGTTCAGATTCTCGGTGGTGAGCCAACTTTATGGCCAAAGTTTCATGACTTTATAGATTATATTAGTGATGATCGTACGTACATTGAATACGCTACTAATGGAAGTAGAACAAAGCGGTACTGGGAAAGCTTACCAAAACATACAGCAACTGCTCTCTTTAGTTGGCACCATGAAGAAGCAGATGACGACCATTACCTTGATGTTCTCGAGATCATGCAAGACAAAGCTATGTGTGTGGCTACATTCTTATTGACTCCAGATAATTACGAAAGAGGACAAGCACTATACCATAGAATAGTAGAAAAAAAATTAAGAGTAGAAGCAATTCCAAAGTTTACTCGAGTCGTGATCGACGGACCTGACTATTTTGAATATACTGATGAACAGAAAAAATGGATTCAATCTCATTATTGGAATAATACTCAATCAGGTCCAAACTTTGTTTTACCACTCGAGTGTAGTGCCGGCAAATTATCAGAAATGATAGCATCAGAAAACTATTGGTTTCAAGGGTGGAAATGTAATGCTGGCCTTGATAGAATTTATGTACACACCAATGGCGAAATATGGCGATGCACAAAACAAGTAGGTGGTAGCTTAGGAAATATTAATACGTATTTTGAGCTTCCGAAAGATCCGATCATTTGTGATACTCATAAACCTTGTACCTGTCGGCTTGAAACTATACTAACTAAATGGAAATAGATAATCGTATGAGAATTACAAACAACAATCCAGATTGCGGCATTGTAAATATCATGCTTCATGACGTGTGTAATTATAAGTGTAGCTATTGTCATCCATATCATTATGGCGGAAAAAACAGATGGCCAGCTGACTGGGAAAACTATGTAGATCTTCTCAACGACTTTGAAAAGAATAATGAGTATATGTTAGTATCCTTGTTAGGTGGTGAACCAACACTCATGCCAAAGTTTGACGAATTCTGTAAAAAGATTAACTCTCCAAATAGAATTATTGAAATTTGTACAAATGGAAGTCGCACTTTACGATATTGGAATCAATGGCCTGAAGATCTTAATGCTTACATTGTATTCAGTTGGCATTATGAGTTTGCTGACGATGATCATTTCTTTGACGTAATTCAAGCAATGCAATCAAAAGGAGAGATTGTCGCTAATTTACAAGTGACTCCTGAAAATTTCGATAGAGCTCAAAAGTTAGTTGAAAGAATTATAGAAAGTAAAGCTACTGTTGATGTGAATGCTAAATTGACTCGAGTAAGTATTCAAGGCGATGGTAAGCTAATGGATTATAGTCCTGAACAAATTAAGTGGATCACTCAATCGAGAGAGAAAAGATGCTTGCCATTAAAAGTTAACTGGCCGTATCCTTGGAAAATCTATATCGATGGAGAAGAACGAGCTCATCCTGATATGATCGCTAACAAAGAAGTAGATTTCCGTGGATGGAAATGTATGGCTGGTATTAAAAGCTTATCTGTTGAAGCAGATGGTACTATTCGAAGATGTTGTGCTGGAGCTGACTTGCCACTTGGAAACGTTAATACAGTGTGGAGATTACCGGCTGATCCGTATACTTGTGATATTATTTCTTGTCATTGTAAACTCGACACGATGGTTGAAAAATGGAAATAGTATTACTCAACACACCACCAGCGTATGGACAATCATATTGGATACACAATATAGAATATATGCTAGATAACATAGGAGCTCAATATGATAGACTATCTGTTGTTGACGATATTTTATACGGTGGTGTGTATGATAAGCTTCGCCTGTTTGATCTTTTTAAAACCGGACAATACCTGTATTTTGATCTCGACGTTTTTATTGGGGGCACTATCGATCATCTTTGGCGTGATAAATTTACTCTTCTTCACGCATGGTGGAGGCAGCCTTTTCATACACCATTGAATAGTTCTATCATGTCTTGGTCAGGAGATCACTCGCATATTCATGATAAGTTTGCTGAAGATCCTGACTATTATATGGTAAAATATAATAAAGGCATTGACGAGTTTTTATACAAAGAAATAGAATATAATACTTACGATAAAGTATGTGATTCATATTTGTGGGATGGTGGTAAAATGCCAATCACACTATACAATCATGCGAAGGACGAACTATGGAACCACGAGTCTACGCTGTCCGTACTGGCGACAAATACGGCCCAGAATACGAAGAGTACATTGATTCAAAAATACCAAACGTAAATTGGATTCGTGAAGAGACTATTGGAAAAGCACAATGGAATAAGTTAGTTCCAATGTCTTTAGATATCGACGAACCAGTCGTAGTTATTGATATAGATATGAGCTTTATCAATGATTATATGGATGCGATAAATTATCCGATCGAACGCGGTGAGTTTATTGGAGCATATTGTTGGTGGGATGATGTAGATCCAGAATTAAATTATAGACTACAAGGTGGATTTCAAAAGTATTATCCAAAAGATTGTAAATACATCTATGATAAATTTGTGTCGGATTCTGAATATTGGATGGAGTATTATATCAAAAACGGGACCACTTGCGGCCCCGTTAATGGTGAACAGTATTTTGTAGAAGACTCTGTAAAAGAAAGACTGAAGCTTAAATTCTTACCCGAAACTTGGATGACTAATTGGAATAAGTGGGCTCAGTATAACAATAACTTTATTTTAGACGCTAACTTGCGCTATCCTGGAGAGTACCTGTTTCTTGGAGAAGAGTTTAATCCAGACGTTCGCCTTCTTCATTTTCAAGGGTCGAATACACCTCATAAAGTAACGAGAGAAGTTCGAGGCTGGTAGTTGCCTTTCGCATACTCGCTTTCCATTTGCGATTCTTTGAATTTTTTACTTCTTCAAGTTCAAATACTTCAAGTTTCAGTTTAAAGAATTCTTCAGCATTATTTCCAATTTCTTTAATTGATGTAAGATTAATTGGCTTTTCTTCGGCCGGTGCTTGAGGTGCAACGCCGGAATCAAGATAGTCAACAATCTCATCAAATCTTTCGGCGAACTTGTTAAAGTAAGCTACGCGAATTGATTCTTCTTTATTAAATTCTACGTAGTTTCTCTCAAGATCTTCTGGAGAAAACTCTTGTAAAATTTCATGAACAATTTTATTTTCAGGATTAAATGCATGGTGCGCAATAGTTACAGCACCATCGTTTTCATAATTTTTAAATTCTGCTCTGATCAGCGTATTATCTGTATCTGTAAATCGAGCATTGACTAATCTTCCGTCTCTTGTTTTCATTTCATATTCCTTATGCAGGGATCATATTAAAATAATATGTTGTTACTGTTGAGGCACTGCCTGATGGACTACTTATAGACCGATAAAACGTACCGTAAACACCGCCAATTGTATCTACTCCGAGAGACTGTGAATTTGTTGTTCCAGTTTGACGAGTGTTTGTGAATGTTCCACGAGTCTCTCCAGATGTTGATGTAGCCACTGTGTAGTATAGACCACTTGACATTTTACGCTGCAGAGAAGGTAACAAGACGTTTTGTACCAGCCCGCTAGCAGCTGTAATCTCAGCTTGTTGTAACTGACCAGTTGTGCCAGCACCTTCAAGGTTAAGAGGAAACGTATCTGATCCGGGAATACTATCTAACGCAGTTTTTACCCAAAGCTTATATGTTGTTGTACCAGCTGAATAAGTAGTATCTGCGAAGAATGTACCTTTATCAGTCCATGTTCCAGCTCCTCCGTTTGAAGGAGTAGATGTTGATACTCTATAAGAACCAACCTCATCACCAGTTCTCATATTTGTAATCGCTTGATTAGTGATCACATCAGCAATTTGAGCTTCGGTAGTAAATGGAATGATATGATCACTTCCAGAATCATAATACACTGGGCCGTGTTCGTTAAACACCGCAGCCGAAACAGCAGTCGGTGAAGATCTGTTTTGACGGTAATCGTATGTTGCGTCTGTTTCTGTACCAGTCCCTGGATAGCCTGGGTAACCTTGAGTAGTACCAGAGTTAGTAAGTTTTCTAGTGCCGTTCGTTTGTTGTGTAGAACTAGTGTCTGACGCAGAACCGATATCCGTTTCGCCTGATCCAGCAAAAACGTATCCGATTCCATTAGCACTCAAAACTGCAGCGTATGCTGCTTGTGTGTAATACGTGACTCTTTCAAGTTCAGCATCAGTCATATCTTGCAGCGAATCACTGCCATCATATTTAAGTGGAAATACTGTCATTATTAAACTCCAGGTCCGTACATTGTTTTAAGCGTTGTTCCCGCTGAATTTTTAATTTCTAATTTAGTTGTTGAAGCAAAGTTAGTCGATTTGATTGCTCCACTTTGAATTTTGTGAAATGATACCGCAGAATCAGCTAAGGCCGAATTAGAAACTACCTGAGCTCTAAATGCTCGACTTGGAACAGAGCTATCATTAAAGTGTTCTTGTTGGACAGCAAAATCTTGAATCTTAGATGCGTTAATTGCATCATTCACAAGAGTAAATGATCCACGCGATCCACCGGATCCGCTATCAAACGTAATGCCACCAATACCTGAAGTACTAACAAAGTAATTCTTAATATCAGCAGAATCTGTTACCTCAAAGAACGTATTCGCAAGATTATTTATAGCAGTTACTAAGTCAACCGCCGGAGTAGTAAGTGATGCTCGATTACCAATATCTGAATCTATGGCGTTAATGGCATGAACAAGCGTCGCGGCTGAATCACTTAGCGTCGCTAGATCTCCAATATCGGCTCCCATTTCATTCGACTTAGTTACCCAAGTTGCAATAGGATCTGATAGATTAATTGTTGTTTGAGCCATCTTTATCCTCTAAAATCTGTTGCATCATTTGTTTCATCATAGCAACATCATTACGAAGTATTTCAAGTTCTTCCTGTTGTTCTTTCCAAACCTTTTTACGATGCCTAGCTTTTGCTATATCTTTCGTATTTGTATTTATAACGGCTCCAGTACGTATATCTCTTACCCAGCCGTTCATCCCTTGTACTTGTTGTTTCATCATGTTACTAGAGCAATCACTCTTAAGTCTGTAATAGCAGGAACTTTAGATGAATTTGTTGAAGTCATAACAATCTTTACTTGGAATTGAGTAAATGAATCAAGGTTACCAACATCACCACCAGCAAGATATTCGTACTCACGGAATACTGTAACTTGTTCATCAGCTGGATTGCTTGTGACTTCACTTAACTCAGTGTATGATAGATCATCAAGGTTATCATCTGGTGTACCAGTCTTAAAGTATACTCTAAATCCTGCAGCGGATGGACGATTAGCACCAAACTTAATGCTCAAACCAACAGCTGGTTCTTCAAGAGTAACTGGTGTTGTAATGTGTTTCGCAGCATGTGAACCAAGACTAGCATCAGTTTCATCAACAAATCGAATTGGAACATTGAATCCACTTGTAGCTGAATTATCCTGTTTGTCAATAATGTTTTCACGCATTATCAAATCAGATCTTTGTAGATCGATAATTGGTGAAACTTTTGTGTCTGATGTAGCAAAATCGACTTTCATATCGAATGAGGCGCCAGACAAGCTATGAACAACTGCATTTGAATCGTTTAAAACAATACAAGGTGCTGTTAAAAAGTTATTTTCATTCAATGTAATAGGTGTATATGCACCGTCTTTTGTATATGTTGGATTTGTGTTTCTATTTCCAGCGTATGAAGAACCACTTACTAATTTTGCCGTAGCAGAAAGAGTTGTATCGGCTCCGGGTAATAGCGTTTGAACACTTGGTCTGAATCTATCGTACATCATGTTACGAGTAACGATCATGCCATCACCACCGACAAAGAGAGATCCTTGAGCGTTTGAGTCAGCGGCAAAAGTAAATCCGGTATGATCTACCTTTGTGATTGTTCTTGATCCAGTAACGGAATTGGCAAAACTAAACGCGCCACTTACATCTGCGTCTGATACACCAGAGATAAAGACTTTATCGTTCTTTGCGAGACCGTGGCCAACCATAAACACTGTACATTCAGTTCCACCTGAATCAGCAAGAAGTTGATTATCATTTGTTAATTCACGTATGTCTGTAGCATTGGTGAACAACGCTGAACCAGAACTTGCAAACTCTGCGCGATATATCTGAAACATCATATCACGATCTTGATCTGGCGACCAAGTTGAAGAGTTTTGAGACATAAACAAAGAACCAAGAGTAGGTTGCTTATTAACTCTTGCTTCGGTTGAACCAATCAAGAATTCATATGTCTTTGCGACAAAAACAGTATAATCAACGCTATCTGCCAAAATAACAAAGGCATATTCTTTATTTGGCTCTAGATAAACTGGCTCATCAAATTCAAAGTCTGTACCATGTGAACGAATATTATTGAGATCAGACGCATCAGTTGGAATATTAATACTAGCTGGATCTAAAAATTTAGAAGCATCTGGTAAAGGTTGATTTGATGGAACACCAGCGACAACTGGCCGGATTTGCATTTGAACCGGAACACCAGTTGACTTTGTTGCAAAATATGCTCTAATCTTTGTTATAAAAATGCCATTCTTATTTTCAACAGCATCTACAAAGAATGATTGAGCAAGAGGATCTCTTCGAATAATCTGTGTTGTTGTAACAATTCTTGTAACACGAACAGTATCTTGATATGTTTGTAAAATACCAGTTGAAGTAAAAGGAACTCTAGCAGTACTAATAGCTTGGGACTCATCAGTACCTGCACCGGATACATCTACCAGTTTAAATTCGCGAGTACCAGTTCTAAACTTAAAATTATCTCTGCTAGGAATAACAAATGAACCAATGATGACACCTGAAGCGTCAGAAATTAGATTTGTAGATCCATCAGGGTGCGCAAGTGCTTTTTGGAAAACGTTTGAATTATCATCCTGACGTTCTGCAAATGATTTAAACGTTGTTTCTTCACGTGTGTAATCATCAATCGCTTTCTTACCAAAGTACGGAAAATACCGAGTGTTAGGGCGAAGGCCTTGTGCCTTAAAGAAAACTTTTCTGCCACGCATGAAAGGAATGAACGACACATCAACGATTTCCGTTCCAATTTTTTCTCTGCGAATATCAACGTTAGACATTATGACACTCCGTTATATTTGTCTTTTTCATTTATTAATCACCCCAATCCGACATACCAGTAGGACCGCCACCTCCAAATTGGCCAGCACCAGCTGTACCAGATGGATCGCGTCCAATATCACCGTTATCCCGGCCGCCGTTATCATCACCGCCGCCACCGCCATTGATGCGGATAATTCTAACTTTTCTAATAGTTCCACCATCTACAATTGCATCAGGTGCTTGACGGCGTTCGTACCACGTATCAGATCTTGGTGATAACGTGATATGACCTTCACCAGAGAATACCGCAAATGGGTTAACATTTTCTGTTTCAGTCGCTAATGGTTGATCAATAAACACATGGCTTGAATCTACAGACAAAGTCAAGATATCGCCTGACGGTCTGAAAACTCCACGTGTAGTGCTAGTAGAATTAGCAGAATCGTATAGAAGACGAATGACATTTGACATTGCTTGAGGATGTAGTACACCACTACGTTCATGAATAAATGCTCTATATTCGTCTCTTTCAACATCTGAAAAATTGAAATTATCAAATGGATCAGCAATGAATCCAGCTTTTGTTCTTTCATTACCGGCCGAATCAACAATCGTTAATGCTTCGGTGGCATTTTCAAGTAAACTTAACACAGTCAAATCTTGAAGATCATCAATTCTTTTCTCAAGATTACCGATATCTGCCATTGTAAATCGTTTAGCTTCAACATAACGACTTGATAAATCAGATTCATGGATTGTAAATGGATTCAAAGTAAACTGATAGATTTCTAAAGATCCATCTGGTACAGCTGGAAGTTTTGCACCAGTAAGAGCTGGTTCACCTTGAATATAACGAAGCTCGCCAGCTTGTGGATAACGATCTAGATTTTCATCTTTTGTTGCAACAACGAGTCGATCTTTACGAGTAAGATAATATGTTGGATTAATATCAAAAGCGTTTTGATTTGCTGGAAGCAACGGAGTAATTTGGCTACCGTTACCGGCTGAGTCAAATGTGTATCTCATTGTACCATCTGAATCTGCAAGAATACCAGCCACTGGGCGGAAATCAAGAACATTTCTTAAGCTAACAGTATTACCATCCTGTTGACGGTAATCTTGAATCCCATCGTATCCAACACTATCTCCAGATGGATAAGATGTTATATCGAAATGAGTACCTGATGTGCTGTGTGTAAAGTATCTGAATTGGACAACTGCGTTACCGTTTGGAAGATTACCAACACCACTATTCTTTATTAATCGGCCGATGCCATAAAAGTTATCTCGTTGACCATTATCGACAGTAAAGAAGTTTGTTAAATCAGCTCCACTTGTAGAACCTAAATTAATTCCTTCAACTTTATAGATATCTGCTTTTCTCAATGATAAGAATTGAGTACCATTTCCGTCTGAATCTAAGTCATTTTGCATGTTCAAAGTAAGAGTCTGTTGAGCAGCAAGAGACTTTGTCTTAGCCGAGAAGTTACTTGGACCTTTGTGAACTTGTAAAGCGTAAATGTCGTATGTTCTAGTATTGCCACCGCCACCAGTAATATTGAATTCAGTACCAGCTGGCGAACCAAGAGTAATATTAAATGTAAGACTTGCGACTTTTCCAGAAGTATCTGTTGCAACCCAAGAAGTAGAACTTGTGAATGTATCACCACCAGATATAACTTGGTTAGAAGCAAGAACACCACTAGCGTTTGTTGTTACTGTATATTTCTTTTGAAGCGTAATATCGTTTGAAGATGTATAGGCAATAGTTGATGGACGAGCATAACTAAGAGGGAATAACAAATTATTGTCAGCAGTACCTTGAATAACTGCTCGACCACTTACTTGTTTTACAGCGAGATATTCATTAGCACCAGTTCCAATTGAAGCAGTGTTCGCAAAGTTTTGGCCAGAATTCATTTGAATATCATAGAGATAAGCTCTATGGTCTGCTCCGTCTTCTTCATAACCACGAATTCTTGCGTATCCAATATGATTTGGAACAGCTCCAGCTGAATCATGTACGCCGTCAAAAAGATTTGATCTAGCGTGATTTTCTGGTAGATTGTAGTTTGAATCAAAAAGAACATAGTTACCATAACGAGGAATTACAGTATCACCATTCTCTGCTTGAGTTGTCTGAGCCTTTGGTACAGTAATGTCTTCGGCTGGAATATCAATTCGATAACCATCAACATATGCTAAACCATTACTTACATCCAAGCTAAGATTTGAATCATTGAGTGGTTCAAACTTTGCTACAAAATTCTTTACAATATAGTCGCCTGATTCTTCTTTAGTTCTTAGCGCCATGAAATCGCGAATAATGTTATAAGAACTATTAACCGTTACTTGTTTACCGATTTTGTCATTTATGATTTTACAAAGGAAAACAAAGTTGTCTGAAGCAGCTAATAAGTCACGAGTACTCAGAGTAAGGCTAATCCGATATCGATCTGCACCAGGTGCTGCGTTGTTTGGAGCCGCGCCTTGGTTATCAAAAAGATCGTTATCATCAGTTGCTGTAACAATATCTTGTACAAGCTTAAATCCAAGTTCTTTTGTGCCAGTCTTTGAATACTTATTCACAAATGCGGATTGTTGTTTGACGAAAACAAAGTGGCCTTGTACATAAAAAGAACCAGAAGTAATTGAAGCTTCTAAGCCTTGACCAGTTGCGTCTGCAGAAGCAATTGTAAGTGCATCGAGAGAACCACCATCATGAGTTAGTGTACCACCATTCGAACAACGAACAGCCGATGCGCCAGCTGTACCGCTTGACGTGCTAGTATATTCTACATAGATTGTATCCGGGTCAGAACCGGTAGCTTCAACAGCCTTAATGACTTTGACTTTAATGCCATCGCCATCAGTAAATGTTTCACCAACTACATCACTAGCAGCTGCTGGAAGAGCTCCTGAAGTGAGCTTGATAAATTCTAAATTGTTGAGTGTAAGGTTACCGCCATTTACTTTACCACCTTCTTTGAAGATGTTTGATCCCATCCGCTGAATCTCAGTTTGGATGATTGTCTGCATTTGCGTAAGCTCACGTGCTTGCAAAGCTCGACCAGCGTTAAAGAGTATCCGATGGTAATTATCAGAGTCTTTAAAATCGTCCTTATATGTAGTTCCGAACGTAGTAGTGGTAAATGTAGTTGCCATTCTTTACACCGTCAATATAACTTTAAGGTCTTCGGTTTGAGACGAAGATCGAACAATTCTTGCTCTATTCTCTATGTATAACAAATCTCCAGAGTAAATATCAACAGGACTAAAGAGGTTGCCACTATCAACTGTACCTGATCCACCTAAGTTACCAGTTAATGCTTCTGAATTTTGGAAGTGACCGTTTTGAGTCTTTTCGTTTTGATGGAATCGAATAGTGAAACCACTATTTGAGTCAACTTCATCAACAAATGCAGTTACTCCAGAAGTTCCGCCAGTAATAATTTCATCAACAGAAAATCCAGTTGTAGCAATATCAGTTGTAAGAGTTAATTGGCGATTCACTTTTGAAGATGTTCCAGAATATCTACCACCGGGAGAAGCAGAATCAGTGAGGTCTAAGTTTTTCAAAACAAGAATTTGTCTGTAATCGTTAGTGATATTAAATGTTCCAGTTTCGGTACCATCAGCTTTAACGTTTGACAAAACACTTGAAGATTTCAAATCTTTACGAGCATCAAATCCAAAGCCATCACGTGGACCAATGATTGGTCTTAATGAACCACCAGTTCCTCCACCGCCTGAGAGCGAGATTGAGCTATAATCATATCCTGAACCCATACCAGCAGATTCATTGTCCATAGTAACTTTTACAATACGACCACCAGAGATTGTAGCACTAGCTGCAGCTCCCGCACCGTTTCCGCGGAAAGCGATTGTTGGTGCAGAAGTATAACCTGAACCACCATCTACGATTTCTGCTCCAAGAATCTGTCCACCAGTTGAAAAGTTTTGAACGTTCAACTGTAGAAGTTGGAAAGCAGTGGCTGCACCAGAATCAACTAGAACTTTTTGTGTTGGAAAAAATCCAGCAGTCAAGAAGTTAGTAGCTTCACCAGCTGAGATAGAATAGAGATACTTCCAACGATAACCATCAGAAGTTTCAAATACAGACGAGACACTCGCACCAGCGGCGCTATAAGATGGCTTGACTGTTGATGGGTTTGCAGAACCGGTTGCACTCTGGCTTTGTTGAATACAGATATAAACTTCGTTATCTTCGGTCAGTACATAGTATGGTTGTGTTGGATAACCTACTTGTTTATCATTCCAAGCAGAATATGTTGTACCTGAAGACCAGTTATGTCTTGTCGCGACAAAAGAAGTTGCAGTAATTTTCTTAATTGATTCAAGATTACCGCGAGATATACGAGAATCGAATTGATGGCTAAGTGGAGTAGCAGTAGTGTCAGATGAATCATAAGTGTCTGTCTTACCGATGCCAATAAAGTACTCATTTGAGTCAGTTGTGCTTGTGACTTCAGTGAAGAAATTAAGCGCGATTTGATGTTTAAGCGCGTCTGTTACAATTGCTGCCATATTATACCACCGTTGTTACTGATTGATTGCCTACGAGGAACCAGTTGGAACCATCCCATATGCATTGTGCTCCTTCATTTTGAGCAATTGCGAAACTAGTATTAGTGCCAAAACTTGTAGGCGTAATTGTTGCAGTCCCGGCTCCTTTGTTTGTAAAGATTTTATATTCACCAGTTGTCGTTCCATCTGCCAATGCAACAGCAAGAGCTGAACCTTTATTACATATAATATATGAAGCTGCCGTTGATGCAGTACCGTTCGAAGTAATTGTAACCGATTCGTAAGCAACCTTACTTACTTCAACCGATCCAGTACCTTTAGCGTTAATGTTTAGATTAATGTTACCGTCTGTACCAGTTGCATTGATTTGAGGTTTACCAGAAGCTGCAGCATTAATAACTGTAATCTGGTTAACAGACGACGCCGATCGAGTAAAGTTAATAAACGGGTTACCTGATGAATCGTTGATACAATGTAAAATCTGAGGTCGATTAATGATAGGTGTACTTATTGTTTTGTTTGACAAAGTCTGAGTAGCACCATTCAACGTTACAATACCATCAGAGTCTGGCAAAGTAATTTTGACATCAGCAGTTACATTACTTGCAACCAGTCGAGTTTCATGAGCGTCTGCAGTAGCACCTTCAAATACTACCGCACTATCTTCAAATGTTACTTGTGAAGACAGGTTATTGCTATCTCCACCACCTAAAAAGCTATAGAGCTCAACGAAGTTAGTATTAATTTTTGTACCAGCAGCTTTCAGCGTATCACCAGTTCCGTCATTCGCAGTACTGCCAGTATTGATATTTTGTCTTGCCATTTATCTAAATCCTATAATGGTTATTTATATCGCAGAGTCAGATGAAATGCGAGTAAAGTAGTCATTATCCATAGTTTCTACAGTCATTGCAAAGTCTGGGCGGCCGGATGTAGCACTATCATCAAATGTAAACGAATTCGGATTGAGAATTGTTTTAATGTCGTCATAGTATTTACCCCAGACACTAGCTGTAAGATCTGAATCAACTGTGTAGTAAAGTAATTCTTGTTGAATAGTATCAACACGGAATTGAGTACCATCACTTGAATCATATAGAAGAGTTGTTTCACCGAATAAAGTTCTAGGTGCAAGTTCTACTTCTGACAAGTAAATCGCTGCGAGCTCTGGAACTTCAAGTGGATCATGTGTAGTAACTGTCGGAGTAAAAGAAGCACTTCCAACAGACACAACATCACCAGCAAAGTGGAAACCAGCCGGGTGTACAAACTTCTTATATAAATTTTCATAGTCAGATACAGAAAGACCTGATCGAACTAAAATTGAAAGAACTTGGAACCTACGATTATCTATCAATCTTTTCTGAGAATCAAATCCAAGTTGTGATTCACCTACAATAAAAAGATCTTTCTTTGGGTAAATGATTTCAGCTTCTTCGTTAAAGAATCCACGAAAGAAACCTTCAGCAGAGTTTCGTGTACCTTTTGCTTGATAAAATCGTGCAAGAAGACGAGCCATTAAGCGAGGTTGATCGAAGAAACTAGATGCTTTTAATCCGTTACCAATCTCACCAATCAATTGATCTAAGTATGTATCATCAGTTTCTGCAATATCTCTTGCTGCAAAAACATCACGTATTTTTTCAGAAAAGTTAATAGTTCCATTGTCACTATCAAGACTTTTATAATATTCTTCAAGAAGAGAAATGAGTTTAGAATTATCTTCTTGAAAGTACTCAGGTAAAACCTGATCTACTTTTGAAGTAAAAAGAGTAGGGTCTCTTCTATTTTTATCTATTGCGCTAATAGCCATTTTATACTGTCAATGAAGTTGTAGTGTTATCGTTATCAATCGTACCTGAAGCAGTCGTGAGGCTCAAATCAATATCAAGAATATAGTTTCTCAAAGGTTTAATTGTTTGTTGATTTGCCGGTGTGACTGATATTTTAATAGCATCACCAACATAAGCAGAAAGTTTAGAACCAAAGCCAGTGAAAGTAATAACTCCAGTATCTTTATTGTAGGATCCTACGTTATCCTCTACCACAACACCATTGATAGTATCAAAGACTTCAATAGTAGTTGATGATAGTCTATTTCTTAAAACGCTGGTTTTGCCATCGTATGTAACTGACGAAGAAGTAAGAACAAAGTTAACATCATCTGGAGCAGCAATAGGCATTGGAAAATCAACAGTATAATTACCAACTGTGTTCAATGTAGGAGCAAATCTTCTTTGAGCTTTCACGGTCATTGACGAGTTTAAAATTGCTGGAGAAAGAGCATCGATAGCAGTAATTAAACCAGATTGTCTAAATGATTTATTGAACATACCAAGATTTTCAGTGAAATAAGATGCAACAGCTGATTTGATATTATTTTGTGTTGTGTCAAGAGTAACATTAGTCAATTCTGGATCAAAGTCAAATTTAACTCTGAGTTCAATAAAAGTAAAAGCTGGATCAGCGAAGACTGTATCAATCGACATGACTGCCAAGTTTTCTGAGATAGTAGTAGCGATTGTATTCTTTGTTGCAGTCTGAATATCTTCTGGAATATTCTCAAAGAAATTGATTGAGACATAAGTGCGTCCATAGATTGCTGGAACATTGTCTTCACCACCCCAAGATATAACATCACTAATCAGTGAGTTAAATCGTTGGCCGATAATTGCTTTATAGTCATCAGCAGTTACAAGTCTTTGTTGAGAAGCAAAAACAAGTGGAGCGTTTCTTTTAATCGAAGTAATTGATTCTTTATCATCACCTGCCGCTGATGCGGTAAGAGTTGTAACATTCAGTGTATAATCACTTCCATTAATTCTAATATCGTCGTCTGCTGTAAATGTAGAAATACCATTTGCATCTGCAGCGTTACTTGCAAGATACGTAACTACAATTTTATTACCAGCACTTGGAGATTTACCAAGAACATTTCCTTCACCAAAGATCAATTCAAAAAAGCCATTCGGTGTTTCACGAACAATGAAAATGGTTGAGGTTGATTCAATTCTTACAGTATTTTCAACATTCGAGTATGACGTAAAAGATGATGATGTAGTTGTATCAAATACATCTACTTTCATAGTATTCTTATCAAGCTCAGTATCAGGAATGATATAAACTTGCTCTTCAGTAGAATCACCAACAATAAACGTTTTAGTTTTTAGTGTACCTTCTTTGATTGACAAAGATGCAGTACCAGAAGAATTAAGAAATGCAAAGTTTCCGGCCCCATCGTTGGCGGCAGTAAATGCTTCAAGAGTCTGGAAAGTATATGATGTGTCACCAATTGTGCCAGTGAAAGTAGTATTTGCTGGAAGAGTTGCTTGAGCAGTTACAGTGTCTGAAGTTGCAACTGAAGCAGATATTGTAGCAAGAGATGCAGTTTTTGAATGAGGATAATAACCAATTGTTTCAGCATGAGATACAACTGAAGAACGAAGTTGAGCAGAATTTAAAAATGTTTCATTGATAGCAATGTTTGCAACAAGGCCGTTCAAGTGTGTATTATAAGCCAATACATCAAGAATGTTAGACAAGCCAGCGCCTTCAAAGTCGTAGTCAGCAAATTCGCTCGATGCTTGTAGTTTCGTTTTTAACGCTTGTTTGATTGTATCAAAATCAAGACTTGATGATGTGATAATTGCCATTATCTTAACCTCGTGAGATCAATTGAAATTTCTTCGACTGCGCTAGTGTTCAGTACTCTAAATGCTACACGAACTCTAATAGAATTATTGTCTGCATCAACAGTAGATTTAACTCCGAGCAACGCAGCTCTTGGTTCGTCTCTACTAATAGCTTCAGCCACAGCATCTTGTATTTCGTCTTCTTCTAAGCCTTCGCTTAATTCAAAAAGAAATCGATTTAGACCAGCGCCGTAAAAAGGACGAAATGGTTTTTCACCAGGATTCGTCATTAATATATTTTTTACTGCTTGTTTTACAGCTGCGGCATCTTCTTTTTTGAAGATATCGTTATTCGCTTTTTTGGAAAACGTCAAGTCAACATCTTTATAATTAACTGTACGAGACGTTACTATAGAGCGTGTTTGTAAATTACCATCTTCTACTGCAAATTGACGTGCCATTTATAATTCCTTTGAACCTATTTATACTAGTCTCCAATGAATACTGTCTGAGAACTGCTTGTAATTACACCAGCGTCATTTCCATTGATTTCAGTATCATTATCAACAGTTGTATCATTTAATCGTGCAGCACCATCTGTTTCTTTACTTCCATTATTCAAGTTAATAGTTTTGCCGTCAGTAGTAATATCTTTTGTTACATTTGTATCCATGCTACCAGTAATATTTTCTGTAAGATTTCCTTTGACATTAACATTCATGTTACCGTTGACTGTAATATCTAAATCACCGGTAATATAAACCTTGTCATTACCATGTACTGCTTTGAATCCGTTCTTGTGGTGAGTGACCACATCTCCATTCGGGTGCATTTCAACAAAGGAACCTGAACGATGATAAATGTGAATACGTGAATAGTCGGTAATATTACCATCACCATCGCTATCATGAGAATCATCAATTTCAATTACATTTCCACGAGGAGTTTCATGGACGTAGTTCATTGGATATATTGTGTTGTATGGAGAATCCGGTTCGTCAAACGGCTCTTCACCTCCACGAGAATTTGCATCTTTTGCAATTTTTACTGGATCAGTCTGGTTTGAAACTTTTCGAGCAACTAATGTATTTGTTCCAGTTGCTAAAACATTTGTTGATTTATTCTGTACGTCACTATTGTTTCTTGCAAGATTGATTGTACCATCAGCATTTGTAGTATTTTCAAATTTAGGCAACGTACCCATAACTAACGGTAATTGAGAATCTGTGCCATCAAGGAAAACACCGAAAACTCTAGCACCAACTTGAATTCCTAGATTATTTCCATATCCATTCGTACCACCTTCAGTGATAGGCACTAAACATTGCGCCCAAGGTAACCTGTGCCGCGGTATTAGATTACTATTGTCGTGATGAATACCTTCAATCTGAACTCTCACTCGACCGAGTTGAAGAGGATCTTTAATAGATGTCACTTCACCTATAAACCATCTTGTTCCGTCACCATAAAATTGTTTGTATAAACTAGTCATTCTGTCTCAAATCTCCCATCTTTACGCATGAAAGAGACACTTCATATTTTTCTTTCTTAAACATATGCCGACAAGCAAAAATCAAATAATTGCCTGACCTTCTTGTATCTATTTGATTTGATCCTGTATCTCTGTCAGCAGTTGCCTTTGGAAATTCAACAGCAATATTATTTCCAATTGTTGAATGTTTATCACCGTCAATAAAGTTGATTCCATCAACAATCATAGTAAAAGGAGCTCTCTTGATGATGTCATCCATTACACATGAAATTACAACCTGTTTGTAACCAGCTGCAGTTTTTGATTCTGAATAGCCATTGTCCCATGTGTGTTCTTGGTCATCATTCCAAAAGAAATTACGTTGAGAGTTAGATCCACCAATTCGTGTGATGTCTCTACTTCTATATTCGTTAAATGATTTTTCATTAACTTTGTATAATGTCGAGAACTCTGGATTTTCTTGGCCAGCCATAAATCCTTTTTCAATCAGCACATCGTATAGATCTCTTCTCACATCAAAAGAAAAAGTCCGACTGGTTTCTTGTGTAGTGTCGATATAACGATAACTAGATCCAATTAAGCCTTTTGCAATCATGGTTACAATATTTTGAAATGACTCAAATTTATGATTAATAATCATTTTATTACTTGGAGAATCAAGAGAAGCTTTGTCAATTCTAAAGCGTTCAATTGGATTAATCACTGGTTGAGTTAAGAGTGTACCAAGATCTCTAAAAAACAAACTATCCTTTGTCAAAGACGAATGCAGATAGAACGGAAATCCTTCAACTGTTGTTGCTCTATTTCGCACCCATTGCATAGCTTCTAATGGATCCATATTTGGAACAATCAAGTGTAAATTTTGATTTTCATTTTTTAGTTGGCTAAGTGGTTCGTCTGAGCTCAGTTGTTCTTTGAAATATTGCTTTGCTATTTTTTCAATAATGTTTCCGCACTTACCAGAATAATGTCGATTGACGTTATATAAGTTTGATATGAAAGCAATGTCTTCAATAAGACTAAAGATTACAAGTTGTGAATCATCATTAGCATAAATTACTTTTGCTTTAGTAACGTAAAAATGATTGGTGATTGGTACAGAAACATCATCTTTGGCCGACGTAATAGTAATTGTAATTCTTTCACCGCCAATTATACCAGCAGTTTCGTAAAGATTTGTCTGATCGGCTATAGACATTTCTGCAGTAAGATATGGTTTATCAAGGTGTTCAAATATATCTAAATCAGTAACGACTCTTTTCAGGTCAACAGATTTTGGCAGTCGCTCAGATTCAAGCAACACCTGGTCGAGTTCAAACGATGATTTTGTTCTTTCAATAGGAGGCATTATGTTCCAACAGTATCTCTAAACGATCTAGCGACTTCACGAATGATTGATGGTTTAATAACTTTCATTTGCCTTTTCGCGTCATTCAGTCTTTCTAAACGCTGATACCAAGTTACTTCAGTTAAAAGAGCTCCCGGTCCAACTTCAGGATCTATATCAACAATATGGCCTTCAGCGTTTTCGTAATGATGAGCAGTATTATACTGAAACTCAAAGCTGGTTGCTACAATTGTTTCAGTAACATTATCGGTATTTACACTATTAATATTCTCACCAACAAGAAATGAACCACTCACGTCCTCGAGAAATAATTGACCAAAATTAAGATTTCTTTGTGCAATTGTTGCAGTCGCTGCCGAAGTGCTACCAGTAATTGTTTGACCTACTTTAAACTTGTCTGTTAATTTAGTTCGAGTTGTAATCACACGCCTAGGATATAATTGAGTAATTTGATTGAACAATTGACGAGGCGACAATGGCCAACCAGTTGAGCGAACATCTTCATTCGTTAAATAAAAAGTCCAATGATAATTTGGAGTTCCATATAATTTTTCAGATACTGTATCTGGCCTATCTTCTGGAAGAGCGTAATATTCAGTATAAGCAGCAACGTTGTTCATTACTTGATCAACAATGTTGGCATACACAGATATATTTTCAAACTTGTCTGTAGCTTCGTTTTCACCAAACTTATAATCAATAATTGGAAAAGACTTAAAGAAATTAGACATTATAATCCCTCCGGTGTATCAGCAGCAGTACGCTGTCGAGGTCCTTCAGCTGGTGGAGCAAGTACTTCATTCTCATCAGCCACACCTTCAAAATCGTAATACGAAACATTGTCTTGCAAAAAGACATCGTTTCTTGACTGTGCTTTGTATTCTGCAAATGTAACGTTCATATCAATCTCTGTTGGTGAACCATCGGAGAATACAGTTGTAGATGTTGGATTATATGTAGTACTAATTGACTTACAATAACACAGCTTAATAGGAGTGCCAATATTTTTTGGACTTCCATCACCGGTGTATTGCAGTTTAATTCTAAACATATTTGGGTATTCATAACCAACCGCAAAGTTAGGATCACCAATTAACTCAGGATACGAATGCCACCTGAAGAAATTAATAATTGCTTTGACTTGTTTAGACTCTTCAAAACTTGTTGGAAGAAACTTGAAAGCAAAGTTAAATTCACGGATGTTAACATTCTGAAATGCGGTACGTGCATTTGGATTTACTGAAACTCTAGCACCAACCTGTACAGCCTGAGATCCAACGGGTAAACCTCTTGCTAATCGAGCAATACCGAGTCTACCAAGTTCTTGTTCAGACCCACCGAATGCGCTTAATAGCGAAAGAAAACTTTGGCCGGTTTCTTTTAAACCTTCCATCGCAGCCTGACCAACTGATCCACCTTGATTTAGAACATTTGTAATAGCACCACCAAACGCTCCAAGTTCTGCACCACTATAGTTGAATCCATCATTTACTTGAAAACTAATAGGAACATGAATAAGCGCTTTTTCACCAGGGATAGACCGCATTTTTAACCCAGTTGAAGTAATATTTCCAGATTCTTTAGTTCTTATTTGATTTGGCGGTCCGGCTGTATATGTCTCACTAGCATTATAATTAACGCTAAACTCGGGTGGTAGTATTTTCATTGCTTGAAATGAGATTCGTGTAAGGAGCTGGTTTCTTTCAAGCGGATACTGATAGGGACCAGTGACTCTTTGATCGCCTTGGTTAGCCCAGCTCTCGTCCATTAGTGTATAAGACATTCGTTCTTTTCCTATAGATATACAAATAACTCATGAGTATTTATAACGTAAAATGGCCTATTCTGGAAGATACACTGTAGAGAATAAAAAGAAGTACGCTGGTGATCCAAACAACGTAGTATATAGATCGTTGTGGGAAAGAGACACATTTAAATGGCTCGACAGAAATCCAAAAGTAAAGAAGTGGTCATCCGAAGAGATTGTGATTCCATACTACTATGACGTCGATAAAAAGTATCACCGCTATTTCCCCGATATCAAGATTGTCTTTGAAAACAAAACAGTCCTCGTCGAAATCAAGCCAGCAAAAGAAACAGCCCCGCCCAAGAAAACCGGAAAAAACCAAAGGCAATACATAAATGAGGCAGTCACTTATGTAAAGAATATGAATAAGTGGGAAGCTGCTCAATCGTTTTGTAAAGATCGTAAATGGGAGTTTCAAATCTGGACCGAAGAAACATTAACGTCAATGGGGATTATGTCTAAACCCTTGAAGAAAGTTCCCGGTAAATTAAAGCCGTTGAAGCCTTATAAAAGACGCAAGAAATAGTTATAAATACACGTATGGCAGGAGAAAGTTTATTTAGAGAACTCGAGATTGAAGCGTTCCGCGCTGGTATTACACCCCGGACAAAGCAATCTATTGAGTGGTTTCGGAACAAAGCACGCGAAATGTTCCGAGGCAGAACCGTCGGTAACCGCAATAAGATTATGCAAGACGATGCATTAGATCTTAGGAATAAACCGATAACTAAAACTGGATTGCTTGGAAATATGTACATGTACTTCTATGATCCAAAGCATAAAGACACTCTACCATATTATGATGGATTTCCTCTGATCATTATGATGGGCCCGGCAAAAGGTGGATTCTATGGATTGAATCTACATTATTTGCCACCAACTCTCAGAGCCAAACTTCTTGACGTAATACTAGGAAATGATAACGCAAAAATTCCACAGAAATATATTGCACCAGCAATGAAGCATTATTTGTTCAAACATGTCAAAAGCAGATTTGCTCTAGTTGACAAACCTGAATGGGAAATCGCTACATTCCTTCCAATGGCAGATTGGAATAAAGCAAGAGCTAATTCAGTTTATAGAGATTCGAGGAAGAAGTTAAGAGGATGAGCAGCGTAGACACATTAAAATTAGCTATCACTGCTGGACTAGGACTGGCTCGTACAAACAAGTTCATGGTTAGTTTACCATCAATTGGCGGTGGCACCGGAGTACTTGGAGCAATCACAGGTGCTCTTGGTTCAGCACAACGAAATATTCTTTGTACAAACGCAACTCTTCCGGGCAAACAAATGTTGACTCATGAACGTCGAGTTGGTATCGAACAGCAAAAAGTAATGTATGGTTATGCTATGGATGATGTGACTCTTCAATTCATGGAGACTTCAACACTTCCGATTCGTAATTATTTTGAAAGCTGGATTGCAACAATGCATGATACTTCTCCCGGAAATCAGGACAAGAACGTTGTCAATTATCCGACTGAATATAAGAAGAGAGTTACCATTCACCAATTAGCAAACCCTATTCCATTTGGTCGTATATCTCTACCACTTGGAATGAACCCGCAGATTTCAACTTATTCTTGTGCGCTAGTTGACGCATTTCCGACAACATTGAGTCAAATTGACTATAATAATGATCAAGACGGATTTGTAACATTCAGTGTTACGATGTCTTATAGATTTTGGGAAAGAGTACCAGCTGGTCAGCTTTCTCTTGGATATGGCCTTTAAGGAGTAAATTATGGCACTACCGCGACTAAATGATGTACCTGAGTATGAATTGACGGTACCTTCGACTGGACACTCTGTTGGCTTCAGGCCATTCTTAGTAAAAGAACAGAAAGTCCTTATGATTTCATATGAATCAAAAGACGTAAAACAAATTTTAAAAGCAGTTTTGAATTGTATTCAAGCGTGTGTTAAAAATATTGATGTTGGTAAATTAGCAACATTCGATGTTGATTATATCTTTACACAGATCCGATCAAAGTCTGTTGGTGAAACTAACGATGTTATCATGAAGTGTACAAACTGTGGTCATGAAAATAAGCTAACTATCAATTTAAATGAAATCAATATTGATGTTGAAAAGAAAGATATGACTATCGAGCTCAATGACACATATACATTGAAAATGAAATATCCTACTTACACTGACATCATTGGTGATAGAGTTCTATTAAACGATAAACGTACTCAGACTGAACAATTACTTGCTACACTTCGTAATTGTATGGAAGCAATTCAGACTGAGGAAGAAAATGTTATATTAAAAGATGAAACAATTGAAGAGATCGATGATTTTATTTCGTCATTGAATGATGAACAATACGGAAAGATTGCAGACTTTGTTTCTAATGTACCATCGATGAAATACCAAAAGAAATTCAATTGTGAAAAATGCGAAAAAGAAAACACATTAGTAGTGGAGGGACTGCAAGATTTTTTTTCATAAACCTTTCTCATGATACTCTAGAAAATTATTATCAAACCAATTTTTTATTAGCTCAAGAGCACCAATATTCGTTAACTGAACTTGATAATATGATACCGTGGGAGAGGGAAATCATAATCTATATGCTCATACAGCATATGAAAGAGAAGAATCAGCAGCAGCAATAGATGGCAAATTTAAAAGCAGTAAATGAAACTCTATTATCGCAGAATGAAATTCTGAGAGATACTCAGAAGTCTGTTCTTTCGACGAATAATCTATTGTCTAAAACTCTAGAATCTCAACTTAAAGCTGCTTCAATGGCTAAGTTGAAAGATCTTGAGAAAGACAGAGAAGGCGGAAGATTTTCTCGAGTTGCTGGTGGATTAAGTGCTGCTGGTGGAGCTATTAAAGGTGGCGCAGAAAAAGGTTTAGGTAATATTCAAGGAATGCTTGGTAAAATAGGTAGTTTCTTGACACCTGCTGCTCTAATGGCTCTTCCCGGAATTCTTGCCGGTGTTCTTCTTAAACGTGGTATTCCAGCTCTTGCAGTTGGCATCTTTGCTGATGAGATTGCAGGATTTTTGCTTGGTCCAGAAGCTTCTGCCGAGATGAAAAACCAAGTTACTCGAGCAATTCAAGGTGGTGCTCTTGGTTCTCTTCTTGGTAAAAAATTCGCTCTAATTGGTGCCGCGGCTGGATTCTTAATTGATGATGAAGTTGCGGCACAGTTATTAGAACTCGGTAAATCATTTGGTAATTTACTTGGTGCTGATATAGCAAACTTAGATGACCTTAAAGGTGTTATGCTGAGCATCGGCACTTTCCTTCGTGAAACTCTTAAAGGTGGTTTAGACGGAATTAACGATCTACTCAATGGGCGAATTGCTGAATTTTTTGGAATAGGCGAAGGTGAGAACAAAGTATTTAAGACTTTAGGTTTGATTGCTGGATTAGGATTAGTTCTAGCTCCGGGTGCTACTCTTGGAGCTATGGGATTCTTAGGAAAGAAAACACTAGGACTTGGGATTAAGGCTTTAACACTTCTCTGGGGTAAAGTTCCAGCTGTTTTAAGAGGATTAGGATTATTGGGTACCGCAATTACCGCATCTGCTGGAGTCGGAACAGCAGGTGCGGCTGGAGCAGGTGCAGCAGCATCACGTGGTGGTACGTTATTAAAAATTGCTGGAGGCATGCTTAGGTTTGCTGGACCGCTTGGAGCTATTATTGGCATTGCAACGATAGGTTATGCAGTCGGTGAGTGGTTTAAAACTACTGAAATGTATAAAGATCTGGCCGAGGCTCAAAAGAAAAGAGAAGATGAGTCTGTTACATTTAATAAAGTTCAGCAGGCACAGTTAGATGCTGGAGCATCTCCAGAAGATGCAGCAACTGTTGCGCGCTTTGCCACTAACGCTGGGCAAGGGCAAGACTTTACTCTACAAGCAAAAAGTACAGACACCAAATTTAGAACTGGCGAGTTGATCGGCAGTGATACATTTATGGCGCGAGTAGCACAACTTGAAAAATTTGAAAACCTGCAGGGTGCTGATAAGTTTGCTAAAACTTCAATGGGTAAAGAACTAGAAGAAAGAAGAGCAGCATTACTAGCTCTTCAAAATCGCGAAGCAGCAATGAAGGCACCAAAGCCAACATCTGGAGAAAGCCTTAGAAATGAAACTGCGCTTGGTAATGCACCACCCGGCCAACCAATGATTGTTGATGGATCTACCAATACAACACAGAATATTGGTCAGTCAAATACTACGCTTTCTGCTCCACCACCAGCTGCTGGTCAAAGCGATGATTACTCAGGCGCACTCAATAGTCGTATGAATCTTTCTACGAGTGGATACCTGAACTAAAAGATATACATTACCCAGTTCTCAGCGCAGTCTTCAGCGTATTGTTCGCTATGAAGCACACCATCTGTTTCCATCTTACGTGTTTCGACAACTACGTCATCTTCTAATAGATCAACGAACCATCCATCTTCATCAGATGTCTTGAAGACGATAGCCTCGCGGCTACCGTCATCAGAATAAAAGTTGTGGTGATCATCCCTCACTTGCTAATCTCGCAAAGTATGACATGGTATCGTCGTCATCACTGGCTGGTACAGACTCAGCAGTGACTGGTTCCATTGGAGCAGGAGCTGGCTCATTCATTTGAGCTTCTTGTCTCATTGTAGGAGCACCTGAACTTACTGCTTCTTCTCCAAGAACTCGGCTGAGTTTGGTTTTAAGCTCATCGTATGTTTTGTAGTTCTTTGGATCGGAGAACTCACTGAGATCATGTAGTTGGTTATAGACTGCTTCCAACTTGGCTTCGTCTCCATCATAGAGACCAGTTGAGCTTGAAAACTCTGACTTATCATAATTACGGTATCCTTCAACATTACGAATTTTTAGTTTAAAGTCAGCACCTTCCCAGAAGTCAAAAGGATTAACCGGACTTTCATCAGCAAACTCTGGCTGCATAGAATCCATGATCTTGTCAAAGATCTTCTTACCAAACTTGTAAAGCATTACTTTACCTTCGTTAGATGGATTTGAAGGATCTTGTACAATAAGCACATTGACTACATAATGGAGTCTACGTTTTTGATCACGGGCTCGGTCTTTGTCTGATTCGATACCAGAGTTCCAAAGGCGTGAGTTAAGTTCCCCGACTGGATCAGGTTGACCAATAGAAGTAAGGCTGTTTTCGATATACCAAAGACCGGTTGGTCCTTTGAAACCGTGGTCCCAGTAACGAACCCATGGGAGGTCCTGACCTTCGGCTGATGGGAGGAATCGGAGGACGGCATAACCATTACCTGCTTTATCTACTGTGGGTTTCCAGATACGTTCATCAGAGTAGTTTTTCTTTTCACCACCACCGGCAGTTTCTGCGGCTTGAACGAGTTTGGAGATTTGATCGCGGTTGCGTTTTAAATTTGCAAAAGACATATTTGTATTTTCCTTGTATAGCTGAAATATGATTTTATATTATACAACGTTCATGCGTCGTTGTACACAATTATATATACTCATCATTCGAAAAAGGCTGAATCAAGAGTATTTTGTTTTGGCAAGAAATTAAGCTGCATTGCCTCAGCTTCAAGTTTGTCCTTAATAATAGGTGAGACAAACTTTTTCATATCTTCTGGTTCTAGCTGGTTCTTCTCACAAAGATATAGAATAGCATCCAGATAACTTAATTTTAGCTCATTCACTGCATCTTCAACGAGCTTAGTAAACTTAGACTTAGTTAGAAATTCTTGTTCAATTGTCATTTCAATACCCTCAACAATATAGTATCTTCATTGATTCGACCATTAGGAGTGGTCGGTTTAGTAGTAATTTGTTTGACCAAAGTCTCAAATTGCTTTGGTGTTGAGCTGAGTGCAGATGGCAATATATCCATAGGCTTTCTCAGCGTCCATGCACGAGACTCACTGTTTATGTTCTTAATAGTAGTACCACTAATCACAAAACCATCGGTTGACTCTGTTTTGTATTCAATCAACTTACGAGTCTTTGTATTAAAACAGAGGAGATGAGTCTTACCAATAATCTGCGCTGGATTGATAGAAACAATCTTAAAGTCATTATCTTCTTTTTTGTACTTGACTTTTGAGACTTGCTTTTCCATTGACGGAGCTTTTGCAACTTTGGCTTTGCGAGTTGCTTTCGCTGCAGATTTAATTCGATCTAGATCTTCAAGCATTGCTTGACATTCTTTAATGCGGCGGTTGAGTTCTGGTCGCTTAAGATGCGAATAGCCTTCTACTGCTTGTTCACAACGCTTATGATATGCGTCTTCATAATCAAGCAACCAGCCCTCAACCACCTGACGGACGGGAAGAGCAGCGCTGCCACTCAACCCATGCTTACGAAACAAATCGTAAACATTGATAGAAGCTTTTTCACCTTCAAGCCACTCATCTTCAAGATTGAGGAGATCTTGCATGATGGTGTTTGAAATTTTAGCCTGCAGACGTTGTTGAGGAGAGAGTGTAACAACATTCGATGTTACTTTCGCCTGCATAGCTTTTTCATGATGTAATGTCTTACCCATATCAATGAGCTCAGACAGCTTCTTCACCAGAGATTGTTTCCAATACTCTGATCTCTCCGTGACTTCCTGCTGAGTGTTATACCAAAAAGCAGTAGCCGCATAATGTGAAAATTGAAATTTATAGTCAGGACAGGCCAAGATATATTTGGCATCTGTCTTACTGAAGTTGTTTTTTGTAAAAGTTTTGGTTTGTGAAATAAGATCTTTACGGTCAATTTCCATATGGAAATAGTCTTTGACTGCGTCAAAGCCTTTGTCGACCGGAGCTCCAAGTACACCAGTACGGGCACGAGCTCTAATAGTTTTCTTTTTGGTTCTCTTTGGTATAGCCATAATATTGCTCCTCAACAATCAAAAATAATATGATGGGCCTTTCTTATGAGGGCGCTCCACTTCCCACCTGCGTCTTTATTTTATAGTCGTTACAGGCTTAACCGCGTTCATCGCTCGACTGTTCCCTTTATTGTTAGATATATTCTATCACGTTTTACTGTGTTTGTAAACAAAATAATGAGCAGATTCTAAATTAATTTGCTTAGCTTAGAGAAGAAAGGAGATCCTCTAAGCTAAGCTTATTGAGCAGAGCCGAGAAATATAGTATCGGTTGCGATTACCAGAGTTTCCACCACGCCTTTTTTGCAGTAGACGGAAACTTATTTGTATCGATTCGTTCAGGTTGATAGTTTTGAGTCAGATAGTAGTCAAGACAGTACTGTGCTAGAATACTCTCGGTGTTAGACCCGTCTGCCATTCCTTTGAGCAAGATCAGATCTGACTCGGTAAGTTCTTTACCATAGTTATCTACTAACTGGCGAGCAGCGTCTTCCATCTCCATATCAAACTGAAGAGCGTCAATATTAATATCTTCAAAAATATCTTTACCCATCATAACTAAAAAAATCCATTATTGCCATAAAAATTAAAATGATTCCAGTAATGATCATCATGAGATTACCATTAGCAACTATTAGATTAACGACACCAAGAATTGCTGGTCCGTACTTATATAAGACATGTTTTTTCATTCGTACTCTCCATGATTCCAACCATAAAAGATATGATCACCAATCGTTGCTTTTACTGTTTTCACTTCAGCCCATCCCGGTGTGACATAGTCGGCATGGTACCATAGTGAACCATCAACTAGATCGTCGGTCTTTCCAAAGTATGCACCAAAGGCTGCAAGTCGCGCCATGTCCCAGGCTTCATTATCACCATCAGGAATCTTATCAGATTTACCATCACAATACCAAGAGAACTGGCAGCGATCACGTACCGGTATTCTAATCTCAGGATCTTTCCAAGATGGTCGAGTCGGACCTTGAAAGACAACATCACAGACAGTATCAGGATAATATTCTGATTCAACTCTGTTCATGACAACCTGACTGACCGCGATCATGCCATTCATATCTTGGTTTCTAGCTTCCCAATATGCATTAAGAGCTAGACAAACCAAAGCTTCGCTTAGCATAACCAGTTTGGACTCGACTCGTCAATGTAGGCACGGATTTCAACCGGCGTGGGTTGTGACCCAGTTGTTTTATGCCAGAAGACTGGACCATTTTTTTCTGTTTCGATCATCCAATCCCACGTCTCTACCGAGACAAATGGACTCTTATCACATTGAATTCTCCACTTCTTATAGAGCATTTCAAATCGTGGATAGGCATTATTAACCATTAACTTCTCCTCATTTGTGCGTATATTTTTGGATCAGTTCCTTTACCAACGGGAACTGTGTTTGACTTGTGCATCGTGGCGAGTCCGACGATATAGTCTCCAGAGTATTCCTGTGCGTTACGCTTTCCTTGGATGGGTGTAACGACGTCCGACGTCGGGATGCTGAACGATGTGCTTGCATAGTCCGGAATACTCGAGCCATTATTCTTCTCCTTAGTTTTCAACTGATCAGGATGGACACCACGTTTACGAAGCCATTTGTTGTGTTCTTCGAGCGCTTTGTCTTGACCCGGTTCTTTATTACGCCGGCGTTTCCTAGTATTTATACTGCTCATTCCGCGCACTAAATGCATCGTCATGTTTAGTTCCACCCTTCACTTGACTCATAAGAAGCCTGTGCACGTGCACGATCGCCATAGTACTCATCAACATACTTTTCAGAATCTGTATAAGCATTGATGTTGTGAGTGTCGATACCTTGCTCGTCTTTAGGAGTCTCGGTATAATCACGAAGGCGACCAATGCGTGTTTGCTTGGCCTGAAACTTGTCAGCAGCTTTTTTGATAGCAGCTAGACGTTGTGTTGTAGACATATTCTTGGTAATAATAACTGACATTTGGAACTCCTCTTTTCCTCATTTTGTATATACATTCTACCATACTTTTAACTGATTGTAAACAAAAAAGTGAGCAGAAATATTCAATCAAATCAATAACTTGTCATTTTTTTTAATTTTAATTCAACTTCCTTGATATGTTTACACTTACGATAGGCAATACAAGTACAATCAAAACCGTAGTCAACCATCTCTACGTAGTATTGATCGCCCTTTGAACCAGTTACTGGCCACTTGACTCCGACAAATGGATGGTTCTTTGTTTCTATGAATTCTGACTTATGCGCCATGATTTAACTGCTCCTTGTACCATTGATGGATAGTTACCTAGAAAGGTACCAGCTTTGAGATCAGACTTTGAAATATATCGCTTATGTCTATGGTCTACATCATCCCAGTTATCAAGTAGATACTGAGCTAATTCGTCAAACTCAGCGTCAGAGATCAATGGATCATCCTCTACATAATAGGCATATGCACACATCAGATATTTCGCAATAGGATTCTTCACTTAACCCCAATCCTTCTTATCACCTGTTTCTTCGTTGTATTCATAACCTGCATTATAAGCTTCGATCTCATCATTAGACATCAATTCTTCTGGAATATGATTTGACTTATTAGTGCCACCTTCAAAATAATGAGGCCTACGTGGACGGTGGTAATAGCTATCTGCAGAACCACGATCATATGCACCACCATGACGTGTGTCATACCGTTTAGTGCCTTCAACATTCATACCGTATTCATTAGTCATAGGTTACTCCTCTACCAGATCAACAAAATTGGAAGTGCAGCCATAGCCAACATAAAAGTGATACCACCAAAGATCAATTCGAACTTAGTCATTATACACGTACCTCATATCCAAGATTATTAAGAACCCAATCGTTGCCAAGATCTTTAGCAAAAGCGATAACAACACCTTCGCGAGGATGTGTATCCATACAATCAATGAAGCTTTTAAGCGAACCCATGTGACCTTTATTGAAACGACTCTTTACTTCGAGAACATCGTTACGATCTTCGGCATACATTTCAGCCATATCATGGTCAACACCAACAAACTCAACATGGCTGTTCCAAAGATTCTTTTCAAGCTTTGTAAGATTTTCTAAAAACATTTTGGACTCCTCTTTTCCTCATTTTGTATATACATTATAACATGTATCGAAACCATTGTAAACAAAAAAGTGAGCAGAAAAATCTAATGAAATCAATCACTTGTCATTTTCTGCTCACTTTTTTTATTTTTTTTTTAGAATCGAGAGAGGAAACGTCCTATATGATGCACCCATGGAAGTAACATAATTGCCATCATAAGATTCATACCAGTATGGGCCATTGCTATTCGCAGCGTATCACCTTTTGGATAACCATCAGAGACTAAAAAACCGGCTAACCATATGGTGCCGGTAGTTCCTATATTGGCTCCAAGTACCGCTGCTATTGCGGCTGGTAATGGAACTGCTCCGGATGCAACAAGTGCAATAATTGCTGTTGTTGATAATGAACTTGATTGCCATAAGAGTGTCATGACAATACCACCAATAAACATATAGATCACATTACCTGTGAACCATGATAGATGTTCCATATTCCCCATTGATTTCATTCCACCAGAGAACGTCTTGAGACCGATGTAGAATATAATCAATCCTACAATAGCTGTAATTACGGGATTACCTAAATCCATTTTTTTTACCTTTTTCCAGAGCTTATCCATTAGCTTCCTCTACGTTTAAAAATATATCTATAAGATATTGTGCTCTCGTAATGTTACAGTTTTGTTAAACATTTTTGTTTCATTCGCTCATTTTTTTGTGTACTTTTCCGCCAGATATGGTATAATTAATAGAGTTTAGCTAATGAGGGAAGGTATACTATGATTACATTTGATATTTTGCACGCCGATAGTTGTAAGATTAATTTACTCGAAGAAGCTTTTCTGTTCGGACTCAAAGAGCTTATGCCTCGAAAGAAGAACCTTGATGTAACTATTACATTGTGTGATACCGGTGATTCTGCTTGTGGTTGGCATATATGTACAGATAAGAACGTTCATGAGATAGAGATTAATCCAGATCTTAATACCGAAGATATGTTAACTTGTCTTTGGCATGAAATGGTGCATGTAAGGCAGGCAGAGCGTGGGATAGAGGATAGCGATGAGATACCGTACTATGAAAAACCGACTGAGATTGAAGCATATAAATTACAAGAGGAGCTATTAGAAAAATGGAACAAATAACACGAGAAGAACTTTATAAGAAAGAAATACGTGAAATGCAACGAGAGATTAATTATCTTCGTAAAAGAGTTGTTGCACTGAATGACGAGCTCGATGAGTTTAAGCAACACACTACATCTGCCATTACGTATCTCAACGATCAGGCTTCTGATATTTGATCAAAGTTAACTTCTGCTTCTTTGGTAGTTTTCTTTGAATAAACAATTGCTTCTATATTGTCCGGTGCTTTAATCTTAAATGCATTATGGAAGTAGTGTAATTTGAACTTTGTATTTGGAAACTCTTTGAAGAGGTTTTCCCAGATTGGTCTCCAGTTAGATGACAAACGTTGGTTGTTCATAAGACCACGATCAGACTGTAATACAAGATCTGTAAATGAATTCATGTTGAAATCAAAGATAGAATCAAAGCCATACATGTGAACTTCATCAGCCTTGAGTCTGTTACATGCATAGTGAGTAGCCATATGACCGCAGTTCCAGTTAGTATATCCCAGGCCCATATCCTCACCTTTTTTTCTGTCCCAGGTGTATCGAGGAAGATCTGTATAGAATTCACGAATCTGTGAAGCTTTTGCCATATGAAAGGTTGGTCTATCCTCCATCCATTTCTTTGGTCTAAAACCTAGAACCCAGTTACCTGCAATATGTAAACCGGTTTGATCTCCTTTAAATCCACGAGTCAGAGCATCCATCATCTTAAAGTCGACCATTACCGTAGCCCACTTATCAGGTACTTCAAATGGAATTTGATTGCAACACAACTTAAGTCCTGCTCTCTTATGTCTTTCATAAAGACTTGCAGAGTCTCCATTTCCTATTACGTGTACTACTCTAGCCATTCATCATACTCCTAATGCGATCTTTTCCTTTTTGGCCGGTCCAATGAATAACTCTAGCATTTGTTGCAGGTTGATTGTCGTTTTCAATCTGTAGTCTGAGCCAGTTATATTCGTTTGGCAATGCATTTATATATGTCATTTGTGTAATAGGATTGAGGTTCTCGGTAAGAGTCTCTTGATCTCCTACACTTGGGTTCTCTTTTACCCAATTAGCCCACATGCCAAGAATCAAAGGCTTGTCAATAATACCTACAACACCTGAATTAAATTGTACTCCACCACGACGTTTTGCCCATGGTAGATCCTCAACCATATTTAATTTATTTGGAAGGAGTAAATCAAAGATGCCAGAGATATCAGATTTGATTTGGCAATCACTATCGATCCAGACTGTTTTTGTTGCAGGTGCATGGACTAGTGCTTTTGGCTTTTTAAACCAGCCTTTTTCTTCCACCTTTGTCATGTCTATAATTGCATGCACATGTGGCGCAATTGCATCTCGATCAATGACACCAAAGTCTGCAAAGATTAATGGAGTATTATTGTGCTTCTTGTAATTCTCAAAGAACCAAGGAAGCATCCATTCTGTATTTAAATCAGCCCCTGTTAAGAAGGCTTTATCATATAACTTGGTATTTTTCATTGTATTGATGTTTCGCATAACAACCCAGTTTTCTTTGGATTGTGGTAAATGTTTCATGTACTTCAACTGGCCAAGGATAGACTTCACTAATCATACCTGGGAACCTTTGATTATGTATATAGAGATCAGTAGGTCCTGCTTCAAATGGCACTCTTACAATTAATTCATTTGCTCCAGTCGGAGTTATTTTGTATGCATGTGCTCCCGGTAAATATTCTTTTGAAAACATTTTTGACTCGCCAACAAAGTTTGGAATCTCATATTTTCCATATGATGGCTTACCAAAATTAACAATATGGCCTCGAGTAACTAACGGGATCTTGTCCACTACAACTGCGTCATGTTCAAAGATAAGGAAAGGTGTATTTGCTTTCATGCACTCTTGCCATAGAGTATAGTGCGAAGAGAAGGCACACATGCAGTTCTCAAGTCGTGAATATTCTTCATGGAAAAACTGATCAGGAATCGAACGTTCTCTAAACCATTCATGAATGTCAAGAGTTTCTGGTGTATTGGCCCAATGGTGTTCTACAGTAATACCAAACCGAGCAGCTGATTTGATACATAGCTTTGCAGCTTCAACAGACTCTTTATTGTCTTTAATCGTAATAACAAAGGATTTCATGATGATGTAGTACTTCCTAGCCCTTGTACATATGTATAATAGTTTTTAGTCTGGCCAAGCTTTGGTACTAATTGCCTGCACATCAGAGCATCATTTGGCCATGCGCCATACCGTGAAGTCAGAGACACCATTTCTCGTGCACCTCGTGGATTAATGTAATAGGAACTATTGCCGGCGATTCCCTGAGGGATCATCTGTTGATCAATGACAGGAGCACGTACAATATCTCCTTCAGATTCTTGTACCACACGATCATAGACTGCAGCAAGCCTTGTAGCATTACGTGGATCATTCAAACCAATAATATCGTAGTAAGATTGTGCAAAATCTTCGATTGGTAATGGTGTAGCATTAAAGTAAATGGCGTCGTGTTCATGTATAATGATTGGCTCATCATACTTAATACATCTTTGCCATAGAAGATAGTGAGAAAGGAAACATGCAATCCTTTTATTTGCTACCTTTGTCGGATATGCTTTTTTGATAAGGCCTGACGCAATATCGTGGTGTTCTCCATTCCACGGATAATTCCAATGAACTCTATGCTTTTCCATAAGCCTCTTGACTTGAGTTGGTTTAATTGCATCAAACTCAATAAGCTTTACATTGGTTGGTAGAGAATCTTCTAGCTTATAGACGGCACGATTAGAGATCTCATCATTAAACATTCGTATTACGTATGCATTGATCATAGGATACCTTTATCATGTAGTTCTTGCCAGTTTTCCATCTTTTCTCGCTTTGGTCCTTGTGGCGTAATCTTTGTTCTTACATGAATAAAACCAGCCTTTTCGGGATTTGGTAAGAAAGAACATTGACACCACTTACGATCAAGATACATTTCAGGATTATGCCTGTAATTCGATAGCATTGCAAGAGTGTGCATAATGCCTTCATCCTCGAATTGATATAACTTATTATACGGATTCATCCACGATTCATCACCACCGAAGTGTCTACGTAGTTTTTGTCTCATTGGTCTATCCATCTTATAGATGGCACCACCCCAGTATGCAGCTTTGAGACTCGCAAACATTGGATTAGTGGCGGCTATCTTTCGATGGAGCATGCTCTGTGTATCTGCATAGAGACCTACACCTTGAAGATCAAACACATTTTCTTTCATACCAATAGGAGCAAACATGTCAATATCAAGCATGAGAACCTGATTGTATTTATCATATCTTTCATCTAACATGTATACCTTTTGGCATGGAGAAGTCAGATGAGAACGAAATGGTTTACCTGTAACTAACTCGTAGTCAGCACCAACCATCTTAGCATATGCTTCAATATTGGTCTTTGATAGCTCGTCGAGTGGCCTCAGTTTACCATCGAAGTGTTGTAATATAATATTAGTCACGCTGTATCACCGTAAATCCAACGTTTTCTTTACTTCTTGTCACAACGGTCCAACCATTCTCTGCAGCCCAATTTGCGAGACACCAGTATAATTGATCGTCTGGTAGATGAGTATCATGTGCAGCAATATACTTCTTGGCGTACTGACCGTGCCGCTCTAATTCTTTCTCCATATGAAAGGCTTTATGGTAAGAATCAATTACTAGAATGTCAGTTGAATAGCCAAGAGAGTCAATACCGGTTGAATCAACTTCTCTTATTTTCAGAATCTTTTTATTATCTTTAGCATATTGTTCTGCAATTGGCTGAAGGAATTTCTTATATCGATGCATGTCAATATCAACACCTTCTACGTATTTAATCGTAGGTTGAAGAAGAGCATTTGCAAGTGTACCGCCTTGGTGTACACCTAATTCTTTATAGGAATTACAGTCTTGAACCAATTCATTAATAGTATCATGCATTGCACAATAGTCGTTTCCATGAGCAGCTTCTTGTTGAGATCGAATTGATTCATAAAATTCTTCAAGTGTAGTCACATGACTGAGTTCAGCATTAATCATTCTTCTTCTCCAAAAATTTCAATACCCAATTAAGTTCTTCTGCTATTCTATTGTACCATTGAGCATCATACGCATCACTGCATTTATTTGATTCATCTAACAGTTGACCCATTCTTACCTTAATATACTGTGCTGGATCAGCCGGTTTATCTCTACGCATTAATATTTGCCAATTGATCTAAAAGGCTATTACTTTCTCGAGGTGGATCATTAGGCCATTCTTTATGTAGTGGAAGATCCCATTCAGCAATTGGCTTATTTGTTATCCTCCAAAGAACATCAGTAGGCCAATCATCGGCAGTACGAAACATGATGTGGACTAACTTAGCATTTTCAGGCCTGTTATCACCAATCTTTGCATTCGGATGAGAACCTACTTTATGCATATAGCAATTCCATTCGTTTGGTAACCGCTTTAAATTAAATCCCGGTAAATGGATAAACGCTGAGAAATAGTCTTGAAACAATTTGTAGAATTTAGGAAAGCCATTCATCCGATCAACGTACTCTTGGAATGTTGGCCATTCAGACTTCATCTTTGCCAGACCAGCTTTTGAGATAACAACAACTCCAGTATTGAATACTTCAGGCCTTTGCTTTTCATCTACTGGATATTCTACACCCCAATGTTTCTTACAGACCTCAGCCCATTCTTTATCGATCTTACTATTGATGCCACCAGAATTATATATCGTTCTGAAGTACGGCTGCTTTGGCTCTGTACAGATACCAGCATCTTCACCGTCTAACAAATCAAAGATATTATCTGACAAGCCTTCGGTAGGAAAAACATCAACATCGCATAGCATCACATTGTCGTATTCATCGAATGAATCATCGACTAATGGATTGGCTGGCTCATAATAGATTGGAACATTCACTACTTGACCGGCAATGGTTGTATTAAAATCAAATTTGTATTCAGCACCAATCCGATCAGCGTACTCTTTCATAAGCTTGCAGCTGTATTCCACACCCGGCTTCATATCGCCTTTCCAGTATTGGTAAATTATATTTTTCATTCTTTATTCTCCAGAAATTTTTCCACTGTTGCCAGTGATGAGTTGATTGCCTGATGCATATCAACGTATACGTACATTCCACATCTGCCTATAAATGTCACATTTTTATTAGCTATGTTCTTATAGTTATTATATATGATTCTATTACTACCATCAATATCTTTGACTGGATAGTACCGCTCATAGTCGTTATCCTTATAGTCGCATGGCTCTTCGTACGTTACAGAAGTCATTGTATCGTTAACACCATGTGCTGGCATATTCTTCCACTCTGTCATTCGAGTGTACGGCCCATCGTGTGTAAAGTTAACTACCGCGGCCGGTAACAGTTTCGGTACTGGTAGATCTACATTGTGAAATTTAAGAGAACGATAAGGCAGTTCACCATATTCGTAATCATAGTACTCGTCAATGGCCATTGAATTAAACACATGTTGGTACCAACCTTCCATGTATTTTTGAAATGGTTTATTCAATTCTACTGTAATATTCTTATGATCTAAAATCTTTTTGAACACTTCCTCATAACCATCTTTTGGTAAGACTTGGAACTCGTCATTAGGAAAGTACTCTTCATTGTCATCATCTCTTACTGCAACTCTTTTAATAATAGACGGATCAAGTTCTTCTATGGTTTTTCCCCACATCTTATATGTGTATGGGGCATAGAACGTGCTAATAATATTGTCTTCGCCAACGATCTCTTTGGTTTCTCTATTGACTGGAAGCGTAACGTATTGGCCAGTGCTGAGGACAGCTTTAGCCTTATGCCTATATTCAACCCACTCACCAAACTGCGTAACCCAGTCATAAACCTTTTTATTGTTTGTATGAAATAAGTGTGGTCCATACTTGTGAATACGTATGCCGTGCTCATTAGTATAATCATACGCATTACCGCCAATGTGATCTCTTGAATCAATTACATGTACTGTATGGCCAGCTTTTGCCAGTTCATGTGCAATGACGCAACCTGAGAATCCAGCGCCTACTACTAGATATTCTTTAATCGAGGTCATAGAACCAGTCTTCTCCGATTTGTTGGCATGTACCAATCCAGTTCTTGTTCTTCTTTTGTAGTTCAATCATGCCTCTGTAAGTAGGAAGCTTATTGATAGGGCATTTAAGTATTGGTCCACCACTTTCATCGAGAGAGTTCACCTTCAGATTTTTTAAGTCCTTTGGAAAGACAAATTTTCCGGTTACACGGAACTCGCACTCTTGATGCTTGTACATGAGTGGTAGCCAATAATGGTGAAAAGCTTTTTGGTTGCCTTCAAACGTTGTAATTATGACCACGGCTTTTGTGCCTCCAAAACGGCTGAGTGTAGTAGTCTGATTTTTCCGGGTGTGTCAATACCTTTAAAGTCTTGTACACGGCTTTCAAAGTACTTGTGTTCTTTCACCATGACAAACTTTAAATCTTTGAGAGTTTCCATCAGTTCGGCCTTTCCCCATACGTAGATGTGTTCACCCTGTTGCCACAACAAAGCTCTACCACACTGTTCTCTAATAGAACGATCACGGAATTCTGGTGGACAGAACCCGTGTTTGACTACGTAAAAATTATAATAGGCTGCGCAAAAGAACTCTTCATCTGGTGTAAGTGACCATTCACCAAGTAGCTTATCAACAAACTCTCGTGGTGGCCAGACAATACGAATTGTACCACCGGGTTTCATAATTCTTTTCATTTCAATAAGAAAGTCTATACCTTCTTTTTGAGTAAGGTGTTCTATGAAGTGTTCGTTATATACACCATCATAAGTATTATCCATGACTCCTCTCATAGGGAGATCACGCATATCGTATTTCTCTACACCTTTTGCAGGATCTGCAACGTCTCTTACGGCGTCCCAGTTAAGACCTCGTTTGGCACCAGCTGCAATTTCTAGATATCTTGCCATCTTTCATACCTTTCCATAATTTCGGCATATTAAACTTATCTCTTGCGAGGAAGTGATTAATTCTACCATCCGGTTGTCCACCACTCCACTGATAAGGCATTCTATTCCAATGTGTATCAAGCTCGTTAACGTTAAAGATTGACTGACTGAGTTGAAGGTTAACATACATTTGTTCTGTATATCGTGTATGCATTACATAGTTGTCAACTGAAGTAAAGTGCTCACGTGCTTTCTCTCTACCATGTTTGGTCCATAATTGAAGTCCACCATTGAGATAACGGAATCTTTCATTTGGATACAAGACTGACTTTGGAAACATCCAGTCTTTACCAAACAGATGTTGGCCATACGCAATAATGCCTCTTTGATATATTGGAACATCCATAACACGTTTAAGCCAACCTGCTGGATTGCCAGTATGTACACCTAGCTCATGCACCATTGCTACATCAGCACCGGTGTTAAAGCTTTCAAAAATGTTAAAGGGAGTTGTAACTAACATATCCAGATCGAGTGTCAGGATATTATCGTACTCTTCGTATTGAGGATCATAAAAGATACGTAATGAGTCAAGGCGTGGATCCAGATGTTCGAAATACCTGTCGTTTGCTAGCTTGTATTCTGCTTCGCAAAACTCGGCATACATTTGCGCGCACTCTGATCCAGCCTTGGCCCAATCTGGTAATTCTACTCCACCTAGATCCGCATCAAAAGACTCATACGGAATATAATATTGTAATATCAAATTTTTCATTATAAGTTATATATTACTTCTTTTTGGCGATAGCATCTGCTCCAAAGAAGGCTGAAACTAATACTGCAATTGATGCAAAGTATGTAGGCGCAATGTCAGCAATGAGTTCGGATGCTTTATCCATACCAAATCCTGATGTGATTGCAATACCGATTGGATATATCAACAATCCAACAAGTGAGAACCATGCCATCTTACGAATTGCATCTCTCTGAGCATCAGCGTCTTCAAGCGCTTTCCGTTTAAATTCAAGATGCATGTCCATTTCTTTTTTAGAAACGTGACCATCACCATTAGTATCTGCACCTTCGATAGCTTCTGCATCGATAGTTACTGTTGGTTTACTGTCTTCTGCCATGTGTTATGCTCCGTAAGGATTATCTGTGCTATTACATATGCATCATTAAAACCATTACGAAGCGAGTTGGATCTATGTCCATTCTCAACAAACCACTCAAGCGTATTTATATGACTTCCTTCTGGCATATTATAACCATGAGTGATGTCTTCGAAGTCAGATCGTAGTCTTAGTATTTCGCCAATTTGCATGCTTTCTCCAATTCAACAAACAGGTATTCTTCAAGATCGTCTTCATTTGCTTGGTAGCGAATACCGATACCACCAGCTTCATTCCATCGACTGATATTTTCTGGTTTATCATCGATAAGAATATTTGGTCTACGAGTCAGTGGACTTATAGCATATTTATGCTTGTTACTGGTAAAAATCATGTTCTCAACCAATGGTGGAAGAATGTCCCATCGATTTAGCCATTGTCTTTTCCAATATGCTGAGTTATCTCTATCACCGCGTAGTGGAGATGAACAGATACCCCATTCGGTTTCTTCTCGAGCGGCTACTAACTTGACACGTTTTACAAGTTCGTAAGTTGTTGGAAATATATCTAAGTTGTAGAAGAAGTCAGTATTAGCGAGTTCTCTAAACTTAATCTCACGATCTTGGATAGACTTCCAATGGCTTACACCATATCGTCTAGCAAGACCATTAAAGAAATCAGCAATCACACCATCCATATCAAGATAAATTGTCACTTATAGCTCCTGTAATAGTTTCATATACCGCAATAACAGCATCTGGTTGGTGTATACCAAGCAGAATACCTATAGTAAGACCAAGAAGAAAATTAAACATGACGAGCCACCAAAATGTCTGTCCACATTGATTGAACCAACTTTAGTTTTGATTCTAGGTCCTTAATCACTTTAGGTGATGTAGGCAACTGTGGCATACGAGCAACTTCATCCATAATCATCCGCGGAAGGATTCTTAGTTGACGACTAATAATTTCTTGTTGCTTTTCGGCAGACTCTTGAAGAATCATTCTTTTGAAGGCTGCATTTGAAATTGGCTTAGACATAATGATAATCTCCTCTTCATCATTTTATAGTTATATTATACACTAATTCTTTTCATACGTAAACAAAAAAGTGAGCAGATTTCATAAAAAAATGAGCCGTAGCTCACTTTTTTCTTTTCTTTCGGAGTCTACTATAGAGACGTACCGTTGTTTCTAATAGAATGTTTTTACGTTTTCGTCGGCGAGTACGTGCCGCTTCTGACTTAAGTATTCTAAGGCCTTTATCCATGAAACAACTTTCTTCGATTGTATTCGTCACGTGTCTCAATCATTTTGTCGATCCAAGCATCACGTGTTTCTTTGTACATAACTGGATGGAAGTCATCTACGTCCATAACAATACGAGTCTGGTTGATAGCCATACCAGTACGTTCCTCCCACATTACTGCGTAGGCGGCAAGTTGCATGAAGTAGTTACCAATGTTAGCTTTTTTCTTTGGCCGCCGGCTGGTTTTCCAGTCAACGATGGTAGGTACTCCATCCCACTCAACCACAGCATCACATGTTCCTGCCAGTTGTAGGTGATCAGAATATAGTGGCACTTCCTGCGCATAGACTTTTGTGACATGCTTATCCAACAATGGTCTAAGGTTTTCTAGAGATTGTACTACATGTGGCAAGAAGTTTTCTCTACAGTCTTTGTCATTTTGTAGATACTTTTCAATAAGACTATGTACTGCTGTGCCACGTGCCGCAGCACGTCCACCAATACGATTCGCTTCTTCTTCGCCAACACGCTTACGCCATTTAGCAATTGATTCTTCGCTTAAGATACTAAGGACAGTAGTAACAGAAGGATAAGCATTACCGTCCAAGGTAAGATACCGCCTCCCGTCAGGGCTATCTGTTCTGTCCAAGCTCTCATAGCCCATGTCGATTTTTTCATGGATAAACTCCATAGTTTGATTTCCTTTTTCAATTATTATTTATTATACCATAGTTATTCGGAAAAGTAAACAACTGATTCACAAATTAATCATTTTTTGTGTAATACCAATCTGCGGCACTAAAATCTAAATTATCGCCAACAGCAAGGATACATGCTTGATCTTGATCGATATTATATTCTACTACATGCCAACTATAATCATCTGAATTAGCAAATACGATGACAGGAAGTACTGCTCTATCATCACCTATTCTTGCAGCACCTATTCCAGCAAAGAGTGGTTCTTGTCCACGTTCCATCATTAGATCGTCGACGTTGTCTATTATATCGCATTGAACCGGTTTAGCAAACCATTGCGGTCCGGCCATAGCTGGTGTTACGATTAACGCAACACATAGGAAGATATATTTAAGCATATCATTTGAGTCCCATCATCTCCTTAGTTTGAATATAGTCTCTGACGATACCAGAGCGTACGATATCGTCCCAACCAAATTGAACTACTGAGAAATTTTTCATTCTTTCGATGATACTAACGAATTTCAGTAGTCCGTCCTTCTCACCTTCAGCTTTGAAATCAGACTGAAGATAATCACCGGCAAATATAATCCGGCAATTTTCACCTACACGAGTCATGATAGAATCGAGTTCGTGAAAGTTTAAATTTTGCATCTCATCAACAACAATGATAGCACGATCAAACGTTTTACCACGTATATAAGATGTTGTTTCAAACTGTATCTGATGACTATTTATCATTTTATTATAAGCAGTACTCGTTTGGAACAACTCATCACAAATCATTCTGTATGGAGTTTCAAATACAGATGTCTTTTCTTCTAGCTTTCCAGGGAGAAAACCAATCTCTCTGACAGCCACAACCGAACGTACAATAATGATTTTATCATACAATTTACTAGGGTTGTTTAGCATTTCATCGAGAGCAAGGTATAGTGCTATGAATGTTTTACCTGTACCTGCTGATCCCATAAGAATAAGGTTCTCTTCCTCATCCCATAGATTAAAAGTCTTTTCTTGATTCTTTGTAATAGGATCAAACTGATAAAGATCTTGTGGTTTTACACGTGATGAATTATTTTTTTGAGTCATGAGTTATCAATCGTGTTCCCAGGATATTTCTTTTTAATTGCTTTCAAATGACTACGGAAATCAGTATCAGTACGGCTGTGAATACTACCATGCTGAGTAATAAAGTTTGATGGTTGCAAAACATGAGACACGTTTTCCATTGTGTCGAGAACGATTTGTAACTCGTCGTAAGACATATTGACTTCCCACTCATCTCGAGTTTTTTCATCGCGTAGCGTGTAAACGGGCATTGATTTCCTCTTCTAGTTCTCTGCACCGCCCTTGTAATACGGCGATTGCAGTGTTTAGGTGGCCAGTGTCTTGTGGCTGTAACCTATCTTCAAGTAATTTGATTTCGTTTTGTAGGATTTTATATCTATCCATCGCTGTGTACATTATTAAACCACTCCGGTCTGTTGCGTTTCGTCCATACCATTTTGAAACGCTCTTGTTTTGTTTGATAGAAAAGTCTGTATGACTTTACTGGATCTTGGAACATACATTCAGGGTTTGATTTCATAGCCAATTCAAATGGAGTCAACGGCCCTTGAGGAATGTTGTCCGGTTTATTGTAGAGTGCTGCACCAAGTTCAACAGCTGTCTTATGATCTTTGTCATACCTGTATGTATATTCTTGAGCAAGTGCAATAAAATGTTGGTAGTGCCAATCATAATTATCGCTTGTGCGCATAGTCCATTGAGTACATGGATGGCCTACATGTACAGCTTTGTAAAGTAGTAACTCGCCTTCAAGGTCATCTCGACCAAGATATAGATCCCAGTACTTCACGTTTGTTTTGCCAGACTTTGACGGCCTACGATCAAGAATGCCATCCAGCACTCGATGTGCTGTGGACAACATTTGACCAGACTCTACAACCATTTTTGGAATATGCTTGTCACATTGCATCTGCGCAGCAATGACTGGATCTTCGTGTAAGATAAACAAATTCATAGTAAAAAAACCTCTGCTCTATTGATAAGTATATTATATCACAGAACAGAGGCAATGTAAACAATTAAATGACTGCGGCTAACCTTTCTTTCAAAAAGTTTTTCTTTTCATACAATTTTTTAACTCGGTCCAACGACCCTCTTATCTTTAGCTTTTTGATGTAAACATCCAATTCGAGGATGTCGTTACGTAGTCTTTCGAGTTGTATTGCTGGCATTTATTGTCTCCGGTTAGGGTTATGACATCAGTCCTGCAATAGGTTTGGAAACGCCTCCTGCACAATATTTCGAGTGATGCCTTCTGGTTTAGTTTTGTTTATCATATTAATGACGAGCTGAGCGTCAGAAGGGTCAATACCCTCTATCAAACCGATGAAAATACTTTCGCGCTTTGCTGGATGCAAGCGGTTGCTTTCGCGAACTCCTTTCACGAAATATACAAACTTTCTATGTTCTTTGTAGAGATTGGTAGGAGCGTTATGGGGATCACACTTCGTATATGGTGGATCACCCCCTGGAAGATTCCATTTGATTGTTGTGTCGAACGTCCCACGTAAAATGTCTTTAAGCGCCCAAGAATCATTATTCTTGAGGATCTCAATTTTAATATTCTTATGTCGAGCTTTTCGAACTTTGTCAAGAACTTCATGTACTAATAATTTATTCATAATTCTATTTATCCTTTTACATGTCTTGAGTGTATTTTGCACCCAATAAATTCATTATAATATTCATCACTTAAGAGAACATCGTATTGAAACTGAAGCTTTGCTTCATAGTACGACATAGATCCCTTAGACTTGCAAAGGTGTAAGATTTCTCTAGAATAGTTTTCTCTTCCTTTGTCTTCGACGAGTTGTTGCACTTCTTTGCTGGATCCATAGTAATCTCTCCAGTCAGATTCAACTCTTGTTCGTACTCTTCGATTTCTCTTTGAATTTTTTGGTAATGTTTTAGGCCGCCAGAAGTTCTTTTTACCGATATATTTCTTACCTGTATCCAGCTCTGTGATGAGATAAACGAAGCCTTGATATTCATCTGGGGTTGTGTCAAAAGGTTTGTTTTCATATGTCCACATACGAATATATATTACTCGTCTTCAACCTCAATATCAAGTTCTTTGTCAAATCTTGTTACAATTAAATCTTCTTCTCCACATAGTGGGCAAAAAGATGGAACGTCTGTACCGCATATCACAATCATCTCATCATCACAGGCATGACACTCTACACGATATTCGTTCATTGCCCGATCCTTTCTAAGATTTCTAGCTTTCTTTCATCGGTAGCTCTGAGCCACTCTGCAATTTCTTTTGCAGAGCGCTCACAACCAAGACAAAAACCATCAACGACTGTACAGACTTGAATACACGGTGAAGGTACCTTAGAAGTCAATTTCACATGCTCCACCAGCACAGCTAGCTGCTGCAATAGTATCTACATCTGTATACTTCTTTTCTGTCAATCCAGTTTTCCATTCAATTGGCTTCAGGTTAGTTTGAATCTTATTCCACTTGTGAAGTAGATAAGCATCTTTCAAACAGTGTTCAGCCTTTTTGACATCACGTTTTAAATAGCTATTTGCAAAGTTTTCAAACCGTCTATTCCAATCAGCACGTGCCGCATTCTCAGCACATTCTAAAGAAATATCTATGCCATATCCTTGAGCTGTAGAACAAGCATCCCATAGGTTATTATAGACTTTTAATGCGTCAACAACAAGACCGGATGCAAAGATTGCAGCTTCGTCATATTGCTTTACCATCTGCTTAGCATTGATAACCGCAGTGTTTGGAGCCTGATTGTAGTCTTTATCGCCTGACATAGACAGGAATGAGATACCTGAGAATGAGTGGCGATTCTTGAATACATACGACTCAACCTCGTCCCAATTATCAACAATGATAGTATTAGAAACATTATGGCGGATACCTTTATCTGCACAAAGTTCTTCATTAGTACCAGCCACAACCCAATGCTTTTGAGCTGTTTTGACTTTATCTAAATGTGTAACACCAAGCATATCGTCTTTCATCAAAGATCCTTTATGAGGAATGATTGGAAACGACACAACAACATCAGTTCCTGATGCAGACCATACAGATTCTTCTACCATATATGGATTTGACTTGATAATTGCCTGAGTAATCTCAGACTCTTTATTCATCTGGACATTTCTGATATACGTTGGTGAGTGCTCAGCATGGATACCAGACGCGGTCTGGAGTAGTACTGAAGCATTACCGCTAGGCTTAACACAAGTAGTCCGAGCGGCAGGATTAATACCAATAATGCCGGCGATTTCTCTATTAACTTCTTTAACAATTTTAGCTCCCTTTTCAAGGACTTTTGGATTGAACAAAATATCCGGTTGATTCATCCATCCAGTTATCGATACACCAAGTAAAGCTTCACGATCAAAGATCTTCTTTGATGTTGGGCTGAGGAATCTGAAGTCTGTGTAGCCAGCTTGTAGCGTTCCAAGAATAGCACCTGCACGGCATGCCATGTAGAAGTCTTCTTCTGTCTTACAAGCACCACCATTGATTTCAGTAAGGTTACAACCTTGCCAACCAGACTCGCCATCAATCTGTGGATACATACCAATCTCAACACATGGATTTGTTGTATGCTCGGTAGACTCTACAAACACAAAACCGGGTTCACCAAATGACTTAACAGACTCCATTAATTTAGCAAATTCTTCTTTCTTTGCTTCATCACGTACGATAACGGCTGAGTTGTTTGAACGACCACGCTGTGGATTATCAATAAACCAGTTACCTGTTTTAGCTGTCATCATTTCTTCGTCAGTCGGTGAGAACAAACAAATAGTAGCTGAACGACGTACTCCACCAGACAATACAGCATCTGCCGCATGCATGGTAATATCATAAACATTAATTGGTTGTAAGTCAATAGGCTCTTTTTGGTCAATCACTTTGCTTTGAAGTAAGTGCTCAATCTTGTCAAGAGACTTACGTAAGCCTTCAGGACCTGGAGCTTTAAATCCACCAGAGATCTTAGCGCCTTTTGGACGAATCTGTGTAAGATCAAAGAATACTCTACGACCTTCAAACTCTGGATATTTACCACCACCTACAAAATAAGATGCCATCAACACGTCTAGTGCTGAAGCCCAACCTTCAATAGAGTCTTCTACAATATAGCCTTTTGCTTGTTTTGTACGTGCGGCGATTTGTGGTAATTTTGCGATGTGATGTGTTTGTACCGAGAAGCCAGCACCAGCACCACATAATAGAATATAGAAAACTTCACCAAAAAACTCTGGACGATCTGCATAAGATGACGTACAGTTATACATACGCATTTGATGTTTGAGCAATTGATCACCACCAAACTGCAAAGAACGCTGTGCTGCGAGTACTCGCTGTTCTTTGTATGCCTGACGTGCTTCTTCTAAAAATGGCCCTAGCTCGTTGCCTTTTTCTTTGTAGTTATCTGCGTGCATTCCAATCACGCGATCTACAGCTTCTTCCCAACTCTCGTAACGCTTTTCATCGTCTATAAAACGAGAGTATCCTTCATAAAATTTTGTTTGAGACAAAAACTGCCTCGTGTCAACATGAGCTGTTGCCATTAAAACTCTCCTATTGGTGTGATTCTATTTTTTTATATCTGGTCTATTATATATCAATATGCTGATTTTGTAAACCATTTAATGAGCAAAAAATATTTTTTTTATTTTTCTTAATCGCTAAAATATTTCTTTGCCATTTCTAAGAAATCATCGTATTTTGCAATCTGTTCCATCTCAACTTCGATTGATTCCATAATATCAGAATGTTCGCCGATACCAGCTGGATTGGTGAGATAAACTTCAACGTTCATCCGATGTTTATCAATATGGCCTTTTGCGTGTGATTCAAAGGCGGTGAGAATATCGTCTCTTAGGTTTGTCATAATTAATCCCTCGTTGCTGGCTTTTTGCCAAAGACCCTGTTATACCCTGGATCTTCATCATAAGCATTAGCCCATTTGTTTTCAGTAAATGTAGCAAAGTCAATCAAGTCTTCGATATCATTGTAGTTTTGTGTAATCCATTTATCTTGTTCTGCTAACAATTTTTTCATGTCAGCAATGTCACGAGCCATATTAACTTCATCTTCTACAGCCATCTTACTTGTAAGTTCACTGACTTGATCTTTCAGAGTTTCTATGGTTTGTGCTTGTTGTGCTGTCCACCACACAAATGCGCTCACTTGCATAACAATAGCAACAACAACACCGATTCCAAACTTCATATTCATTTATTTTCCAATCTGCGCATTTACTTTTCTGTGACCATTCCATGCCATAAAGCCACCGATACGTAACGCCCAGTAGGCCAAATTATTGAGGAAGTGAAAACCGTTTTGTTCAATATTAATATCTCTAAAAATTTGATCAGCTTTCTTTTGATTAATCTCGCCCATGGTTGATGTCTTGTCTGACTTTAAGAGTGTAGCGTACTTATAAGCATAGTCGTGTACTAATCCACCCATTAAAAGAACACCGGTTGGTGACAGCCATGTATGCAAAAACTTAGGGATAGATGCGCCATCGAATTGGAATCCTTGTGGTATTATATATTCTTCGCCTTCAATACTAAATATCCAGTCATTAGCTACTTCCCAATGACGTGTACCAGTTAACCACATCCATATTGCGCCCCAGAAACCTTTACCGGCCGTTGGAATAGGAATTGGTTTAAGCTGTGGCATTACAGTATATTCAAAGCCAATAAGCTCTTCGTCTTGGTCTACACCTAGTTTATTGATTAGCCATCCAATAATAATAAGAATACCGACTACGGTAAACTGCCACCATGTTATGAGTTGGTCGATAATGAATTCCATTATTCTGTCTCCTTTGGTTCCTCTGTCACCGCCTTCTCATAATAAATGATTATATTCTTCTGTTGGTTTATATATCTTCTTAGCTCAGAAATATTGAGTGCTAAATTTTCGTAATCTTGCATTGACAACGCAACAAAAGCAAGTTCACCGTTTTCTTCGGTAAACTCTTTAACAAATTCTTCGTAGATATCAGCGTTTACGACGTAAACACGAACATCATTGAGTTGTACTGGCTTCGGACGAGCTACCGTCGGTATTGTTACTTTCTCGATCTTGGTTACTGTTTTGATCTCCGCTGGCATCCTGAGGCTGCTGCAGCCAGTCAGGAATATCGCGGCTGCCATCACCACCAGTATCGGTTGTAATCTCACGCCAGAGTTTAGCAGTTGCGCCATTCATTCTACCTTCTAAGTTTTTTGCATCTAACAATGCGTCTCTTACTAGATCTAATTCAGCTAACTTATTGCGGAGACTATCTCCATATTGTTCAGCTCTTTGTAAATCTAGTTGTAGATTATTATTTAATTCAGCTAATTTCTTTTGATTTGCAATAGCAACTTCTAAGCTTTCGTTGGCAGTTTGTACCGCAACTTCAAGCTGAGCGTTATTCTCTGTAAGAATTGCTATTTTGTTTTGAGTTGTGTCATAATAATACTTAGCGGCATAACCAACACCGGCCATTGCCATGACTATGACAATTATAATATAAATTCTAAGCATTATCGTCCATGTGACTCTTAAACCGTTTCAACAGCGAAGGTTTCTTTTTCTTTCTACGATCCATTACATTATGTGTAGTAAATCGTGGACCCATTGCTGTGTCTGCTGGATTTGGAATCGATGCAGTGGTTGTCATCTCTTCACTTGATGCTTGTGCTCTTGCCAAAGCTTCTGGCGAAGGAGCACCCTTTTGGCCTTTTTTACGCATCTTCTTTCCAGACTTTCTACGATTGTGGATGTTAGCCCATAGTCCTGGTTTCATTTGTAAATCTCGCTTATAGTAATGTATATTTTTTGATTAGTCTTGAGGTGTACTGCTTCAAAAACATTAATACCAAAAATATCACCAATTGGAGTACCATCAAAAACTTTTATTTGGTCTTTTGGTAATACTATTTCTTCGAATGATTTATTACAAACTTTTACATTCTTAATTCGATAAACCCCGGGCCCCAAGGTTCCGTCTTCGAGGACGAACCATTGAGCATTTTCTTCGAGGAAGTCTGTTGGTTCGAGGCCGAACTCGGACAAGATTTTTTCAAGCTGATGGTCGGCCAGATCGAATCGTTCTTTGATGAGAAACAAACCAGCAGCAAACGATCCGAGACTATTTCCGAGACCGGGGACTTTATTGAGCATCCGCTTAATGTTAGCAGCAAGACGGATGAAAGGAGTATAACTGGACTTACGAGGCTCCGTATCAAGAGGCTGTGTCTTAATGCGTTTTCCATTGCGGTCAATTACTCCCTGTTTGTATGCCTCCCAGCTTGTCCATGACATGACAAGCATCCGGATAAACCGGAAGGTGTAGACCATATCAGCGCCGCGTTTAAGAATACTCATATTTTTCTCAGCCTATCTACGACCAACCTGTCCATTGTAAATCCAGTAATTTGATCATCTGTAATATATTTCAAATAAATCAAAAACGGTTTAATTGTTGGCCAGTGTTTGTCGTCTAACTTTAATTTTAAAATATTAACCGCTGGCTCGATACCAAAAGAATTGAAGACAACAATCAAATGATTAATGATTAGTCTTTCGGCCAATTCACCTTGTTCAAGGTATCTATTAACTAGTCTCTTAATATATTTAAAGCGCTTCAAGTCCTCGTAGAACTCTTCAATGTCTGAGAACTGTGGTTTATAATAAGCTTTCGCTGCGTATAGAAGTACGTTCTCTTCTGTTAATTCATTAAATACCATCATAAAGTTATATATTCAAAAAACTAGCAAACAGATTAGCCAAAAAGACCAAGCTTTTTCTTCTTTTTCTTTTTTGGCTTTGGCATTTCTTCTACAAGTTCTGGTTCATAATCAACAATCAATTCCATTTCTGGCTCAGGTTCAATAACCGGAGCTGGCTCTGCTAACATTTGAACCCCGTTGTATTCATCAAGTTGTTCTTGAGTAATACGCTGAGACTTGAGAAGTTCGCCACTACGTGGATCGACCCATCCGCGGTGAGTAGGGATTGCACCCTTTGGTCCTGATTTAAGTGACATTACGCATCTTTCCCTTTTTGCAGTGTTTTATAAGCATTGGCGATTTTATTAATGATTTGACGATCGCCCATGTTGTTATCATTTCCACGCATTGCTGCGGGCTTAGTAGATTTTTCAGCTGCATCTGAGTCGTCAGCTTCTTTACTAGCTTCACCCTTCTTCTCAGCTGAGTGAGCGTTCCGCATATCTTTTCTTGGGCTTTTGCCGTCCTTACCACCATCAACATTTTCTGGTGGAGTGGCACCAGCCGTACGCTTAGCACCGGCAGCATCTTCCCAAATTGACAAGAGACGATCACGAATTGTAGATTCTTTGTTCACTTTACTTTCCTTCTTAGGATTCATGGTTGCGGTTTCACCATTATCGCCATCAGGCTCATCTTCATTTTTACCTTTAGACTTTGAAATAGCTTTACGCTTCTTATGGAGATATTCATCAGAGCTATCAACATCGCCATCATTATCGATGTCTTTGTCTTTACGATCTTTGAAATCTTTTTTAGCAGCCTTTGGATTTACTGGATCCATTGCTTCTGTGGCTTCTTCTGTGGCTTCTACCATTTTACCTTTTTGCATGATTTGCTTTTTAGCATCTTTATCGTAAATTTCTAAAGACTTCATATCAAACTTAGCAGCTTTTAGTTTATCCATCAGATCTTTAAGATTTTTTGCACCCATATTACCATGCTGCTTTTTATCACCAACACGATAAGTGATTTCTTTTGCTTCTTTTATGTTGCCTTCTTCGTCATAATCTTCGCACTTATATGATTTACCAGCAACAGTAAATGTAGCATCACCCTTTTCACGAGCTGCCATGAGAGCTTTTGTGAAGGCGTTACCTTCTTTCTTTTGAGCCATTTCTTCGAGTGCGGCCCTAACACCATCTATATATTTTGTCATCTGTTTTACTCCTACATCCAGATGTTTGAGGCTATGGCGCCAATAGCAGCCACCATCACTACCCAGAACAGCTTATTGATAAGTTGGACCGTTCGAGTATTATCTGCGGCAATGGCCGCAATATCATCTATTTTTGTCGACAATCTGTTTAATCTTTCGGTGTGATGCGTTTGAGATTCTGCCAAAGCTGCTATCTTTTCCTCAGCTCGCGCTAAGTCGATCATAGCATCCGCTAGTCGATCGATTTTTTCCTCGATACGATCTAATCTTTGATCAGTGCTCATTTCAGCTGTCAACCTTTGCACTTGCTCTCCACTGGTAACAGGACCAGTACCCCGCAGTTGTTTTATCTTTTTTCTGATCACAATTATGTCTGGCACGAAATGATTTTCTGGCTTTTGGATCATCACGGTTAATTCCCATATTAGGATCTCCGAATCTTACGACAATTACTTTACCTTTTGCGTTCTTTACATAAACTTTGAACTTCTTGTCAGGATTTTCTGAAGTACGAATAGGATCGTTCAGCTTTACTTTACGACCTTGGTACTCAGACTCTTCAACAACAAGATCATCGTACATGCTTTCGCATATATTATCAATACAGTCTTCTCTGTATTTTTTGAACTTATCCAAACTCATGCCCAGCAACCCTTTTCATCTGCTTATTAAATTCAGCTTGATTCGGCTTAGACTTATAAAGCTTAATAGAAATGTTAGGACGATCTTTACCTTTGATCCTCCACTTATAACCTTTTTCTTTGTGCTCAGGTTTTGTAGTTTTTACTACACGGCGCTTAAAGCCTTTTTCCCAAGTCTCCGAACCTTCTACGAATTCTTTGAATCTTTTCATTGTTTTTCACCTATGAAGTGGTAACTATTATCGCAATCACAGCGATAACAAACATCATTCGCGCACTCTTTGCATTCTTCTCCGCAATGACATTTATGATCGCATTTGTGACATTTTTCCATTACGCAGTTGCTGCCTTATACATTTTAAGCGCAGTAGCAAAAGATTTATTTTTCATCATACGCTTTGTTTCAGGATGATCGGGGTTATCACAAGCCATGCGAATAGAATCATCATCTACTCTTTTGGCTTTAGCATATTTTTGGTATGCTGACATAGCCTTTGGATCTATGACTCTCGCTTCTTTTTTCGGCCGAGGTACAGGCTTAGCACCCATTGCTTTGTCCTGCTTTCGGATAACCATGTCTTTGAACTTACCTTCATCAAGTTCAACTTCTTCTTTTTGGACAGCTTTTCGAGTCTTTGTGAAGATAGTTGTATCACCAGTGATGATGTCAACAAGATCTCCAAACGCACTGAAGATAACTTTTCTATCTTTTTCTGCCACTCTTTCACCAGTCTCAATGGATTTCATTGCACGAATAAGGCGTGTAATATCCATCTTATTGACTAGACCAAGACGAGCGAGCTGTTTTACTTTTTGCATCTTTGGGTCAATAGCTTCCCATACAACTGATTCACGAGTTGATTTCCGCTCCGGCTTATCTTCTGTTTTTGGCTTGTCATGAGTATATCCCATTTTTTTCATGCGCTCATGATCTTCTGGTTTGTCAGCCTTGTAGCCTTTACCAGTCTTGGGATCATACATCATATGAGGTATGAAACCTTTATCTTCTCTGATTTGATCGAAAGTTTTCATTATCCTCTTACCTTTGCTGCTAAATCTTTGTCTGCTTTTCCCCAAGTGCCTGAGGACTTAGTTACGAATGAATTGACTCGAGCAAAACCCCATTGTTGTGGAGTTGTCCCCGGTCTATGACCAGTCTTCCATGCGGCAACACCGCGATTATATACTTGCCGAAGAACACCTAATGGCATACCAGATTTTTCAGCTTTCTTTTTCAAACCAGCTGTAGCATCTTCCATCATTTCTGTATGCTCTTTGAATCTCATTCCCTTGTTCCTATCATTTTTTGCTTGTTTTTCTTTAGCATCTTTTTTGGCCATACGCTCACGATCTTTACGTACTTTCACCGCTGCAGCTTTGATTCGTTGATTACGAATCTTTTGCTGTGCTTTATTAAGAACACCGTCGTCAGCCATTAGTCGTCTCCAAACATTTGTCTAAATTTTTTAGTATGTTTTGATGTTTTAGTTTTAGCACCTTTATCACCAGGTGCTGGCTTGTAAGCTGAATCTTGATCATCAGGCTTCTTGCCATATTTCTTAAAGTGTCGATCACGAGCAACCTTTGTTGATTTCTTCAGGCCAGTATGATAACCAGCTGGTTGAGCACCGGGCCGATCTTTAATATCTGGATCTTGCTTGGCTTCATCCATTTTTTCAACAGCATCAAGCCATACACGCCATGTATCACCCTTTGATTCAACAATCAAATAGTTCGAACCAAGGACATTAATTTTTCCAACAATACCTTTTTCTTTAATTACAACTTGCTCACCAACTTTATATAGGCCTTTTTGTACATAACTTTCGCGAAGGTCAGATACCGGCTTCAGTTGTACATGATTCTTAAATTCTTTTTGTTCTTTAAGTCCCATTCCTTTACGAACGCCGTTGTAAATACTCTTAGCATCAGCATTTGAAATAGCTTTTGGAAGACCTTGAGAAAACATTGAGAAATCATCGTCACCTGCAGCTTTACGCATCTTTGAGGCGGACATGCCAGTTGCACCTTCAGCATCTGGATCTCTATCACCAGCTGAAATAACATAGATGTCTTTGAAATTATAGAATCCGTGACTACCTTTTTTACCATTATACTTTTTAAGACGAAGTTCAAATTCATTGACTCGGTCTGAACCAACAACCATGACAACCTTACGGAAGCCTTCGTCATATAGTTTTGTCATAGCATCAAAAGGTGTCTTTACTTTTCTATCCATCATGATAGAACGAGCATGCTTAGGAAACATCTTCCGAGCATACTTGACTTTTGATTTATAATCTAATGGATTCTTTGATTTGTCTTGTGATTGAGATAAGTAAACACGATATGGAAATGAACTACGAGCATTTGCTGCAAGCTTATTCAAAAGTTTCTCATGGCCAATCGTAGGCGGATTCATTCTACCAAATGTAAAATAAACCAGCTTTTCTTCTTCAACTAAATAGCTTTTAAAGCTCGAAATCATCTTTTTCTGCCAACTTCCTGTTTTCTCACCTTAGGCATCAATCTCTTTTGAAGCACATTGATACGTTGCTGCCATCCACCTTGTGACAAGCGTTTTTCAATACTCTTCTTCATTGCTACTGAGAGATCTGACTTGGCCTTACCTTTAGTAAGAATCTTTGCAGCAGCTCCACGAGATTGACGGCGTGCACGCTTCTTGAGTACATCTTTAGTAGCCATACGCTTTTTAGCGCGTTCACGAGATCTTTTAAGTTGAGACTTACGACGCTTCATTACTCGAGCGAGTTTGCGTCTACCAGAAATTGACAGTTCTTCTTCGGTAGGTTCCGCTTCTTCGTAACCCATCCGCTTATTCTTCTGCTTTCGGTATTTTAGCTGATCGTCATAGCCAGCATATGCATCTGGCGTAGCTAACATATCTTTGAATGACACAAAGTTTGCCATTAATTTCTCCCTGGTGTATCCCATCCTTTTAATATATTGGGTGAAAAGTTGGCATATGAGAATTCCATACGGTCAACAATTTTCACTGCATCACCACCAAGTTTATCGATTGCAACGTAACCTTCTTGTCCTGTTACACGATATCCTCTGTTTGTTTTTAGAAACGTACCAACGTTTCCAAGTTTATTTAAACTATTTATAAGTTTTAATTTCGCTAGAACGATATTTTGTTGCAATTCAAAAATCATTTCTAGGTTTGTTTTATTTTCTTTTGAAAAGAATGTGAGGATGTCATCAAGCTTTTTCTGTTGAGTTGCTTTACCTTGTGGTGTTCCTCTTTTATCTATCTCTTTCTTAAACCGGTTCTCGATCCAATAGATCAAGTTAGTAACTCTCTTACGTGGATCAGGCGGTAATTGTCCAGCCCGAACAAAAGAGTTGGCATGTGTTTCAATGAGTTTTGTTAATTCTGTATTTGCTTCTAATTGACGAAGAGCTCCACCAGCAATCTTATTAAAAGTTCTACCAGCATTTGACAATAGCTTATTCACTTCGTCAGTTTCTTTCTTTGACATAGTCATGTTTGTCAAGTCACGTAGATTTGCATCTTGTGACCAAACATTCCTAGAATTTCTCAGTTTACTCGCATCAAAGTTAAAAGATGCCTTCATCGTTTCGAACGAGTTTCCTGAGTAGCTCGTATGCCATACGATTCCAATCTTTGCTGTCGATACTTGCTTGGCCATTTCCGTGCCAGCCGGTACTGCATAAACAATTGTATTGGGGTGAAACGTAATATACTGCTGTCCTTTGATTCGAGCTTTCTTAATATCACCCGGGCCATAGAGAAAATCACCTTGAATAACTCCTTTTATACCAAGTTCTGGTAAGTATTTAAGTGCGAGCTTAAGCTTATCAGCCAGATCGCCAGAAGTATCGTCATCAACATCTGCCGGTGTCTTGTAGACTTTGGGAGATTTGTTAAAAATACCTTTCTTTGCAACGAAAAATTTACCATCACGAGGATCAGTACCAGCAAAGACAGCAGGTGCACCATCCCACTTAACAGAAACAGTTCCACCTTTCACACCTCCTAGCATGTCGCGTAAAGAACGAAGAGCATTGATTGCTTGTCGTGCTCCGTCAACTCCACCATAGACAACTTTGTCTTCGATGTGAGTCATATGAGTATTTTTATTTTCAGTTATATAATTCTTAAAGTTTTCCATTATTGATAGACCTTTGC